GAGGGGAAAAGAATAATAGGGTTCCGTAGACCCGAATTCACGCTTGTGGAGAGCCCAACAGTGGACGACCGTCAGGCAGAGCCTGACCTAAGAAGCAGTGACTCGTTGAAACAAGAAGCGGAAACTTGGGAATCATAGATTTTCATAAGTTTTCGTGTACGGTTTTCTTTTCTCTATCCAGACTACATGTTTAAAGTGGCTCCGACATATGAAGAGCACAGAAAATGTATGGATTCACATAGGTATAAGTATTTAATTGGTGAATATGAAAAACTATTACACAACAATTAAACAAAGCCGTCGTCTGTGCGAACTGGGTTTGGAAAACGGGTGTTTAAAATAAAACAAAATTGGCATGACAATAAATTTTGTATTTAAAATGATTGGTATTCTTGCCCTGGTTGAAATTATTGGCGTTGCTATTGGTTTGATTGTTGTCGGCGTATTCGCACTTGTTATGCGAATTAAAGACAATCTGGAATTTTGTCCAGACACCATAACAATAGGCTGCAGTAAATGCGGGGAGATTCATGAGCTTAAAGTGATAAAAGTGCTAAGCAACTGGATGAAAAACAAGTATGTTGTCTGGTGCGGAAACAAACATCGCTTTGATATTTTGTGGTATTGCCATATTGAAGGTAAGAAACCTGTGTATGTACCCTGGCATTACAGTAAATTGTTCTCCAAAGAAAAATAAGACGATGATAGTATTAATTAGTTTGTTATTCATTGTATATGTATTGTTAGGAATAATGATTTGTGATAAGTTGGGGATATTGTATGACAATGATGGTTTTCTAGATTCATTTGTTGATGCGGTATGTATAGCTTTCTGACCTATCACGGTTATGATTCATTTTTTAGAGGATGATTGATAGATATGACGCCATTTGGACAAGCTTGTGAATCAACAATAACATATTGTCTTAAAAACTTGATTTAAACATGATTTTGATACCAGAGACATTAGATGAACTTTTCTCAGACGAATTCGAGGAATACCTATTCGGTTTTGATTCAATACCCCCTGAATATACATATATACCTGACACCCACGAAGTGGTGAATTGTATCGGTGAAGTGGTCGACGAATGCAAAACAACTGAAGATTTCAGGAAAAAATACCCTGGTGGCGGTATTTGGAGCATATAATATAAACGGTTTTTACGGAAAAAAACCGTTGTTTTCGGTTATATGTATGAATTAATGCAAAAAAATTAAATTATGAAACAAGAGGAAATAAAAATCGAGAATGGCTGTTTTGAATATATGGGCAAGACCTATAGTTGTGAAGTTGCCACAATATTTGACACCGAGCTTATTCTGAAAGAGGCTGAAAAATCACATCCAGGCTATACCGAACTGTATAACAAAGAAACCTTACGTCCAGACAGGATAAGGGTTTTCATTGACGAAAGGACGGAGGAACTGGTGATGGGTATGATAATCTATTTAATTGACTATAAGGATTCGAAAACATCAAGAACGGCTTGCGGTGGATATTACCCGATTTACGGCGATAGTATAAACTGCCTAAGTGTGCACCCTTACCAATACAGTATCTGTTGGTAATTTAATTCAGAATTAAATAATATGGACTATAAAGCAAAATATAAAGACGCTCTTGAGACACTCAAAACAATAAAAGAGCAAAACCCAGACAACAAACAACTGGTGAATTTTATCAATTATAAACATCCAGAATTGAACGAGGTTAACAACACGAAAATGTTGAATATTGCGATTGATTATCTTGAGGCGTTTGTACCATATGACAACAAGGAAGATATTATCGCCTGGCTTAAAAACATAGTGGAACAAATTCCTTGTGACATAAAAAAAGATTGTGAGAATAATGACAACTGGAAACCGAATTTCGAGGTCGGTGATTGGTCGGTAAAATTTGATTGAGAGTCTGGAATATTTGTGTATCAATCTCTCCAATGAAAAAAATCACATTATGAATCACGGATATTGCATAAACTGTTGGTGGTATCAGGCAACTAAAAACAGAAGCTGGATTGTAACACCGAAAGGTGTCCTTGAGAAACTCGGCGAAGGAAACTGCTGGGCGCATAATGGAGATGAACGCCCATACCAAACCGTTGCTGGTGATTGCTATTGTCCAGATTATTGGAACAGGAAACAAGGCGACAGGGAAAACGGGTCATTACAAAATTGGATTGATAATAGGCTTAAACTATGGAAGTGAACAAATGTATTAAAATAGCAAGCACTACCGATACTTTTCAGTACGCGATTACAAAAGTGGAAATCACTAAATTAATTGATAAAGGTTGGAGAATCGTATCAATGGTTAACGTGGATAAAAGAGATGAAATTTGGGTATACATGGAAAAGCCTGACAACAACAAGCCTAAGAAAATAAAACTGTAATAATGAACATAAAGGAATAGCTAAATGGAGACAAATGATGAACAACTGTTATTGACTGACCTCTGTGCCAGACTACCTTATGGTGTCATGGTACACACTTCGTTCATGGGTCATGAGGAAGATATGTTATTAACATCCGCAAACATCGAAGCGATGCTTGGTGATTATGGTCCTGTGCCAATCATGAACATGGTTGAAGACGATATCAATGATGGTTTCACACTGGAGAATATCAAACCATATCTCCGTCCGATGTCAAGTATGACTGGGATTGAAGTACTTGAATATATTAGTTTAAAAGAAAGTATTATTGCCAGTGATGATGTAACTTATTTTTTTGAAACATGCGAATCTATTGATTGGCTCAACGCACATCATTTCGACTACCGTGGACTGATTGGAAAGGGCCTTGCCCTTGAAGCGCCAGAAGGTATGTACAATATAAAATAGAAAGGAAATTAATAGACATGACACGCAGAGAAATTTTAATTACAGATGGTGCAAGAAAAGCCTACAAGGGGACTTCCGACGAGGCTGTATCAGCGAGGACTGGTTACACGAAAGGTTATGAGGAAGGGTACCATCAGGCTGTAGCTGACACCTGGGATTGGTTTGCAAAACATGTTATAGCCAGTATCGGGAAGAATATGGCTATTGATTTGCCGACTTATAGTGACGTAATGAACAACTACCTGGAATATGTTGAGGTCGACCCCATGTTTAAATGTAAAACGAATTAATATGTTATGAATGAAGATTTGATTAAACGATACATTGAGAACAACCCTTATATGCCGCGATATGATGTCTGACAAAGAACTATACGAAAAATTGGAATGTGACAAAGAGAAATTCATGTACACCAAAATACCGTCTAATGTGAAACGTATTTTACGCCCTTCGTACAAAAAAGATGGAAAGGAATACGTTATGCTGGCTCTTATAGTGAAAAACAAATATGAGAATACCTTACTGGTGAACTATCTCTCCTATAACGGGTACAGTTGTGATAGAGGGGCTGGTATGGCTACATCCATGTATGACGGCAAATTCGACTGGATATCACTAGCTGAAAACATTGCTGAAACATGGCCTGAAACCGCAGTAAAGCATCGCACCAAAAAAATGAAATGACAATGTACAGTATTGCATACAGACACAAAGATGGTACTGACTTCCAAGGCAAACCTTGGTTAGTTGGACTTTTTGATGACTTGGGTGAATGTAAGAGAATTGCCCGTGAAATGGCTGGTCAATCTTACCAGGATGTGACAGCTTTCAAAGTAAATAAACACACTGAGGAAGAAATTTCCTGGGAATATGTCAAACAAAACAAAATAAATTAAAATATTTTACGGAAAAAATCCATTGTTTTTGGTTATCTTGATGTTAAAAAAAAAACAAAGAACAATGAAAGACGACAACGGAATTGAAATAAATATTGGCGACAGACTTGTGTGCAAGGACGGATACGAAGTCATAGTATATGCCAACGAAAACCTTGAGCTGGTAGGCAAGCTTGTGTGTGACCCGACACACAGTTGCGCTGACATACCGTATAGTCTGAACAACGGCAACGGATATGTGCATTATGATTACGATAACAAAAATGCAAATGTCCTTGACCAGTACAACACGTTCACTAACATTATAAGCGGCTTTGTTGAAACTTACCACGCGGTATTGCGGACGGTCGGCACCGTAATATCAGAAAGGGCTGAATGTGTGTATGAGTGGGTCAATCAACATCATAGTTCCTGGTTGAAAAATTCCGTAATTTCACGTGATATCAAAAACGGTGACTGTGTTAATTTTGCCAAGGGTATTGACTTGACCTTGTACAAAAAAGAAGGTATTGCCGTCATAAATGTCCTGGTTCGTAACCCCGCCACCGAGGAAATTATCAAGGAAGGATATGAGGGTGGTGATGAAACCTATTGGTGTTCACATAGAATCAAAATCGAGGAATTTAAATAATACAACAAATGATTAGAAAAGAAAATATCAAGGTAGGTAAGATAGTCTTGTATGCATCATATCTGGACGGAAAGGGGAAACCTGGATGCGAACCAATTGAAGTTACCATCACAAGCGAACCTTACACTATGTGCGGCACTGAATGTTGTTTTGTTGACAAGGTCGTTGGTTGTGTTGCGATTGAAAACTTGTTTGAAATTTAAAATGAAAAACAGACTGATTAATGTCATTAAACTGCTAGCAGGAATCATCATTGGAATAATGTTGGTACCGTTTATAATAGTCGAAATACCTTTCCTCTGGGGTTTTGAATATATCCTGTTTGGATATACAATGCCTTTTTTACTGTCTATGTGGCTGAAATTCCTGGATTGGCTATGGGTTGACTGAATAATTGTGAAATTTTACGGAAAAAATTCGCTGTTTTCGGTTATATGTTTGTTAAATCCAAAAATGTTATATATGAAGATTCTTGAACGCCACGAAATAACTGTAACTGGAATTTGCCCATGCTGCAAATCAAGACTTGAATTGGAAAAGGGTGACATTAGATGGTACACGGATATCAGCGGTACCAAATCTCCTTACGTCACCTGTGCGGCATGTGGAAAGACATTTGATGTTGAGGGATGGGAAGGTATCAGCAAATTGTATTAATCTAAAATACATAGATGAAATCCTTAACATTCGTTCAGTTATTAAAACTAAATTGAAATGAAAGTAAAACTATATAACTTTGGTGAAGTGATAGCGGTTGTCGACTGTAATGACATAGACCACGTTGGCAACCCTTGTTATTTCGACGATGTTGTTTGTGTCTATTTGAGAAACCACGAAACGATACTTTGTGACGACCTCGTGTTCCTGACAGAAGAAGAATCCAAAAACATAACCCAAACAATTTTATAAGATATGGAAGACAAAAATCCCAATAAACAAGAGGACATAGAACAATTTGTTGAAGCATACAACAAGTCCATTGATTGGAATTGTGACTTGCTTAAAACCATGAATCTAGATATGATTAATTCCGTACAGTACATTGCCAATGAACTTGAGCACTATCTCAGTACGGAAAAAATAAACAAAGACAACTATGAGTTGGAAAACGCTGCAATATACAAATACGACGACGGTAAACTTGAAATGCAGGTGTACTCATATAAATCATACGGAACAATCTATTTTTGGGTGACTCCTTGGCTGAATGAGCAGCAATACAAAAACGAGCGTATTGAAAAAATATCAAGATTGCTCAGGACACGAAAAACCGAACTCGAACGCACAATACAATATTCAGCAAAGGAGATTAGTACAATAAACCAGATATTCGAGACACTTAACGAAAATGTAAATCAGAAGTATGAAATTAACTAATTAATATTTAAATAAATTAAAATAAAAATGAAACAGAACGAAATGAACAGAACGAAAACTATTCTATGGTGTGTGCTTGGACTGCTTGCACTTGTGGTGCTATCCTCAACTTTCTACACAGTCAAATCCACTGAAAGAGGTGTACTCAGCACATTCGGCAAAATGAGCGACAGTGTAATCAACGACGGTCTCCACATGAAACTGCCTTTTGTGCAGAAGGTGAAGAAAGTCAACATCCAACAGAAAAAATTCGACGGTCAGGAAAACTCATACACCCGTGACGTGCAAACCTCTGTCGTTGACTACACCATCAACTACGACCTGGTTCAGGAAAATGTCAGCCAGCTCATGAAAAACGTCGGCGATGATTATCATAACCGTATCGTTGTACCTTATATCCGCTCGGCAATGAAAGAGGCTTTTGGCAATTTCGCCGCAACCCAGATTGTGGAAAACCGCGACGCTGTACGCAGGAATATTGAAGAGGTATTGAGACAGACACTGGACAACAGATATTTCACCAACATTCAGTTCCAGCTTGTTGATATCGATTTTGACGATGCTTTCGAAACAGCCATTAAGGAAAAACAGGTCGCTGAACAGGCTGCATTGAAAGCCAAGAATGTCACTATCCAGGTTGAGGAAAAGGCAAAACAGACAAAGATTGCAGCCGAAGCTGAAGCTGAAGCCATGCGAATCAAAGCCAACTCCCTTGCCAACAACCCGAAACTTGTGGAATATGAGGCTGTGCAGAAATGGAACGGTACTTTGCCTACCTACATGATGGGAAATTCAATACCGTTTATCAATATCAAGTAATCTGCCAGCATGAAAGTAAAGGTTTCAAAAAACTACTGGTTTGACAAGCTGATGTTCGAAAACGACAGAAAAGCCAGCCAAAGGTTTGATGACATAACAACCAGGGGCGACTACTCCCCAGTATTCGAAGAAATGGATGTGACCATGGATGAACTCATTGAACTGGTAGAACAAAACTGTGCAATCAAGATAAACTGTTAACTACCATCATGGAAAAAGTAATAGTGAAATACCGTACAAGTGGTTTACTATCATATTTCGGGACTACCAACGCGGATGCTGAAATAACCATGTTTCTCAATGAGATAATCAGTGACTACGGATATGAAAACCTCATTAAACACGAGATTTTCTTAATTGATGACAACCATTTCAGAATCGGAGCACTTGTCAAAATTCCAGAAAAGGCAAAAAATGAAACCAAACAAAAACGTGTGGTGATAATGTGATACTTTAACTACATACACATTTTAAAAAAGCGGGCATATTTTCATATTGTCCGCTTAACCTGTTTATGTTGTTTTAAGTTTATTGTTTTAATAATTGTTTTGTTTGTATTCATCCCATTCTCTGAAATCATACATACGGAAAACGTATGCCAGTATCTCGGCAAGCGTATTGTCTGACATTGCTCTTATTATAGCACTGTCAATTGTTTCTTTACCCAGGGTGTCGGCTGCAAATTCATAAGCCTTCCTAGCTTCGTTGTCGTCGACTTCCCAACCGCCGTTGACCGCTTCAACGACAGCCTCTCTAATCATGTTCTTGAGGTTTGCCTCAGTCAGTTTTATTACTTTTTTCATTTTCTATAACGTTTTTTATTTAATAAGGTTATTAGCGTGGTTATCCCAATTTTCAGTGATAAAAGTGAAAAGTTTTTCCTGTTTTTCGGCAAGGTCTTCCTTTTCCTTGTTTTCAAGCAATGTGTCATATCCACCGTCGTCATATGAATCAAGTTCACTGTCGGTGTCATTGCCAAAAGCCTCTTCAGCTGGGTTGTCAAAGAAATCGTCATAGAATTCCTCGTCTGGTACATCTGAACCGTGACTGTCAGCAACATTGTCAGGTGAATTGAAATAATCCTGCTCCATTCCATATTCGTCTTCGCCGCTTTCTGGGTCGAGACCCATTGATTCCATAAGACATTGTTTGGTGATATTGGTTACCAAGTCGCACAGTTGCGCTTCGTTTAAAGTCCTGATATTTTTGCTCATTTTTATCTGAATTTGTTTTTGATTATTCTTGATATGATTTTGTTCAGTCTGGCTTCGTTGATGCCAAGACCCTTTGGTGGGTAGACTGTCGTGTCTGGCTTGTCCGCTGCTGGGTCATACATGTCGGCTTCGTCTGTACTTTCCTTGAACATTGACAGAGTGCCGCTTGTGCCATATCCGTGGGGTTCTGCCATGTTGTCGCGCCTTTTGTTCCAATAGCCGTGGACTTTTCCCATGTATTCTGGGTCGTTTCTCTTGTCTTTTATTGAAGACGGGGTTGTTTCCTGACGCTTGGCATTGTGTCTTTCTTTGGATTTGTTGACTGCCGTTCTCATCGCTTTTTTGGCATCGTCGTCAGAAACGTTGCCCTTTTTGGTAAATTTGATGAAGCCAGATTCAGGGTCTTGTTCCACGTTGGTGAACGGGTTGTTCCTGTTCTCAGAAACTTGTTTGTAGTCCCTTGATGCAATGGTGTTCATTATTTGGTTGAGTTTCTGCTGGTCAATGTTGACTTCCATTTCATTGCCTCTTTCATCGTCAAGGTATATGCCACTGTTCGGTGTGATATGGAGCGTGTAACCTCCTTCGGTTGGAATGAGAATATGCCCTGGCTCTGTTTCACTATACGTGCCTGTGTTTATCATGTCAAGTATGTCATTGAACATTTGGTCGTCGACAGTGACACAATATCCGTCTTCATTGAGGCTTTCGTTAAGGTAGTTCCTGGTGTTTGTGTAGTATTTGTAAACCTCGCTAAGTATCGTGTTTTTTTCGTTGTCCATTTGTATGCAAGTATTTTAATATAAATAGTGGCTAAATATAAAATGTGCGTGTGTACGCTAAAGGTCCCTTATATTATAATATACTTTAGGTATAAGTAAAAAAGAAAATATAAAAATTAAATTTATATTTTCTTTTTCATCCTTAAGCTTAAGGACCTTATAAAGCGAAATTTTTTGCATGGACTCGACTATTTATTGTATATTTGACTTTAGTGACTCTTTATTATGAATATCAACGAAAAACACATAGCCAGTATTGTAAAGAAGGCATTGAACGAGTATCTTGACAAAGACTACATGGTTCCATTGAAGAAATTTCTTGCCATGGACGATGCTGAAAAAGCGTGGGAATGTGCTTGCAAACTACCATGGCTGTTCCGTGATTATCTGGAAAACAACAAAAATGCTTATGAAACGATTGAACAGATGATTGAACAAGATAAAGTTCCTGAAGATATACTCCAATGGGATGATTATGAAATGGCAGAAGCGTTATCTGAATATTTCGAGACCGATTTAAAGCCATTTTGTGAGGATTTCATTCAATATGTAAGCTATCAGGGTGATACTGACGAACCTTTATTCTGTGTGGCTGATTTTAGAAGAGAAGTACATAACGAATGGCTTGTTCATATGACTAGTAGCAGCAATATACCTGGACTGTATAAAGAGGGATTTAGTTATGGTGTCGATATAGACAATTTAGCTTATACCCCAGGTATTGGTACAACAAACTACAAGTATGGTGCGGGGTATGATTTTGCTTTTGATGCCGACGATGCCAGTGTTGCTGAAAAGAGTGGATATGGCGATTGTGCGGTATTATTCCAAGCCAGCGGTATACAAATATACCATTGGGGAGACCAACAATATCAAGTTATTTTTTATGGTCCCAGTGCCAGAAATTTGATATTCTTATTTCAGGATGATGAAACAAAAATGTGGTATGTTGATAGTGAAATAACAGGTAGAAGATTAGTTGAATTTGAAACCCTGGGGTTTCTTGTACAATGGTGTATATCCAATTTCCCGCAATATCATAATCATTTGGTCGGTAGAAACAGCCAATATAAGAAGTTTGAAAGGAATGTTGCAAAGAGAAAAGAACAGCAATACAAAAAGGTTTCCGAGGGCATATTTTCAAAATACATAAAACTGGAGGGTTGAAAAAATTCCCTCCATTTTTGTTGAAAAAACCGAATGTTTTCGGTTATATCTTCAAAAAAAAGTTGTATATTAACAGTAAACATAAATCATAATTTAAACTGAAACGAAATGGAAAAGTACACTTGTTCTCAAGAGATGCTTGAAGATTTTGACTTCATCCGTGACTCCAGTCTTAATGTAAACAGTAAAAACAACAAATAAAAATGGAAAACAAGAAAATGACAAGACGAGAAGCCATCAACATTTTGGTTGACAATTACAAGAAGTATGCCCAGAGGCACAGTAACAAATTCACTTTGACCCCTTATGTCAAGGAGTATATCGGCAAAGACCCGCGCGATGTGTTCCCAAAGTTCACTCTTGACAACGCGCTTGAATTCGGCGCCCTTGAGGAACATGACCACTGGTGGCCAGAGACGGACACTTTCGGTGGAAGATATGACTTTCTCATCTGGCTTCATGAACAGTATGAAGACGACAACACTGAAATTTAAAAAAACCATGTGTTCCAATACAAAAGACAGTAAAAAGTATGTGCTTGAACTGACACGTCAGGAAACCGTCTTGCTTGGGCACATAATTTTGAGCAGGAAACTTTATTGCACGTCATATGAGCCTTTATCGGCACTTTGTGGGAAAATAGACGATTTATGCAAAGAAGTATATAGAACAAAAAAAGAGAATAATGAAATACCAAGGTAACAAAAACCGATGGAGCAAGGAGGTTACCAATGCGATGAACCCCACCAACACCAAGAAAGCGGTTGAAAAGCTTTTCAAAGTAAAAGCATAGTTGTTCAAGGAAAAAAATATGCAATTTCATTTATAAATCAAAACAAATTAATTATGCAAAAAACTCTTACATATCAAAAAATCAACACCTTGTACCGTCGTTACAAAAACCTTAACAAGGTGGAACTTCCGAACAAGATTTGGGCTAAATTCCAAAACAAAATTATAATGGGTTGTTTCTCCGACGATTACATGGAATATATTAAGGATTTGAAATTCGACTGTTTTTCGAAACTGGATGGAACCAATTCGAAAATTATCTATCTTCCATCAACAGGCGAATGTTTCTGTGGCGGCAAGACTGATAACGCTGATATTGTCGGAACGGGTCAGAAAGCCATGCTTGACCAGGTTATTGAACGAATCAAACCAATCCTGACTGAAATGTTTCCGCCAGAGAGTGCCCGTTTCACCCCAGTTCTGAATGACAAAAACCAGATTCAGTATTATTGGGCTGAGTGTGGTGAACCTATCGCAAACATCAATGAGGTTGACTTCAAAGAGAACGGCAATTTCTATGGTGTGCAGCTGGAAGAGGTTCCTGTATACATCTATGGCGAGTTTTTCGGAAAGAAAATCCAGAAATGCGGCGGCAACTATGACAAGGAGAATAACCGTTTCAGTGTATTTGATATCTACCAGCAGGGTTGGTGGATTCCAATCAATATGTTGGACGAATACTGTGGCAATCTCGGTTTGGATGTTGTCCCTTATCTTGGTCAAATGACTATCGATGAAGCTGAGAAAATGGTGATTGAAGGCTTCAAAACCAAGGTTCCTAATGCTGACAATCCTGATTTTATCGAAGAAGGCATTGTTGCAAGACCTGTCGTCCCAATCAAAGACCCGCGCGGTAACCGCATCATTGTCAAAATCAAGCATTGTGACTACGATGACCTTCGTAATGTGGTTAATGAAGTCGGTGATGTTGAATACCACAATTTCCACAAGTGGTACATGGATAATATCGAAATGATTGAGAACATAAAGTAAGCCGTATGTCATCATATACTGACAGGTTAAAAGAGTATATCGGTAAATCCGATGGAAGGGAAGAATATTTCAATCTGAAAAAGGACGAAAGAATTTCCTTGATTAAAGACAAACTGAAGACTAATTACAGTTGCAATTTGTGGACATTTGAATGGTCTAATAATGAAATCGGCGTTGCTGACAGAGAATTGACTGAGGCTGGCATTGTGCATTGTTTTGATGAAGTTATTGATGCTCTGGTTTGTTTCCAGTCGGAACAGGCTATGGAAGATTTTTATGTAAAACTGAGAAACGAAATACCTCCAGAAGATTTGGAGAATATCAGGCACCTTAATTACAATACACCCTTGGCCAAAAATGTTTGAAAAGAATAAAAACTTCGGGATGGAAAATGAAGTAGGGAACAAAATCGGCATTGTATGGACGGTGGAAACCATTTATACTAACGGTTCGCATGAACTTAACAGTATATGCAGTTCGGAGGATAAAGCCAAAGAACTAGCGGAGTTCATTAAAAGCCATGACGGTGTAAACGGTTTATATGTACAAGACATAAAAATCACTGACTGGATTGTTTTTTAAAATATATAAAATTTAAGTATGTGCAAAGAAGTGTATGCTAATTTTGAATTGGCAAAACTGCTCTACGAGAAAGGTTTTGACTGGGAATCCAATCCCTTTGAAGACTGGCAGGACAGGGATGTTTGGGTTCAACAGTATCATATTGAGAAACCAAACCCAGATTACGACCCAGACATTCCGTTTAGCAGTGCGACGATAACAGACGGGTTGCCGCATGTCAGCCTTGCTGTAGTGATGAAGTGGCTCAGGGAAGTTCACGGTCTTTTCATAGAAATCAATTGTGGCGATTATGCCAATGGGGAGATTTGGTATGATTTCGATGTCATAAATGTTACTAAAGAGTATGTTCCGACAGTACCAATGGATGGCATTATCGAGAAAAATACCTACGAGGAGGCTGTTGAGGAAGCAATCAAATTCTGTTTAACCAAATTGATTAAGTAAAACATATGGAACACTCAAATCGGAAAAAGAAATTTCCAATTGAAATCAAATTCTTGACAATGAAACACTGGGGATACTTGTATCTACTTCCCAGTCTTACTTTGGATGTATGTTATTCAATGCCTACACTTATTTTCATGTGGTGGATTTTCAGGATTGACATAATAATCTATAAGCGTTTTCCAGACTGGTTCATGAAATACGTCTGGAACACACTTAATTTGGATTTTGATTATTTGAAAAAGAAAAAAGAAGATGACGAGTAAAGATTACTTTAAGCTTATTTTGTGCCTGTACCGTTATGACATGAACGTTGAAATTGACATTGCAAACAACGGTTTTGACGGGCAAGTCTGGGACATCAGAGCAACAAACAGTGTAAACGGAGATGGATACAGTACAGTTTCGTTTGGATTTATGGATGCGGTTGAAGATTTTCTCCGTTATATTGAACATGTAAAGACTGATTGGGACAAAATGGAACTTGTTGAAGCGGAAGACGAGGGTGACAGTTCAGATGAAACTTTTGAAGATGTTCCACCGAGTCTTGACCCTTTTTGGTTGAAATACAACATGAAAGATGTTTTAGATGACAATTTTAGGAAAGCAGAAATCGCAAGAGACAAAAAAATAAAACGAGTGGACAGAGAGTATCAAGAGTTTTTCAAAGAGGTTGATAAACAGATACAAGACGCTATGCCTTGCCGCAACGGTACTTGTATCGAACGGGTTTGGACTGATATGGCTTGTGTTGACAATTGCGAGAAACACTACCACATGAACTGTCCAAAACTTCTCCAATGGCATAAGGACACTAGAGTTATTCGAGAGAAAAGGAATAAGGAATGGGATGAATATATAAAATCACTTAACATGATTTGATATGGATTTATTTGAGGATTATGTATCATATAATACAGCAAAACTATTAAAAGAAAAAGGGTTTAATTGGTCGACATATAGAGCATATTTCGAAACTAATAGAGAACATGAGTTATCCTTTGATGTGGGTCACACTAACTCACAATGGGACGAATTCAATAAAGAAGATGGAATTTTTAACTGCAGTGCCCCAACTCTCCAAATGGCAATGAAGTGGTTGAGGGAAGTTCATAATCTTGATATAATTGCTCCTCCGCAATTTGATAATAGTAAATGGACTTATTCCGCTATTATTTTTAAGTTATCAATTCCTTGTACGGAAATAAGATTGAATGATAATAAAGATAAAAAAGAACAAGCCTGCGAAGCAGCTATAAAGTATTGTCTTGAAAATTTGGTTTAACATATAATTTGAACTAAAATGAAAAAATCAGAACAAAGGGCTTTTGAAGAGTTTCCTGAGCCAAGTGAAATCAGAACAGGGGTAGTTACCGATGAAGACGGATTAAGACAGGCTTACATATACGGATATGAGCAGGCTGAGAAAGACATAAATGAAGAACTATACAACAACGAGAATGTAATCACAAAAGCCGACGCCGTCCAATATGCCTTTAGTTTGTATGAACAGTTTGCCGAAAATTTAATAACTGCTTTAGCAAACACTGGGAAATACAAAAATATGGTTGCACTTACAACAACAGACCCTTTAATCCGTATCAAGGCACAAGCACAGGCAGATGCCTTCGAGGAAATCAAGGATAGGATTAAGAAAGAACATCATTTGATTATGCAACCGACAGATGGTCATTGGCCAATTGACGAAGTTTATCGGAAAATAAAATTTTCCAAAAATCTTGATGTTGACACACTTATTAATGAGGATAAATACAGAGGCAGAAATGATTATCATAGATTGATGGTATTCAAGGGTAAACTGGCTGATATGCTTGAACACTATGCGTGTACGTCATTTGATTTGGGTTATAAACTAAGTGAAATGGAAAATAAAGATGAAGACATTCGTGATTTTGATGAACTTGTTGTCTATTCACTTAACAAAATCACAAAACCTTGCCGAGAAGATATTGAACTATGAAATCAAATTATACAACGCGAACATATGACAAAATGGCAGACTGAAATGCTATGGAAGCTTTATGACTTGACCAACCGATTAGGCGGTGCTTATGATTTTACGGCTGTTAGTCAGAAGACACTTGCCAAAAAGGTTAAATGTCACGCTTTGGTTTCCAGTATTATATACCATATCATAACCAAAGAAGACAAAAAACAGTGTGAAAAACTGTTTAACAAGCTTTACTATTACACCCATTACCACTATCCAGACAAAAACGGAAACTTAACTGACGAGGAAAAACGGCTGAACGAGAAGCTTCACGACTGGATGATTAACAATCTTTGAATTTTCAGGAAAAAAACAGGCGGAAATTGGTTATATTATCATGAAAAACAAATATGAAATCTTGAAGGAACAGGTAGATGTCCTAAGGGAATTGTATAACAAAAATGCAGCAAGCCCTTATATACATGAAAACAGTTACGTCACTCCAGTATTGAAAAGTATTCTGGATGAATATGTTGACAAATATGAAACAGAATTGGTCAATAAGCTTGAAAGCACCACATATTTGTTCGCTGTTGCCCGTGGGTCTCGTGTGTATGGTACTTATGAAAAAGGCGTTTCAGATACTGACTATTTAGTGGTGGTACCCGACAGTTTTTATAATTTGCTGTCGCAATATCCAAGACATATTTTCGAATATAAAGATAAATTTGCCAACGTAGACTATCAGTTTGTGTGTGAGAAAGACTTCATTGCACAAATTGAAAAACACGACATAGCCGCCTTAGAGTGTATTTTTTCACCGACCCTGAAAGGTGATTCGAAAGGCATGTACCAAGAGTATTTCAAACTTGACAAATGGAAACTGCGCGAATCGGTATCGGCTGTCTGCAGTAATTCGTGGGTAAAAGCCAAGAAAAAGCTGACAGTTGAAAAAGACTATGACTTAAGGATTGGACAAAAATCATTGTGGCACTCAATGCGCATCTACATGTTTGCAATACAGATTGCACAGACTGGCAAGATATATGACTATTCGTGTGCCAACGATTTGTGGTGGGAAATAAAAAGCGCTGAAACCCCCACATGGGACTATTATAAGGAGAAGTACCAGGAAAAATTCAACAATTTGAGAAGCGAGTTGGTGAAACTTTGTCCAAAACCCGTTGAATAACGAAAATTTTTGTATATTATAATTAACGGCTTAAGTGAAAGATTAAACCAAAAAAGCTATTATGGAAAATAACATTGGCGGTTTTTATGACCCATTATATGAAAAGGGAGATATCCTGGTTAATTGTGAAGGGCACAAAATCACAATACTTGACATTGTCGGTGACCAGTATGCCTATTCAGACAAGACTTCGGAAATCAATCCGCGATATGAATTCTGCAATGTGATTGACTACTGGTACACAACTGCCAAAACATATTCGGACTGGCTGACAGAAGTGAACGGTCGAGTCAAAGGCAGGATAAGAAGCAATTTGTTTGAGAATACTGAAAATTTAGCATAATGCACGAAATTAGTTTACATGACGCAATTGAAGGTGTAAAGGGGTTGTTCAAGGTTTTCCCGTATTCTGACCATGAAGACGGCTTGTCGTTCTATAGCAATAAAGACAACAATGAGGAATGTACCTTTTATTTTGACAAACACGAATATACGCGTGATGAGGTGGTGGAAAGGCTGAGTGTATATTTTAACGACAAGTTTATTGTCAACGGACAATGCAGGATTGATAGAGTAACCATACTTTGGACAACAGTCCATTTAGAGAAAAATTTTTAAGTTAATAATATGGAAATCAATATTGTAAAAAAACTGTTCACTACTGTGGAAATCCCGTGTTCCGATGACGTTACCGATGCTGAACTGTCAAAGGAAATCAGTAAGATTGTGAATAATATGGAACTGGAAGACTGGGACACATATGACTGGCGAGGGAAGGAAGTGTATGAAGCCTATGACACATACAGCGGAATTGAAATTGAATTAAATTTTTAAATATGAAAACAGGTGTAGAATTGATTGCTGACGAAAGAAAACGTCAGATTGAAGTTGAAGGTTGGAATGTTGAACATGACAATGAACACATTAACGGCGAATTAGCCCACGCTGCTGCTTGCTACGCTTACCCATACAGGGGAAAACGACTTGACTATGTTGGATGGCCAGAGGACTGGTCACTTGACTGGTACAAGCCAACTCCAGACAACCGTATACGGGAATTGGTAAAAGCTGGAGCACTTATTGCTGCTGAAATTGACCGACTAAACAATCAGACCATGAACAGGAATAAGATAAAAAATGCTGTAATTGAGAGTGTTCACTATGTATACGGGCACTTTTACAACAAACAACAGCTTACTGTGATGTTCGACCAATGTGTCAAAGATGAGGACTTTATACCAAAAGAAATCAAGGTAGAGGAAGGTTTGGATGGGCACGAGTTGTTTGGTAAGACACCTGAAGAACTCTGTGTGTATTTCAAACAACCTGAAAAGCGGTTTGGTGTCGGTACCTTTGAACAAAAATGGTCTGGTTATGAAGACAATTATTTTGTTTATGAACATAAAGGGGTTGAAGACGATGATTCCGTAGAGAACAGGATATACAAGATTGTCATCAAATATGTTGACAACAAGGTTGAATTGAGGGAAAAGGAGCTGGCTAAAGAGAAAAGACTCAAAGTGCTTGAAGCTGAACTAGCCAAACTGAAAGCCAAATAAACAAACGAATGAACGAAACACTTTATAATAATATTTCACATCTTACTGTTTCAAAACTTTCATTGTGTGAAAAAGTTTCATTGATACCTAAAGGTGAGAAATACCAGCCAGTATTCGGTGAAGTGCAGCCAGAGATTGCTGAAAGGGACAGATATTTTTCGTTTTTTGGCGGTGGCTTGTTTCCGATATATAAAGCTAAAAACGATATTTGGACATATGCACATACATTTTTTGGCACTCCTGAGTACATTGAGGATTGTACCAACAAACACATATTGTTCAAAGACAACAAATGGTACAATGCGCCTTGCTTGACGATACATTTTCTTGACGGCAGTACGCAAAAATTTTACTTTGCAACAGATAAAGAACTGGAATTTTATGTCAAGACCAAATTTAATAAATTTCTAATTCCAAACAAAACAAGAAAAATTAAAATTTAATTATGAAAATAGAATTAAAACCAATCATTGACCAGTTAACCGAATGCTTTGGATTCGCCGAAAAGTGCAAAGTGTCAGCCCTGATTGACGACAGCACAAATGAACTCGTTGGTTGGATGGTAGTCAAAGCCAACGAAGACGGAACCATTGAACCGATTGACAAAGACGAGAAATTCGATAACCTTAAATCACTATTCCACTTTTATTATTAAAACAACATGAAAAAAGATTTTTACTTAACAAAACATTTAAGTATTCATTTTACAATACAGAATCCTATATGGGAATTTCATGTATTACCGTTTTTTGATATAAGTGAATGGCGAATACTGGCAGGGTGGTTATGCTTTTCAATGCAATATACTTACCATCCTGAAGATTTTGATGACTATGATAACTAAAATGCACAATAACTATGGTATTTGAATATAACGTAAAAGGTTTTCTCAATTTCTCACCTGGCGATATGATTTGTTTCAAAGATTCCGAAACTGGCAACATTGTTTCAGGAGTTGTCAGAAAAATACGTATTGAAATGAAAGATAACGAAACCCATAAGCGTTATTATGTTACTGACTATGGTGATGTGCCAGCAGGAGATGCACAGGTCTTCAAAGAAATTGAATAAAATTATTGTTATTATATGGCACACGAAAAAGTTAAACTCACACTACCGAACGGCAATACAGTTGATGCTATAGCACCTGTCATATTGTCCGTCAGCCGTTCCACCGATATTCCCGCTTTTCATTTCAACTGGTTCATGAACCGTTGGAAAGCAGGCTATTCTGTATGGAACAACCCTTATACCAACATACCTCAATATATATCATATGAGAAAGTGAAAGGTATTGTGTTCTGGACAAAGAATCCCCACAAGAAAATCATAGATTTCCAAAAGGAACTTGACGAGCAGGGTATACACACATATTTCCAATACACTTTGAACGACTATGAAAAAGAGGGGTTTGAACCGAATTTGCCGCCGCTTGACAAGCGTATTGAGACATTTATCAACTTGTCGAATACTGTAGGGGCCGACAGGGTAATCTGGCGGTTTGACCCGCTTATGCCGATGAACCAGGATGAACTCATCGGCAGGATTGAAAACATTGGAAACAAAATAAAGGGGTATACAAACAAACTTGTTTTCAGTTTTGTTGACATCAACTGCTACAAAAAAGTCCAAACCAACCTATTAAAATACGGCAACGGTTTCACCAACGAAACGATACTGGACAGTGAATACACCCCAGACCTGATGAATGCCATAGCGTCCAGAATAGCCGCTCTACGCGACAAATGGAAAGAGGATGGCTGGGAGATTGAACTGGCTACCTGTGGCGAAAAGTTCAACCTTGAACAATATGACATCCAGCATAACAGGTGTATTGACAGTGAGCAATTCAAGAAAATTGCAGCCGATGATATTTCCTTTTTGAATTTTCTGAATTATGGCGGGTTATTGTCTATCGATAAAGTATCAACCAATTGGTGGAAAGACAGAGGACAACGGAAGGAATGTGGGTGCATGTTAAGCAAAGATATAGGGGCATACAACACTTGTCCGCATTTCTGTATATATTGTTATGCCAACGCATCAAGGGAGGCTGTTAAATACAATTGCAGACAATTGGATGTTGATTCCGAAACACTGATACCAATTAAATGACAAAATCACAGAAAAAACAGACATATTTCGGTTATAAAGGCATATGTTCAACAATTTGGTTATATGGTTAGATGACAGGAGGAATCCTTTCAGTTACGACTGGTATCCAGTGATACAGAAAAACTCACACGATTTTAAAGGTGAACCTGTGGTCGTGTGGATTAAAACATATGAAAAATTCTGTGACTGGATGTCAAAGGTTATGGACGACCCTGCGGAACTGTTTCCCGCGCTGGTTTGCTTCGACCACGATTTGGGTGAGGAAAAGACTGGACTTGACTGTGCGAAAGTCTTGGTTGAGACTTGTATGAAATACAACATGCCGTTACCGAAATTCGAATGCCATTCATCCAATCCAGACGGAAGGGAAAACATACTTTCATATTTGAATTCATATTTAAAGTCATTGAAATGTTTATAACACTTGAATTATGAAAAAAACATGTGAAAAACACCATTTGGTTTATACCGAAAACTGCTGTCCCTTGTGTGAAAAGGAACGCATTTCCTCATTCAAAGTGTCAAAACCAGCCAAAGTGCTTGTAGGTCAAGCATCGCGCGAATCGTATTTTAATGAATACAAACAACAGCCGACAATTTCAGACGACGAGATGGAGAATATGCTGCTGTCAAAATTCGGAAATTTATCAAAACTCAAAAATTAATAAACAACACAGATTATGGAAAATATAGCAAAAAAGAAACCCCCCAAGCAAATCAAAAGAGAAGAGAAACTTGCAAAACTGGCTCTCCGCCGTACAATGCACAAATTCCAGGACAAGTGGTGGACTTTGAATATCAAACACGCTAACCGTAACAACGAATAACATGAAGAGGAAAACATTTGTTGGACTGATTAATTCAATGAAGTCATATTATGAGACCGTCAAGCGGTTTGGTGAAGAAGTCTCCAATGCATATACCAATGCTGGCTGTGAAAGGGATTACATATATTCGACTTCGTATGAACCGCCGTATGGCAATTTATTCGACAGCCTTGTAAACGCGATAGCCGAAGATTTTGACACACCTGACTATGCGTCAGAATATGCGGTTGATTTAATCAATTGGTGGATGTGGGAATGTAATTTTGGCAAATCAAAGCACTTCAGCATCAAAGATGATTCCGTAAAACCATGTGAAATAACGTTTTCTGACGGAAAAACAATGAACGTTACAACACCGTCCAAACTCTACGATGCAATCAAATATGACATGAAACTGAAACCAGGCAAATAAATTTTATGTGTTACGTATAAAATTTGTATATTAATGTTAATAGAAAAAAAAAATAGAACTATGCAAATAATAAAGACAGAAGGCAAATACAGAGTATATGGCGAAAACATTGAGGTTTACGACCAGTTTGAACCTGACTTTTACCAGTTTATGGTGGATGACAATGGTCCTTTCGTAGTAAAGACAACCAGACCTGAAATCAACGGAAAAGTCTATGGCAGTGACCAGAACAAAATCGCCAAGTGTATGAAGACCTACAAGGAGTTCAACCGCAGCTTAGGTATCATGCTTGTGGGTAACAAGGGCAATGGTAAAACTTTATTCGCCAAGCAAATGTGTATCAACATGATAAACGCTGGCTATCCTGTAATCAACGTGAATTTCTATCACCCGTCTTTACCAACATTTATGACACAGATTAGCCAGGAATGTGTTTTCCTGTTTGATGAATTTGAGAAAATGTTTGTACATGATGAGAAACGCGGGAGTGAGCAAAATGAAATGCTGTCCACTTTTGACGGCATCAACATGACCAAGAAGATGTTTATCATAACCTGCAACAGCGTTTCGAACTTGTCGCAATACATATACAACAGACCTGGTCGTTTTCACTACAGTTTTTCGTTCTCTGAACCGAAATATGATGATATTACCGAGTACATGCACGACAATATCAATACCGAAAAATGCATTGAGAGTATTGACAAGATAACTTTGTTTGCTTATGTAAACGCTTTGAACTATGATTGCCTGCGCAGTCTTGTGTTTGAACTTAACAATGGATACAGCCTTATTGACACCTTTGACGATTTGAATATCGGTTACAACGAAGAAAGGCAAGGCTCTCTTAATTTAATGTTCACCAATGGTGACAGACTTGTGAGTAAGTTTTATTATACACCGTTTTCGAATAAATGTATTCGTTGTGAATTATTCCAGCCTAAGGGATGGACTCGTTTGGGCGACTGTATTTTCAAAGTTGAGGATTTGAAATACAATAAAGAATATGGATTGTATATTGATACTAAAAACATTGACAATGAATGGATGAACGTATCTTCAATTGCAAACCAGGAAACCAAAGACCTTATCTTATACTACAGAAACCTGACTCCAGATTACATAACGGTCAATTTCAATGTTACTGAAAAAACCAACCCATTACGCGATACTAATGAAGATGAGTTTGGGATGAATTATTGTTATGATACCCCTGAGGCTGAAGACGATAGACCATATTCATATTCCAGTAATCCCGTAGGCGGTGCTAGTATACTCAAGAAGGTTGAAAAAAGAATAGGCTTTTGCGCCAACCCCATGAAAAACTCTACCAATTGATAAAAAAAAGCCATGCATATTTTATTATTAATAGTCATTAGTTTTATAGTCGGTTTCTTGTTCGGGTCATCCAACAAGGAGAAGGAGACGGAAACTGATATCCAGAACCCCAAAACAGCCAACGGCAATCCTACCACATTACTGGACATTGACATGGATAAAGCCCCTGTGTGGGGGATTGTCAGATACAGGAACGGGTACTTTGACTGCATATGGAGCCGTGGGCATACAAAAAAGGAAGCCGAGAAAAGGTGCAAGAAATTGAACAGCGATTACCATCAAAACTATGGTGAATACTCTGTGGAAAACATGATATATTACGACGCCAAATGACAATACTTTTGTTTATAGCGATAAGTTTCATATGCATCGGGTGCTTGGGATATTTGCTGTCATTCAAAAGCCAAAACATTCCAATCATAATCATGATATGGAGTTTCCTGTTCAATCTGGTCGGCTTGGCTATCATTTTGTGGGTTATTTCAGCTTACAATAAAGAACCCCAGGCAATCGATGTGTATCGAGGCAACACGGAATTGCGCGTTGTGTATTATGACTCTTGTAGTTTTGATAGCGTTGTGGTTTGGAAATCGCTTTAAGTTTGATTTATGGATAATATAGACAACATTATAGAAGGGTGCCGAAACAACAACCCTTCAATGCAACGAGCCTTATATGACAAGTACAGTCCTAAGTTTTATGCTTTATGCCGACGATATTCGGCTGACGATGACATTGCCCAGGATGTGTTGGTTGAAGGTTTCGTGTCAATATTTGCCAATATCAAAAAATACAGGGGTGACGGAACCTTTGAGGGATGGATGCACAGGATAATTATGAGGCAAATCATTAACCGCTACAAGAAGGACATGAAGTATCGGTATCTTCCAATAGAGAGTGAATTCCTTCCTGAATTAAGCGACGATTTTGATTTGGCTACCGATTATGAGAAACAGGACTTGATTCTGAAAATCATGCGCTGTCTGACTGAAGAGGAACGTACTTTGGTGAATCTTGTCGCTATCGACGAATACACATTCAAGGAGATTTCCAAAATGTTTGGGATGCCCGAAAGTACAATCAAGTCCAGATATTATAGGATTAAAGACAAATTGAATTTTAATTACGGAAAATATTTTAGAATATGAAAAAAAGAACATTTTTTGGCATTTTTGTGGTTATACTTATTATCGTTGGTTTGGCTTTTGCGTTTTTTGCTTTTGGTCCACAAAGCTGCAAACGTGAAATAAAAAGCATTGGCAGTGACTGGGGTGGCGGTCTCAACCGTACATTGACGGTATACAGCTATAACGGAGACACCATCAGGACATACAAAGGCAAATTCGACATACGTGACGACGGTGCGGACAACCAGGTGTTCTTCGACCTTGACGGTAAACGCATATGGATACAAGGAGCCATCGTAATAAGTGAAGAAATCTGAAACGTTATGACTGACCTTGAAATTGAAATGAAAGCACAGGATATCTGTGAACAGGTTCTGCGTAATACCCTTGTTTACGGGGAATCCTATATGTTTATAGACGAGGATAACAACATAAAGGTTCTCACGCCAGAGGAAATTGAAGAATTCCGAAAGAAATATGATTTTAACCAACTAAAACCAATTGATTTAACATGAAATACGATGCAGCGACAAACAGTTACCAGAATGAGTACATGGAGGACATTCTTGACACTGGACTTAAATACAATATACCATATGTCATTGACATGGAGAAGTACCAGCAGGTTTTAACCGAATATTCAGAGACAAACTCTTTCAAGAATACAGACACTGTGATTTTTTATGCGGATTATTCGGTGGATGAAGACCACATTCCTTGGCTTTATGCTTTTTATGCTTTTCCATCCAACCAGCCAACGGAAAGTGATATTACCTATGACTGTATTATGTTTGACAGCCACCGAAAAGAACAAATCGAAAGTAAATTTGACGAATTTGTACACAAAATTGCGGAATGTGTCAAATATCCAAACGATTTTGTGCTAACGCAAATCCAAAAAAAACTTGAAAGCGAATTGGATGAAAAAAAGAAAAACATTGAATATATTAACAAACTTTTAAATAGAGACAAATAAAATTGAATTTTTATGGAAAAATTAAACAAAGAAATCACCAAAGTTCAGGATGATTTCCTTCAAAACACTGCCGAAGACAATTCAGACAATCATATCGAAATACAAGCTTGCAATGATACGTTAGGAAATGTGATGCGCTGGATGGCGGCGTTTGATGAGGATGAGTATGAAAACAAAATCACAAAGGAAAACTATCGTTCATATCATGCCAACGAAAACATGAACTTGTCCATCAGATATGAACACGCACTAATAAACGGAAGCGGAATACTTACATATTTCGGCAGCAAAAACGGCAGACTGGAGTGCAAGCACGGCTACAATGCCCAAGGCGAACCTGTTGCATATCCAATTACCACACCCTTTATTGATATTGTATGCGATTATGCAAACAATCATTGGGATGATGAGGTAAGGGTTATCTCCTATTACAGCGGTTGCCAAGGGCTGTTGGCTATAACAGTGTTCGACAAAAACACCAAGCAGGCATTGTTTTCATTCGGTTCACTCGAACATTATGGAGAATATAGGTCTATATAATGATACATTTCAATGAAAAAACACTAGATTCCGTTCAGAACATTCGTTTGGCGACGACATTTAATGAACATCTCAATTCAATAGTTGAAGAATTTCTTTATGAACATAACGATACGCCAACCAGAGAAACAATAAAAGCCAAAGTATTAAATTTGTTAAATGAGGCAAAAGAACAATTTATTAAAGAGCACAAATCATTCATCGTTGGAGAACAGGTGGTACCAGCGTATCTATTGGAGCCTAAAGTTGAGATATTTTATGATGATTTTGACCTTACAAAGCTTGTTTGCCAATTTAACAAAGATGCCCAGGCAATGGTTGATGAATTTTATAAAGATGTCAATTAATTCAAAGTTAAAAGCTGGCACATTGAATGGTAAACGATTGTACCTATGTGGTTATTCATTAGATGGGTTTAAACCGTCTGAGGTGCAAAATAAGAAAAAGCGTGATTACATATACAATAACTGCAGACATTGGGGATTCTTTGGTGATGGGCTTTGTTTCACCTGTAATTATCCAGGGAAAAAATGTCCATTTGACAAGGTTAAAATAGAAAATTAAAACATATTTACACTAAACAGGTAGAATACATGAAGGATTATCAATTATACGACCAATATGACGCATGTGTTGTTGCTGAAAGTAACGAAACACTTGAACTTGAATTAATCAAAGAAAATATTATCAAAGAACACCCTATATATAATGAGCCAAATAGGTATGTTATTTTAAAAATAATTAATAATAAGATTATAAAGGATGAAAAATAAAATCAAAGTCAAAGACAATGTTTATGAATTAAGTGATTTTTGTCGTTGGGAAGTTAGAGACGGGGTTCTGTGGAATTTGAATACAAATCACGATGAAGGAGTTGACGGTGATATCATTACTTATAACGACAGTAATGGTGAAGTTAAAACAGGAACTGTTGAAGGATACACATGTTATCAATTTGTTACCACACAGGAACACGGAAAAGAAATTTTGTCGGCAAATGACTATCATGTTAGTTTCATACACAAGACTCCAGTAAGTTACTATACAAACGACACAGAGAACGTAAAGGATGATGGACTAATCCGTATTACGTAATTTTTGAATATTTTTGCGGAAAAAATAACTAAGATACGGTTATATCTTTGTTAAAGCATTAAATGTATATAACATGAAAAAGTTTTTGATTGCTCATGGATTGCCAGGCAGTGGTAAAACCACGCTTTTCAAGCGTTTGGTTAGTGAAAAGCTTCAGAAAAAAGAAGAGGCTGAATACTTGAATTTGGATAGTACATATGATTGTTCAATTAAAAAACTTGAAAAACGTCTTAGAGATGCTGTTTTTACAGCAAATTATGAGCGTTCATATGACGACAGCATATGGTTTTCGTACAAACCAGAAAAAGCCACGGTATATGTCGATTGCTTGTGTTTGACTAACAATGATTTGGCTAATCTGATATACACTTTGGTCAACCGCTATCATTGCATGTTACACGATAGTTCGTACAAATTCACCATTATAGATTTTGACGATAACCGCGAACTGTGTATCAAAAACGACATGATAAGGTCATTCGCCAATCCGACTCGCAGTGCAAAATCCACAATAGAAACCTGTATTTTTGAACCTGTCGATGTGGAGAAAATAAAAGCGGTGGCTTCAGCCAAAATTGCCAATAGTCTGGATATTGAGTGTGATATTTTGGTTGAAAGCAAACACCGTGAAATCTGGAATGCATATAAAGCTGACAGTGCTGAACGTACAAGAGCTTATGTCTATAGTGCTGCCAACCAAGTCGGTTTTTGTGTCAAAGGCAACTTTTTATATGGTGAACCGTGGATAACTGGTGGCACTGAATGGTCATATGACGGTCACGAACGTTCGGTCGGTGGCGATAAACCGTGTGAGTTTGACGAATTTGACAAATTACTGACAATACTTTATCCAGCAATTCCTTTCCTGACATACAAGGGAATTCGGGCGGATTGTTGCGAAATCGAGGATTACAAGGTAAATGACTATTACGCCTCATATAACAAAAGCCATTGGAGTTGCGACCTGGATAAGCTAACTGACGCGCTTGTTAAATTTGAATTGTTTTAAAAGCTATGTCTCTTGAAATAAAAATGAATCTGAACGACTCAGTATGGGTTGAACTGACCCAATACGGGTGGGATTGTATTGAAACACATTACAGGAATCTGTTTGAGAAGGTAGACCAGGTGTGGGATGTTGAAAAACATGTGTCCGATTCAGTTGCCTTTTACCGAAACAGGACAGAGAAATATTTGATTAACGGAATTGAAGAACCAGTCACCCTTACTGAATTCCAGCTTCATGACCTTATGAACATTTTAGGGCAGTACACTTGGTGTGGGAACGATTTGGTTATCAACAACAACGCTGTTTATTTAAGCGTTGACAATTTCATCAAGCACCAATCACTTAAAATATAATATGGATTATGAACGGTAAAATGAGTATCTATCTCAACGGAAAGGACAATTTAGTCAAATGCTTTGATTTGGCTGATGAAAACCATACCAAGTATTACGGATACAGGGTAATTAAAGACGAAGAATATGGTCTAAGGATGTTTATTTACTGGAATGACAGTAAACAAACTTCAGATGAAGTATCATGGTTTCCCTACACAATGGATAAAAAAGAGATAACCGATTTTGTGTGGGGGTGGCTTAAAAAGGCTGATATCGGGGAACGCCCTTACGACGGTGACGGCACGTATGACAGAGGATTTAGGTTTCAAAGTGATGTTTTTGGCGACTGTATTAAGGGATGCGATGATGCCTATGTCGCTGTGGTGGTAACACCTCAATGGTTTTATTACGGTAAATAAAACTGATAATGAGTCCGTTTAATGAATATCAAGTAACAAACCGCCAATGTGTTATTGGTAACGGTTATGTAGTCACAATAGCAAGCCCAGTGGACATACCTATTGATACAAACTGCATGATTGTCCAGGAAAACGGGATGGTTCCGATTCATAAGGTTGAAAAGGAAACTTCATCAAAAAACAAGGTATCCTTAAACCATGTATGGAAAATAGTCACTCATACTGAAATTGTTGGTGACACCATCCTTATATGGAACAAATCCTTGACCGCAGTTGAAACAGAAGACAAATTGAATCTTTCAATTAAATTTGATAAATAACTTAAAAACACATGATTATGATTGTAGGAATGATTATCGGCGCCGCATTAATGTACGGCTATTTCAAGTACAAAGAAAAAAATGACAACCAATGGAACTAAATGTATATGACATATGAAGAAAATTAAATGTTTTTTATCCAAAATAAACCCATATACAAGATTAAAGGCTTTCATTGATTCAAGGATAAAAAAAGCGGTTGCACGGCATCTTGACGTCATATTCCATAAGTATGGCGATGTCTGTGTCGACCACCATTTGATGTCAGATTCTTGGGCTGTCATTAAAGTTGATAGTGGTCCGCATTCGTGCTACCTGAAATTCATAACCTTGGACAAGAAAAACCTTCGTGAAATTCAACAGTTCATGTCAAGGTATGAACGGTCACATATTGACAGTTCCCCAGCAATTGAAGACCATATTAATTGTTATTGGTTTTATTAATGCATTTTGGTTATTTTTTTGTATATTCATAATATGAGGCTTCATTTCTATTGCCAATGCGATGATTCGAATGACATTGAACAAGTTCTTGTAACCACAAGTGACGTGGTTCCAAATGTCAATGAAAATATATGCATTGATAAACAGATGTATAAAGTTACAGACAGAACACTTTTATATAACACGAACTACGATTGTTGTGTTATAATGCTTAAAAAAAGTGAACATAGAACTAAGATAGAACTAAGATAGAATTGTCAACTACCCACAAACTAAAGATTTGTGGGCTTGTACCTAAGACTTAAAGGTCTTGATACGATTGGGCAGTTGACGATGCCCTGCCACTCAGGAACTCAAGTTTGCCGTGCAACGGCAACACTGATTTTGAGAGTGGGTGTTTGCTCTTCTGAGCTATATTGACTGCTGCGTTCCAGTCGGCATCCAACAGGTATCCGTCTTCGGTATAGAAACGACAGCCCTGTCGTTTTCCTTCCTTGAGACCTGTCCTGCTGTCACACTGACTTGTATTGAATGGCGAAACCGATACCACCTGCTTTCCAGCAAGCGTTGCCTTGTACGTCAATATCTGCTTAAACATATGGAACGGCACCTGTGATATGGCGTTGTTGTGTCTCTTCCTCTTGTGCCCTTCCTTGCTTCGGCTTGTGTTCTTCTTTATCTTTGCCAAATCCTCCATCACGACAAAGCTTGCCTTTGTCGACCTTATGAGGGCGTTGCACGCCTGATGACAATAGTTCTTTGACATGTTATGTTCTTTCCTTGAAACCTTCTTGAGGCGCTTCTTGGCACTCCTCGTTCCCTTGGACTGTAGTTTCTTCTTAAGATGCCTTATCTTTCGCCTACGTCCAAGATACTCCTTGTCAGTGAAAGCCTTGCCTTCCGATGTTACGAAGAACCTCTTCATGCCAAGGTCCACACCTATGGCATATATGCTTTCAGGCATACATCCGTTAAATTCAAACGGTATTGACAGCCACAGTCCGTCATTCCTCCAGAAGATGGTAGGGTCTTTTGCCACAGATGTGGCAAACATCTCCGCAATCTTAGGATATGGTGTGAAGGACAAGCGTTTACGCTTGTTGCTGACCTCACTCACAAGGGATATGCCGTCACGAGTGAAGTTAGAGTACATGCGTTTGTCCAACGTCATTGACAAATTATGTTTCTGTGGAGCAGAACCCTTGTGCTTGTTGGATTTCTTGGACTTGAATGCAGCCAGCACCTCTCGTTGAACGCGTATCACCGTCTGTGACGGTAGTGATGGGTATTCTGAGCGAAGGATATTATAACACTGGTTATGAACCACTTTCAAACTGAGAGGAATATCGTTCTCAACAATCAGTTGTGAACAACGGTTATATGCATCTCTTGTCGTTGACAAGAGATTGAACCAATGGTTCACGAACGACTGTTCGCCTGAGAGTTGTATGTTATAAGTCCTTATACTCATATCGAAATTGGTTTCCTTAAAGGAAAGTACATATATAAATAGTCAGTAGAATTGAAAAGTGACTAAAAATTTGAAGATTTTTTAAAAAAAGTTGTATATTAGAAATAAGAATTAAAAAGGAAGCACCGCAATTCCTCCACGAAACTGAAGATTTCGTGGTTTCCTTGCGTTGATTATTATGAAAATAGAAGTAACACAAGAACAATACGAGTTTTTGAAAAACCTCCAGCATGAACTTTTGACCCAGCCGACTGACGGTAATGCCAACCCTGTGTTTTGGGGCGTCATTTTGAAAACCATAAATTTTGATAATTGATTATGTGCTTAATATTAGAACCACACCAAATGCCAGAAAAGGCTATTAAAATTGCGGAAAAAGATATAACTTGTTATAAAATACTAAAAAGTTATACATATACAATCGCAGAAGATAATAACGAAGTGTTGAAATCACTATATCAGAATTTCGAATATGTTATTGGCAGAACATATCAACGTAAACCAGAGTTAGGTCTTGGTTTTAGTGTTGGATATGATGCTATGCATAGGTGTTATTTCTATGAGGTACATGAAGCGTTTCATTCATATAAAAATGAAGAAACAGCCTTATGGCAACTATATGAATATGCCTCTCGTTCTTATATGAGGCTTGTGGCAGTAAAATGTACTATACCTAAAGGTAGCGAATATGTGGAAAATGACTGTTATTACGCTTCCGACTCCATTATATTGAATGAAATAATTAGTGAATATAGACATAAATTAAAAGTAATATAACATGACAATACAAGAAAGAATTGATTCGGGTTGGATAATTGACACCTACAAGGAAGGGTGGAGAGAAGGAACGGTTGATGAATTCATTACCGATTTCCCAATTTTCAAAACACCTTTTGAACAAATTTGTTGTATGTTCAATGGAGATAGGAATTCAAGGGTTGCTATCCTTAAATCAACTAGAGAGGATAAAAGGTATAAACTAATACTATTTACCGAAAAGCACGAATATTTTATTACAGTTAAAAATAACTGGATTTGCGGGGAATGTTCAAATAGATATTTTAAACCATTGGAAGATTGGACTCGCGGAAAAGACCTTGGTGATGGAGATTGTACCGAGGAAACTTTGAATAGAATTCTATTCAGGATTATTGGCTGTGAGCTATTGGAATACGATGACGGTTCAAAATCTCCTGGTTTTGTGCCTGAACCTATGTTTATCAATTAACAGGAATCGTGGAAAAAGTTGCACAATTTCGGTTATTGTAATATAATAAGCTGTGTTATGTTAAGATTATCGGATAAAATAGAACAAGATTTCCTGAATAAGAAATGGATGCAGAAATTCGTTGATAGCGGTGTTCCCATGGGTGACAACAAATACTGGATAATCGATATCGACGGAACAGAATATGTCTCTGAAGACAAGTCGTTGGCTGAGCAAATGAATTATCCGTTTACACCTACATATACACTATCGGAACTACAGTATAAACTAATCGAATGGCACCCTGAATACAAGGGGTTGATTTTCTGGAAAGATGCGCCGTTTTATTTTGCCCAATACCAGGAAGCCCCTGACAGTACTCCATATGTATGCTACAGTGAATATCCAATATATGCCGCAGCACAGTTAGTGATTAATTGCGTGAAAGACGGTTTCGGTGTGGTTAAAGACATATCAGATAAAAGATGAAAAGATTTGAAATTACAAACAAAAAGGCAAGTTTCAACTATGAGTTCAAGGACACATATGTTGCTGGCATTGTGTTGAATGGCGCGGAAATCAGCGCAATCAGAGATGGACGTGTCAACATTTCTGAATCTTATTGTCATTTTGTTGGAAATGAACTGTTTCTTAAAAATTCGGTTGTGACTCCAAAACGTGAACACGACACGTATACAGCCAAGGATTACAACAGGGACAGGAAACTGCTCTTGAACAAAAGTGAATTGAAGAAAATATATGAGCAGGTTAAAATCAAGGGAATGACTGTTGTGCCATATAAGCTTTTCATCAATGAGAGAAACTTGTGCAAAGTGGTGGTTGCTATTGCCAGTGGCAAAAAAACATACGACAAGCGCAGGGATATTAAAGAGAGGGATATTGACAGACAATCAAAACGTGAACTATGAAATCAAAGTACATACTGTTAGACACGATAATTAAATTATATGATGGCGATGATTTAAAGACTTATGATGCCCAGGAATTGGTTGAAATAACGCCAGAAATAGCAAATGTGTTCTTTGACCCAAGTGTAAGGGTTGGAAACCTTTTGATTGGAGAATTGCATATCAGATATAAAGTTAGTGGCAGTGACTCAATAACTGAAACCCTTTGGTGCACAAATAGGCAATCAATTTCAAATATCAAAAAGATATATGATGCTTTGGATGAACTGAAATTTGATGAAGTGCCACACCCAAAACCAGATGTTACCAAAAAACAGATAAAAATAGTCTAAAATGTATATGAAAGCCTGTATTTAAAACACAATTGATATTTATTATGGATTTTTTCACTAGTTTAAGAAACTGTAAAAGGCGTATCCGTAAACTGTTCAACGGATATTATCTAGACAAAAACGAATATCTGGAGGATTTTCCGAAAGACCCGTCCAGGTTGTCGGTGGATGTCAGCAAACTGGAACCATGGATGAAATCCAAGTTTGACGACAAGTGTAAAGGTTGCATGAATGAATCTCTTGATGGGTGCAAATACAACTCACAGGATTGTTGGGACAACATTTTCAACCCATTGCCTAATGGAATTATGGCTTTTCTGTTGGCAACACAATATAAAAGCGCGATTGTCAAAAATGAAATCGGAACAGAAGACCTGGAGCGGCTTGTGAATGAATACAAAGACAGAACAGCAGACCTTAAAACTAATGTGAAGAAAATTCTAAACGAAATTAATAACCCTAAAAACTGATTGATTATGGTTAATTTTATAATAACCCTGTTGTCACTTGTGTGCTTCATAATTGCAACAATCATTCGGGCTAAAATATCGGCGATTATATCGGAATATGAACGTTCAACCAAGAAATGCATATCCCCGACGCTCTACACCAACATAACCATATTGCTGGTTTCGATGGGATTGGGTTGTATCCTCTGTGGCTTGTTGATTGGTTATATAATCTAAGAACAATAGAATATGAAATTTTATCAAGGTGAAATCGAACCGAACAATAACACCATATTTGTCTTCGGCAGCAATCCAGAGGGCAGACATGGCGCTGGCTCAGCTAAAGTAGCCAAAGAAAAGTTCGGGGCTGTTTACGGAATAGGGGAAGGTCTTCAGGGGAATTCATATGCATTGGCAACAAAAGACCTCAGAATCAAGGGGTACAGAACCATATCCGAAAAAGACATTATCTCCAATATACAGACCCTGTACAAGGTAGCCAGGTCAATGCCAGACAAGCTGTTTAAAGTCGCCTATCGGAACAAGATAAACGAGAAGACACTTAACGGTTACACTGGGGGTGAAATGGTTGAAATGTTCACTGCATACCCTGTACCCAACAATATCTGTTTCTCCGAGGAATGGCATGAGATTTTCTGTCAGATGCTCAATTATGAAGGTACATATGTCAACCATTCTGGCGGCGCTGTCGGCAGTGATACCGTGTGGGGCGAAATCGGTGGTCAATACGGTGTGGTTTCAGAGCATTATTGGCACGGAAAACGCACGGAGAACGGCAATCACGAGATTAGTGAGGAAGAGTTCGAGGAAGGCAAGAAACACGTTCTAAAGGCAAATGAGACGCTCCACAGGCAGCCTTACAAATACATGAACCTTTTAGCCAGAAACTGGATGCAAGTAAAAAATTCAGATGAAGTTTTTGCTATTGGCTGTTTTAAGAACAAAGTTGTTGACGGCGGGACTGGATGGGCTGTCCAGATGGCTATTGACGCAGGAAAAATTGTCAATTTCTATGACCAGGATAAATGTGTTTGGGGCAGATACAGCGACGGAAAATGGGAGAGAAGCGATACCCCTGTTTTAACAAAGAACTTTGCTGGAATCGGAACCCGTAAACTAAACGATGAAGGGTGTATGGCAATCAAGGAAGTATATATAAAGACTTTTGAACAATAAATATGGAAGATAAAATTAAACTAACTTGTAAGGTATCTGAACCCTGTATTAACGGAAATGGTACCATAATATCCCCAGAAGTGCTGGATAAGGCTATAAAGGAATATATGTCTAATACAGAGACTAAATTGGTACATATGGACAGAGGCACTGATATTAATCCATTCCTGTTGGAAGATGCAGTCGGTACACTTGACCATATAGAACGTAAAGAAGATGATTCATTCACCGCTGATTGCACTATACATACGGAAATACCGAAAGGTAGAATTTTGACTGAAGCTATAAATACCCAAGAAATGGAAAACAAACACTTTAGTATAGAGCCTCAGGGTTATTATGACAAACAAAATGAAAAATTGACAATTGTTGGTTATTCAATTAATTTAAATTAATATGTACAGTGACGGAAATGTGTTAATTAGTAATTTTGACGAACTCAATAACTATTTGAAGAAATATCATTGTAAAACTTTTAATGAATTAAGTGAAACACTTTGGTATACTTATGGAGTTAATGCTGAACTTGACAAAAAGTTAAAAATATATCTGGAAAGGAATCCTGAATATGACATATGATATTAAAACTGAATGGACATGCCCAAGTATTAACGAGGTGTTTCTGTTGACTGAAGACAATGTGCCTAAAATGAAAGTTAAATGTGTTGAAGGAACAGGTGGTGAGGAAGAGTGTACCAAATGTATATGGTGGGATATTTGCAGGAAATGCGTTTCCAGTGCTGGAGCATTCCCTTGTCATCCAAATCAACGCCCAGACAAAAAATATGTTTATTATATTAAATTAGAAGAATTTTAATAACACAATATTGTAAAATATAATGAAATTTTTGATACAAATAGACAATCATGGACGAGTTATTCATGATTTTTCAAAAACTTTGATTGAACTCATTGAATATTACAGTTGGCTATATGGCGGTTCACAACAGTCGACAATGGATATTGACTTTTGTTTATTGGAAAACATTAAAAGATTTGTTGATACACATAAGTCATTTGAAAATGAAGATGCATCAGATGTTACAGACATCACTCCAGTCGGTAGTGTTGAATTTGTAAAGGAATTTGCTAAGCAGGTGTTTGGTACTGATTACTTTCCGAAACCTATTAACGTGCCTGAACAATTGATGCCTGAAATGTATTCAGGTAGAATATGTCGTAATCTTATGTCTGGTGAAGATGTTTACAATTACTTTGGCTATGTAAACATGCATTTACCGTTGAATGATAAAAACTCTAATCGTTTCTTTGTTAAGTCACTTGATACTATTAAAGATGAACGCAACGGTTTCTATGATGTGATTCCTGATTTATATAATAAAGACATGACTTTGGAAGCCAGAATGCATAATGGTTACCAAGTGCATAAGATTTTCCACCATAGGTCATTCGAAGCATTTACCAATTGCCAGGTATCAACAATGTTGGAAGATATTGAGTCAGAATGGCGTGTATTTGTGTATAAGGGAAAGGGTATTGATGTAAAGAATTATTCTGGTGACCCATTTGCATTTCCTAAGACTGAGAGAATCTATCAATTCATTGACCAGTACACTGAGGCACCAGAGGCTTATACCCTTGATGTTGCTGTTACCAAAAACGGAACATGGGTGCTTGAGTGCCATGATTTTTACTCATGTGGTTTATATGGCTGCAATGACAAAAACATACCTTATATGATGAATCATGCGTGGTTCAATATTAAAAATAATATCTTAAAACACAAGAACAATGGCTGATATTAAGAAAATGATGTTTAATGACAAATATGGTCTTGAACAGGCTGTTCTTAACGGAACCAAGACAATGACCAGAAGACTTGCCAAGAAAATCTTTTGTGAAGATGAGAATCAAGACTTGTGCTGGACTGGTGAATTCGTTAAGCCTAAATACCATGTAGATGATGTTGTTGGTATAGCCCAGCCTTATAAAGATATTGTTGGTTTAGAACCACAAGACCTGATATACACAACAAAAGTTATTGATGGTAAAAAGCAAAAAGGTTATTTTCCTGTCAGTACTTTACCTGGCTGGTCAAATAAAATGTTTGTTCAGGGGCAATATATGCAATATTTTATTAAAATAACTAATGTAAAGATTGAGCGTTTACAGGATATTAGTGAGGAAGACTGTATGAGAGAGGGTATTTTCATTGATAAAGTGCAGGAGGAAAACGGTCGTCCGAAATATGCGTTTGATATACATACGCCAAAATGCACCAGTAGGCAATGGTTTCCAACTGCCAAAGAAGCGTTTGAAAGTCTTATTAAAAAGCTTAATGGAAAATATTTCTGGGATGAGAATCCTTACATGTATGCTTATAGTTTTGAAGTTGTTAAAAAAGACGGGCAATGAAAACGAAAAAAACTTTATTGAAATTTGGACACTATAGTTTAAATCCCAAAGACGCTGACAGCGTCGAAGTACAGTTTCCAGAAGACATGTTGTTCTTTACAGGTGGGAAAGACGACATTGGACATATGAAATATGACAGCGCGTATCATATACTTGGGATTACCAAGGCTAGTGAAGAACAAATTAAAGAATGTTTTGAAAATGTTTTCGGAACAAACATCATATATTACACCGAAAGCGGTGTTGAGTATAAACTGTTTCGGATAAACGGTTATGCTTTCATCAGTTTCCATAACTGTATACCAGTTGAGGGATTGGAGTTTACTGACGTGGATATTATCAACAACACACTTGATTTGCCAAACCATCCAGTTTATACAGTTTTGCTTAATGATGAATATGCATTCTGCAATGTCGAACGCATAAACAGGATTTGTTCAGAATTTCGAGTTGAAAAAACTTCAATTCAGATTTATTCTCAACTCGGCAGCAGATATTATCCAATGATTCACACGAATAATGTTGCAAGCTTACATGACACAATTGCTACATTTCACAAGTTTTGCTTGTTTATACCTGAAGAAAACTACGGAAAGGAGCTTTTTGATGAGGCGTTGAATACCGCACTGTCCGATATATATCCAGAATACAAAGAAAATCTGAAGGGATATGACTTGAACTACATTCATGATTATTTTATAAAAAGAACTGAAAAACTCAAACAAGGTATTCAAACAGACAAGACCAACTTGGACGATTATGTAGACCTAGACTGTTTGAATGATATTGTGAAATTATCAACAGATGAGCTCAAAACAATGCTATCCGAACTGGCTACAGGAATCCAGGACGTTGTTGACGAAATTAACGACATTGAGGATATAAGAAGATTTGTCAAAAAACTTCCGATTAAAAACAAATGATATGGCAACCAGATGTAATATTATTAACCAGCTTAAAAATCTTGATAATGAAAATATACAGAGCAACCTTGTGCTATAATAACGCTGACACCTGCGAATGGGAACACTGGTACACGGAGACCAGTAAATGGTATACGGATAAGGTTAATGCTGAAAAAAACTTGCCTGAATTAGAAGAACTTTTGAAATATCTTAAAGATAACGTGTATAACCATCAACTTGAACTTTTCAAATTCGAAGGTCCTTATATTGAAGAGGCGGAAATACAAGACAATTTCGTACCATTAAACATTAATTACAATACACTTTAGTTAAACTGATTTGAATCTTATGAACAAAAGAAGCCGTGAACGAAACAAAGAGCGTAACAAATACGCTAAATTAAAGAACTTGGTATTGAAATCCGCTAATGCTGTAGACCCTATAAACGTTCCAAACTGCAACGGAAGTTGTATCGAAGCGTTTGACGATTATTACTGGCAGACAAACGACCAGGCAAAACAGGTTGAAAGGCTTGCCAAATACAAAACTCAACGCATCGAGCGCGGGTTTGACGATACCGAATTGTGGAACCTTGACAAGACTATTGCCAAATACATATTGCCGAGGCTTGTCGAATTCAAGAAAGTTGTTAATGGCTACCCTCCAGAGTTTGATAAATTTGAAGACTGGCTTGACGCAATCGACCAGATGATTTATGCTTTTGACTATATAGTCAACTATGACAAATACGACGATGAACTTGATGAGTCATTGGGTATTGACTGGGTTGGTTATTACAAGGAAAGGAAACGTCCAGACGGCAATTATGATATTGTGCACGGCAAAAACTATGACCAGGAACTATTGGATAAACGTCGTGAAATTTTGGAACACGAAAACGTCAAAGTACAAAACGGTCTGGATTTGTTTGCAAAATATTTTCTCCATCTCTGGTGGTGATTTTACCAAGTTCACGAAATTTCTGTATATTAATAATGAAAAAACATCATAAAAACGGTTATATAGTCATGAATACATTAATCAGCCTGAAAAAAATTATCGATACGCTTCCGCTATATGAAAAGCAGAAACTGGAACAGGATGGCGTTGAACACGTAAACGTGTGTCTTGAAGATATCCTGTTGTCCATGGATGAGTATGAAAGAGCTACGTTTTTTAAAGAGAATGAGAGAAACAGGGAAATTGGGAAATACTATCATCGAGACTTGAGTGATTTTAGTATATCAGAAATCGGGGATTACATAGAATCTTTAGGATATGAACTCCTTATATATTAACAAACACATATGAAGGCATTGTTTCTTGATATCGACGGCATTATGAATTCCGAGGATTATGCTGTATATCGTATAAAATCCAAAAAGTTTGATTCTGACCAGTTTATTGATGAACGGGCTGTAGTGTTCCTTAACTACATTATCGAAGAAACTGGTGCAGAGGTTGTACTCTCGTCTTCATGGCGTGGTAATGTTAGTGAAACACAAAAAAGACTTGAGGAATGCGGGTTCAATTATAAAATCACCAGTGTCACACCATACTGCGCAAGCCGTATAAGGGGCGAGGAAATTAAAGCGTGGATTGACGATTACGAAAAAGACCATGAACCTTTGGAGTCATATGCCATACTCGATGATGACAGGGACATGCTGGAGGAACAGATGAGACATTTTGTATATTGCGACAACAGGCATGGTTTAACTACATGCGAATGCTATAAAGCTATTGGCATTTTAAACACTGCGCATAATGATTGAAGTTATTAAAGATAATGGAATATATATGGGGCATCCTGATGGCGGACATTGTAATCTGATGGGTATGACGGATGATTGTTATGGTTGTGCTATGTATGGAGAAGGTGTTTCTCCTAATATAGTGAGAGTTATTCCGAAGTCAGAACTTGTCTTTGGAAAGGTCTATGAGGGCGAATGCATAAATGCAGATGAAGCAAAATGGGGAGACGGCAAATTTGTCTATGAACGATACAAATTTGGACATCGTTATGAAGAATTGATTAATCATTTTGAAGACAACGACGGATATGATGTCTTTGTCCCTATGGAAATTATTGGAGACTGAATATGGAGAAAAAAATACTTTTAGTGCCAGACGTACATGGCAGGCAGTTTTGGAAAGACATCCTCCCATTTGTGGACGAATGTGAAAAGATTGTCTTTTTAGGGGATTACCATGACCCTTATGAATATGAAGGCATCAGTTACTTAGACTCAATCAATAACTTTGAGGAAATTGTGGAATTCGCCAAGTCCCATTCGGATAAAGTAACATTGCTCATTGGCAATCACGATTTGTCGTATTATCGCCGTAGTGTGAATGACAGATGGAACGTATCAGCCAACAGGTTTGATGTTAAATATAGCAACAAATTGTTTGACATATTCACATCAAACCATGAATTGTTCAAAATAATCGACATGGCAACAATACCTGGTAAAATGTACCAGCTAACGGATTCAGAAGCAACACCAGCCAGTGACAGGGTATTCCTGTTTTCACACGCTGGCGTCCAGAATGAATGGATTGAGAGAAACAAACTGATTGAGAATTATAACGTGTTATCCACCAGTGCCGAAACCATATGCAAAACGTTAACCGACATGTTCAACAAAGGGGATTTCAAATTCAGATATGCCCTAAACGATATAGGATTTTATCGTGGAGGGCATTGCGAATGCGGGTCAATTGTTTGGAGTGACTGCCATGAATTTTTTATGGCTCCCCCTACCCCTTATGTACAAATATTCGGACATACACAACAGTTAAAACAGGTTTTTGACCATAATATTGAGGAGCACACCTGGAACACCTGGGTAATAGACGCACCTGCCGTATACAACAGCAACATTTGCATTGACTGCCACAAGTGCTTCTACATTGACGACGAAGGGTTGCTAAGGGATTTAAAAACAGATGAAATAATATATTAAACTTCAGATATGATGCACATATGGGGTGATGAATGGTTCCTGGAATGGGGTGATGAGTTGAATGATGCCATCCGTGAACTTAACATAAGGTTGAACAAATGCCATATAACTGTTGCTGGGAAAGAGAAGTACGGGTGCTACCGTACAGACTTTTTTTCACTTTGGGACGGGTCATGGTTGTGTTGGCTCGGCAATTACCGTAAATACATCAACCCATCTAAACCTAACTTAACCCAGTTACTTCTTCGGTTATGGTACAAACTGGATGACTTGGGTATGTTCATCAACAACCATATCGGCATTACCCGTGTTGTTCGTTCATGGCAAAAGAAACAAGTCAACATGATATTCCAGGACGTGTGTAAAAAACACCCGACCATGATAGACGAGCTTGTAAGCGAGACAGATTGTTACATGTACATTAAGCCTGGCAAATATGGCAATGTTGACGGAATAACCATATTTAACAAATACTGGAATGTACAAAATCATGTATAAGTTCGGAGGAAGATGGTACCCCTTGACGTCACATGCACACATAATATACTTCCACGACAAATCCAAATGTGAAGAATATGCCAGATTCCTTGAAAAATACAGTGACGCCAACTGGAGTGAATGGTTTTGCGCTTTTGACATAAACCCCGACAAAAATTATACAGACATTAAAGGATACAGAATATGAGATTTAACACATTAAAAGACAGAATGGAGTATTTCCGTGGCTTGACCGATTATAAGTTAATGCCGAAAAGTTATGTTTTAGTTTTCTTAGATGGTCGTTCTTTTTCAACCATGATTAAGAACAAGTTTGAGAAACCGTTTGACGATAATTTCATTGATATGATGAATGAGACAGCCAAATACGTATGTTCCAAAGTGGAAGGTGCCAAATTCGGTTATGTCCAGTCAGATGAGATTTCACTGGTCATTACAGACTTCGAGAATGAGAACACTGAATCATTCTTCGGTTACAGACTTACCAAAATGCTTTCGATTATTGCATCTTTGGCAACGGCAAAGTTCAATAATCTAATGACTCAACACGCGATTAAATATATCCCTACACATCAAACTATTGATACTATTGTTGATATGCCACTATATCAGTTTGACTGTAAGTGTTGGAATCTACCTACATATAATGATGTGTTTGCCTGGTTCCTTTACAGGCAGATTGACTGTATCCGTAACTCAAAGCAACAGGCAGCTCAGGCTAGAATTTCACACAAGCAACTTGAAAGCCTGAACGCAGACGAGCAGATTAACCTCCTTAAGGAAATGACTGGTGTTGATTGGAACGATTATGAGGATGGAAAGAAATTCGGTCGGTTCATTTACCGTGTTGAAGAGGAATTTGAATACACTGGAGAACGTACAAATCCAAATATTCCAGCTACTTACACACGTCATTATTGGAAAGCCTTTGATGGTTTCCAACTAACCAATGAGGATGGTAGGGAACGTTTTGACAGTATTGGTGCAATTCCTGTCAGGTAAACACAAGGAAAAAACGAGTTAAATTCGGTTATAATAAACAGAAGGAAATTAAATAGTTGTCTTTCGGATAGCTTCGAGGTTTTTTATGATGAAGCACTTGAAGAAATGGTTAAATATTAAATAACAAATTAAACAAATGCATCTTATGAAACAAAGTGGCGTTCGGTATGTAATCCATAACCCTGAGGACAACAGTTTCTGCAAAATCAGCGGCAACGGTATAGATTGGTTTAAAAATGTTCTCGATTCCAACTTATACAATGACCAACAGACTGCTGACGATATCAGAGACAGTCTCAGAGTAAGCGGATACAGGAACATAGTGACTGTAGTTGTAAATTTTGAAAAAATAAACATTTCAACAATCTAGTCAACTACCACCGAATGAATTCGGTGGCTTGCAAGACCGAACAAGCTAACTAGCTATATCGGGTTTTAAATATCACGTTGTTTGTAAAAGTGAGAAAAGTTTTTGTGGCTTTTAAAGAAAAAGTGCGTTTATTTTGGTTATAGTTAAAAATAAGCTGTATATTAATCAAAGAGGGGATACAAGTCGGCTATCCCTCCCGTGAATAAATTCACGGGTTTCCCGCCGACGGTTGGATAATGAATACTGATAATATAAAACAGATTAAAAATTGTATTGACTCTAACACCGTTTACAAAGATTTGTGGACATTCCCAATGGCTACAAGGTTTGTGAACGAGCACAGGTTGCCAATGCCAGTCGTAAACGAAAAACTTTTTTTCTATCACATAGAAAACTATGATAAGGTTTTTAATACGATTGAAAAATGGAACAAACTCTGCCTTTTGATTGAAGAACAATTTGATGGTAATCCGCAATCATTTGTTGAAGGGTTTTTGGACATACGCAACACTGTCATCAACGCAGTGAAAGAAAACGAGGCTTATATAAAGTTCAACCAAATGGACATGAACCGTTACGGTGTCAACAAAAACGAATACAAGCAAAAGTCCAAGAATATTTTCCATGAGGGTAACATCGGTAAGACCCTTGTGTCGATTGACTTGTGTAAAGCCAACTTTCAGGCTATGAATTACGTTGACAAAAACATCATGTTCAACAGCGCGACTTATGACGAATTCATCAAAAAGTTCACGGACAACCCTCTTGTGATTAACAGCAAATATTTCAGACAGGTTTTCTTCGGACAGCTGAATCCGTCCAGGGTTTTCACTGTAGAGACTTATATGGTTTATAAGATACTTGACCTTATGGGTTGCTACTTCAATTTTCCGTATGAAATCAATTCAATCAATGCCGATGAGATTACGATTGAACTTTCGGATATGACATCATACGGTGATTACGATAAACTTGAACATTTTCCTGAAATGTGCAGAAGTTCTATCGGTATAGATGTGCATGTTAAAATATATACGTTGGATGGATATAACTTTTTCTCAAATGCCAGAAACCGTAAACACTTTACTTTCTATGCCCGCCATGAACACCCGAAGCCGTTTAGCCTGACTGTTACCAACAGTGAGCTGATGTGCGTGCAGGGACCGTATTACGCTTTAGTCTATAAACTATACAACAACCTTGTACCTAATGAAATGGATTACCATTTCAGTAACGGGGATGTTGACTGTATGTTTTGTGATACCTTCAGAATCGAAAAAATTGGCGGGTAATGGAAAAACAAAACCTAACATGGGTTGATAGGGATACTTTTACAGTATCAGGTAAACTAATTATATATAACTATAACGCGTTTATATCAATTAACTGCTATAAGGAGGTAGACAATATTACTGGGGATACATTTGTGAAGATAGGTGGAAAAACAACCCATGGTGATACAATTGTTTTTGTAAAGGAAGACTATTCAAAACGTTTGGAAATACACAATGTTTTTGAAAAATTCGTTTCAAGTAGACCAGCTGGTGGCGGCAAAACAGTAAAATCAATTAAAATATGTTAGTTTGGATTAATAAAGATTTTTTCGCCAAAGACGACGGCGATACTTGGTACAATATCAATAAAATAATCTCTTTTTCAGTTGAATCTTTTTTAGGTTTTGACCACTATCCATTCGGTCGCGAAATACCAGCAGAACCGATATATTATCTGAATGCTTCCATTGAAGGTGCACCCTCATTCCATATCAACCAATACAAAACAAAGAACGAGGCTATCAACGATTTGACAAATCTGCTTAAGAGCAGACCGTGTTGCGACAATGACTCCGCGAATCAGAAAGTTTCGATAAAATGAAAAAAATTCTGTATATTAAAAATACATATAACACAATATAAACCGAAGTATGGAAAACAGTACAATGAATAGTAATGAGGCAAAACCCCCAATCAAGCTTAAAAAGGGGTACAAGAAAAGTGAAGAACTGTTGAATTTCGCAAACCAGAAGCTTACTGAAATTGAAACCAGGATTGGTATGCAGTTAAGCGGATTCAGTGAACTTTATGATAACATGTCCGAGGAAGACCAAAAAAAGTTCATGGAACTTTTAAAAGCTTCCGAAAAGGAACAGTATGACAATGCGCCGCGCACCAAGCATAAATGCGTAAGGAAAAAGAAAAAATCCCCTAACGTGAAACACGGGAATAGGAAGAAAAAATAATAAATTCAAAACCAAACATACAATGGAATTAAAGGAATTTAATGAAATTTTGGACAGCAACCCAGTAGTGGTTGTTAAATTCGGAGCTCCCTGGTGAAAAAAAAGATAATTTTTAATCACGAAACAGATATTACTTACTATTTATTTATATAAATGGTTAAGTAATATGGGTAAAAAACTGACAAGAGAAGAATTTATAGAAAAAGCAAAAAAAGTCCACGGCGACAAGTATGACTATTCTAAGGTTGAATATATTAATAGTTATACAAAAGTATGTATAATATGCCCAGAACATGGTGAATTTTGGCAAGTACCATCAAGTCACTTACAAGGTATTGGTTGTAGTAAGTGTGGTGGGGTTTGTAGATTAAATAAAGAAGAATTTATAGAAAAAGCATGCAAAGTACACGGTGATAAATACGATTATTCAAAAGTTAATTATATAAACAACCACACAAAGGTATGCATAATATGTCCAGAACATGGTGAGTTTTGGCAAACGCCAAAGGACCATTTAAAAGGGAAAGGATGTATTAAGTGTTCTAATACAGAGAAACATACAATAAATGACTTTATACTTAAAGCTAATAGTATACATAATGGTAAATATGATTATTCAAAAGTAGAATATGTTAATGCTCACACAAAAGTTTGTATTATCTGTCCAGAACACGGAGAGTTTTGGCAAACACCAGATAATCATTACCGCTGGGGATGTACTCATTGCAAAGAAAGTTCATTAGAAAAAGAAGTAGAAAGTGTATTAAATAAAAATGGAATTAAATTTGAAAGGCAAAAAAAATTTTCATGGCTGGTTTATAAAAAAGAAATGCCTTTAGATTTTTATTTACCAGATTATAATGCTGCTATTGAATGTCAAGGTGAACAACATTTTACTCCGTTTAGATATAAGAATGATGATAAGAATTTTAAAATTAGACAAGATAGGGATTTAGTTAAAAGTGTTTTATGTGAATCACATAAGATAAATTTATATTATTATTCGAAAAATGAAAAATATAACGAACTAAATGGTATTAAAATATTTCATAATATTATAAAATTAATAAAAACTATAAAAAATGAATTTAAAAGATTTTAATAAAATTCTAGAAAATAACAATGTGGTCATTGTTAAATTTTCTAGTACGTGGTGTACTCCTTGTAGAATAATGGAACCCATCATCAATAATGTAGCAGAAAAATTTGCAGGCAAGGTCAAAATCATTGATGTTGACGTTGATGAGAGCCCAGAGCTTGCAACCCAGTACAAAATACGCAGCGTACCGACGTTTATGTATGTCAAAAACAAAGAAATCGCAGATAAGAGTGTCGGTGCTATATCCGAAGAGACGCTTGTCGGAAAAATAAACAGTATGATATAAAATCCTGGCTTATGAATACAACTGGTTTAATAGCTGGCTTGATTTTTGCTATTATTTCAATAGTTTTCCTGACTAAAAGCACTGTCTTGCAGACACAAAAGGAAACCTTCGTTATTGACCAAACCAATAGTGAGCTTTATGGTAATAATGAGTGATGCTGAAAGCGCCGCATGGAAGATTTGTGCCATAGCGTTTCTGTTGTTGATAATTTTCATCCTGGTCAAACATGACCCTGAACCAACTAACGTTGACCCACAAGTCATAATTGACACGGTTACGATAACTGATACCGTTTACCAAACCGATACTATCTACATCAATCGTCCTCTTAAGGCGGACACTGTTTATATAACATTAAACAACAACCAAAATGGCGATAATCTATAAACACGGAAAACAAAAATCATTTACAACCATATGTCCCGAATGCGGATGTGTATTTGAATACACTGTAAATGAAATTAACCCAGACAATTATATCAAATGTCCAGATTGTGATAACTATGTCAAACACACAACGTTTTACAGCACACACCCTACATATAAACGCAATAAAGCATTAGAGAACGAAGCAATCGAGGCAAGTTTGTCTTATATCGATTTTGATTCGCTGGCATCCGCATTAAAGGTTATTTCACGTGAAGTTTCGGATTACGATTTTTGTGGAAACAGGTCGGCAGAAGAACTGAAAAAAATTGCAAGGGGACTACTGGAATCGTGCTTTGAACAAATGGAAACACATGGGTATGTGACAAGCTACAAAAACGGTGATATGACCATCGGGTACTGCATTGAAGGCGTATTCAACGTCGAGACATACTATGACTTGTCTGACAATTCATGCTATTGCATATGTTTATATACTATCGCTGAAGGGAGACTATAATTATGGAAAAAAAATTCAAGAAAATATACATCGGTGGCAAAATCACTGGACTTTCAGTGCCTGAATACAGGAAGAAATTTGAGAAAGCCAAAAAAATGGTGCAATCAAAATATCCAGATGCTGAAGTTATCATACCAACAGACCTGTGTCCAGACGACATGAGCTGGGCTGACAGTATGGATATTTGCATAGATACTTTATGGGAATGTGATGCAATCTTTTTTACGCACGATTGGCAAGATTCCCATGGTTCTATGATTGAGAAAAAAATTGCTGAAAAACTCGGTATTGTAATAATTTATATAAACGAAATACTTTAGGATTATGAAATTTTCAGGTGATATTGTAATTACAGACCCATGCTACATTAAAAACAGTAAAAACAGTTGTGCAATGCAAAGGAGTACAATTTACGGCGACTGGTCATGCATGGTCTATCCAGGCAAGCTGGAAGAGAACAAAAAATATGAAGAATGGAATGAACATTATTTCAAATTTTTCAACGATTATAACTTTACGGGCAAGACCAAAGATGAAAAAAAGGCTATGCGCGAAGAATTCAACAAATTCAAAGAAGAATGGAAAAAGAACATTTTGGGTGAATTCTGTGCCGACAGCGGTCAAGTGGGCGTATTTGAATGGGACAAACTTAGTACGGAAGACCAGAAACGGGCACTTGAGCGTCCGTGGTGTGCAACCATAATCAAGGATTTTTCTGGTGAGGTTGAGTTTGAGATTGAAACCCAAGGTGATACCAAATCCGTTCATGTGGTCGGATATAGTTACAATGGGCAGAACGATTTTTTTAGTGTACAAAGTGGATATTGATTGAATATGATAAATGTCAATGTATTAAAGTTGTTTTGTAACAGTGAATCACATAACAAATATTTCCAGGAGCCGTTTCTGGAACAGGGGTTTGTGTGTGCGACTGAAGCCCATACCATGATTGTACTTAACAGGGATTGTGTTGAAGTTGACCATCAGATAAACATGTCAACCAAGAATTATCTAAACACTGTCAAGGAACAGGAAGAGACTTTAGACCAACAGATAGACCAAATATCAGTTTTCAGTTTGAATGAAGCCCTTCAAAAAATTGACGTCGACCATGGTGATTTGCATAGATGTAAAGACTGTGGTGGAAGTGGAACCGTGGATTTTGAATATGTGTCAACGAATGGTCAAAGTTATTCAGTTAACGACACATGCCCTGTCTGCCAAGGTGACGGTATCAACGAAAATTATGTATACTCCCCCTATCACGACGGATGGTTTGACAAAACAGAAACTGCAATTCAAATCAAAGATGTGTTGTTTAATCCAAAATATATTGGATTGGTATCCATAGTCATGAAACAGTTTGGCTGTGATAGTTGTACCTTTAAATACAAGGATAACAGTCATATTACGGTTTTTGATGTTGCTGATGGCGTCAAAATATATGTCATGCCAATATTTCATAGTGATACTTTGGAAAAAATTGTTAAAGTTGATTTGGAACCAAAAATTAAACTGTGTATTGAATAAAACAAACTAATATTATGAAACTAGTAGATAATAAGGTAGAAGAGTATATTCAAGAGCCAGGAATAGAAGGGATTTATAGTGCCATAGCATCCGCAGCCAGAATCTGTTATCAGACCGATGCTGACAAAATGAAAATGCCACCTAAAGAATTTGTTGAACAGGTGCTTTTGAAAAACGGACACACCCGTCCATTGGAATTCGGTACAGTGTATCTTAAGATTCCAAGCACAGCATACATGGAATTAAGACTAATTGACAGCAGGTTGTTTGGGAGATATGAAAAATACGGTGTTCACAAGAATACAATATGGACTCATTCCAAATTTGGCGGCAATTGGTATATTACCACAAATATGCGCGTGATTATGCAAGGTTCTTACGCTACTGACAAGGAAGCGTGGGAACATGGCTATGATGCGAATTGGTTGGATGATGTTCGCGATTTCTGGTGTGAGCCAACAGAACTACATGACAGACGCCGCACCTTTACCATGTGGATGAGCCGTGGGTGCACTGACGACAACAGAACGCATATAACACTGTCGTCAATCTGCGAATCGACCAGATTCTGCAACTACAGCAAAAACAAATACAACAATGAATTGACATTCATTAAACCATACTGGATTAGCGAAGAGACTTTTAAGGCATGGGAAAATGAAGATGAGACATATTTGTCCAATGATTCCATTAGTGACGAGGAGTTTGACAAACGCTGTACGGAATGGATGTTTCTTCAGCGCATGTCCGATGACGAAGACAACTATCTTATTATGGCAAACGAGGGGTTGCAACCGCAACAGCTGAAACGTCTTTTCCCACTAAGTGCCAAGGCTGAATTGAGGCTTTGCGGATTTGACGACGCATGGCAGAATTTCTTCTGGCGGCGTTGTGATTCCCACGCTGACCCAGAATGTGAGATTGTTGCAAACAAAATCAAGGAGATGTATTAATTTCCTTTATTTCCAAAATCTTGCCAGTTAGTTCATTACATTTTGTTAACTCATTTAGCAATGCAGCTAACTGGCATTTGCATTTTTGTTCTGGCGAACATTTGTTGGCGGCATGGCATCCTTCACAGGAACTTGCGCCTTCTCTAACAGTAATTAGGAAACTATGCGTTTTTTTCGGTTGTTTGATTTTAAGTTCTTTCCATTCATTGCTTGAAACGATTGAATAATACAAGTCAGTGTTTGGTTCAACCATTGCAACGTGGGAGTTTCTGTCTGCATAATACAAGACCCAGGGGTCGTTGAATTTATAGTGTGTCGGATTGTCGACACCTAGTTTTTCGAACGCTTTTGTTATTTGTTCGCCTTGTCCAATAACACCGTGTGTGTATACTTTAGGGATGTTTTCGAGCATTCAAAAGGTTTTATTATAATATAAATATTTTCACAACTGAGAAAAAAGTTGTATATTTTTTATGTAAAAAAATCTTTTTTTGAGGAAAAATTGAAACAATTATGGTTATATCGTCATGGAAAAAATAATGAGACAATATATCACTGAGGATTTCGACGCCTATCAGAAGTGTGTGTCCGTATTTGATGAAGACATGTTCACCAATGCTGTGCTGAAGTCTTTCAAGGATTCAAAAACACGCAAACATTACGTTGTCCTCGTAGTAAGCGACATGGACGAATACTATACAACTGAGGAACAGTCAAGTTTTTCGAAATACGGTTATTACCAGCAGCCAGTCGAAAACCGTTATGACAACAGGTTTTTTATCCCTCCAGTAAGTATTGATATTGCAGTATTGATACTTAAGAGCGAATCAATGGCGGTCGACTGTGTAAAGAACGGCTCAACCATCGCATTTGTTGTCACTCTTGACGGAATAGACAAAAGCCACTTCAGTGTGGATTTTGACGCCCAATGGAAACCCTTTAACCCAAATGACCAGTAAACAGTTTGAACGGACGATTCTTGGATACAGTATGGGTGGATACCGTTTTCCCGACATCGGCAAATATTTCCTAAACACCAATGTAAAAACGGTTAACATACATGTTGTAAACAGTAAGTTCGACGAACTTCATTGTGAAACTGGGGTGGAACATGGTCAATGGAAAGAAACTTATTCTGAATTATACAACAGATACAAGGACACACCAGACAGGTTTTCGCGATACATAATAGTTTCCGACACCAATGACAGTACAGTATTATATTGCGGCAAAATAAAATAATCATGAAAATATTAGAAAAAATCAAAAACTGGTTTTCGTCACCTGCATTCAAATTCTGTGTTGGGTTTGACAACCTTGACGATTTCATGGATTATGTCATTAACAATCCACAGTTTTATAACCACTGTCTTTATTATTATAAAGGCAACAAGCAAACCCTCATGTCGATAATCTCACAGGATGGCGAGAAATATGTTCCTGACATGAGCCTGGAATTCATGGAGGAGTGCAGGGTTGAAAACAACACACTGTGTTTTGAGGACGCACTGTTCTTTTCTGATACGATTTCCGAAGTCGTTGCCAAATATTGTGAGCTTGAAATATACAGCCCGCATAAATGGGTATACAAGTCCGACAACACTGGCATACATTACCTCAACAAAGCCGTAATCGGACATAACAACATTTACCTGTGTACTGAATAAAACTTTAATTGAAATATATTATGGCTATAAATCATCAACATTCGGAATACGCCAAAAAGTTGGCTGAATGCAAAAAAAGGGTTGTCGATGTCCAAAATGCAATCAAGTTTGAAAAACAGCTTATCAGTTATTTTATAAAAAACACACCCGATTCGAAAGAACTCATCAAGACCATTGCTCAACGTATTGGTCTGCTACGGCGTGAAAACAAATATCTTAGCGAGGAAATAATAGACATACGCAGCAAAATAAAAACCACACAACGTTTTCAAAACACGCCAGTCGATTATTTTGACCTGCAGCCAATGAGATACCGCATGTATTCAATGGTATTGAGGCAACTTAACCCGATGCAGAAAGGTATACAGTCACTACATGCTGTGGTGGATTACGGTGAAATGGTTAAGACTTTTTCAGTGGATTACAAGCAAGCCTACAGCACTTGGGCTCATAGGGATAAAACCATGATTATCCTTGATGCTGGTACATCCGTGGATTTGATTAATGCAATACATGAACTTATACAGTTAAATATTCCTCATGCGGTGTTTTATGAGGAAGACTTGTATGGCATGAACACTGTTGTGTGTTTCCTTGCTGACGAGCGTGTATGGGACACCAAAAAATACCCGTCATATGAAGAATATGTAGATAACTTCATTGAAGAAAACAAGTTCAGACAGCCTTCACCGATGGCTCCATCGAAAGAATGGTGGATTGAAAATGTATTTAATAACATAGACCCAACTAACATTTTGAGAATCAGAGACTTGATTTTCTCCAAAAAACTGTCAATGTAATCAAAAATAAAAAAGCATAATGTTAGAAAATTATAAAGATGTGGCACTTGATATGATAACACAATTATCACATTTTATAAAGAATCAGCCAATTCTTTCTGTGGATTTTGATATCATTGCTGATAATAGGAATATAGAAGAATTTATACTTTCAAAGGTTGATAGAACGGACTGGGAAGGAAGAGCTTTGAGCGATGATGACATACAGGAACTGTCTTATAACGCATTAAAAAGATTCTATTCCAGTAAAGGATATAATAATTGTGGTCATTCTACCTTTACAATGCGTGTGACGTTTATTGCGCAAAATATTAAATATGGTGATGTTTATGATATTGTTAGCGGAAACCGAGAAGATATGCCTAAAGATTATAAATTTATTGGAAATATAAGACCGTCTGATTTTTATAATGTTTAATTTTTTCAGTAAACTATGGATAAATATATCGACTTTGGAGTGGCACCGTATGCGTTGCCTAAAGTGTGTGAAGCTTTATGGAACAACGGCGTCCATAATGGATTTCTGACAATGGAAGACGACGACATACATGTCAGGTGGAAACATGACACCAACCGAGAACGGAGGTCTTCAACGAATAACGATAATGACTGTAGTCCAGCAAAAATTTAATTTTTTTGTGGAAAAAACTGTCTTGATTTGGTTATATAGTAAATTAAAAATTCGGAAATATGAAATTTGGCGATGACATAATTTTTGACAAAACTCCTGAGACTATCAAAGGATGGGATAATTTGGTATTGGAGGCTGGTAAAAGATATGAAATCCATTACGGTATCCACCAGGGTATCTATATCTATGAAGGCAAGATTGCCGACAATGAAACCAACCGCAAAAATCACCCTTATTCTATCAACGAGTATATGTTCAGAAATTGTGAAACAGGTGAACTGTCATTCGGTTATTACCCACATATTTCACCGTATGAATTCACCTCTATTGTCAAACGCTACAATAAACAATAAGCAATAAAATAGATTATGAAGAAATACACATTTGACGATATAAGAAATAACGGATGGCTCCTGTATGAATATGTGCGCGGAAGCGTAGCATACGGCACCAACACCCCTGAGTCCGACGAAGACCATGGTGGTGTGTACCTTGAGCCTATCAACCAGGTACTTGGACTTGGACTTGATTTCCAGGATGAGATTGCTGATGATAAACATGACAATACATGGTACTCCCTTAAGAAGTATCTGACCCTTCTGCTTTCAAGTAATCCAAATATCCTTGAATCCCTTTTCATTGACGACCGTTTTGTTATCTATGAACACCCGATTATCACTGAGCTTAAAAAGCATCGTCAGGAGTTTGTGACCAAGGATTGTTTCAATTCATTTATTGGCTATGCCATTGCCCAGATTAAACGAGCTCGTGGTTATAACAAGATGTGTGTCCAGCCCATTACAGAACGTAAGGAGCCGCTTGATTTCTGTTTTACTTCATACAAACAGGGTAGTGCCTGTATGAAGGAGTGGCTTGATGCCCGTGGTCTTGAACAGAAGTACTGCGGTCTTGTTTCACTCAACAACATGCCTGACTGCTACGGTGTATATTACGATTTCGGTGCACATAACCACAACAAATATACAGAATTCTGCGAGTTTTATAACGATAAAAAATATTACAATTTTGTGGTTGACGACGTGTTTGATTTATTCCATCATGAAATACGAGAATGGTTCGATAATACCCAAAAACCAATCGGATATCGTGGCATTGTAAAGGATTACGGTGTCAAGATTCCTGTGGATGAAGTAAAGAATAATAAAGAAATCAAGGTTGATAACAAAGGTGATTACTACTTCTATGACGAGGATACCAAAGTTTTAACTGCAGCAAAAATCATTGAAGAGGATGGTGTTAAGTATATCGTCAATGACATCAACAAGAGTGACACTGTGCGTTGTTCTTCAATTCCGAAGAATGAGGAGCCAATCTGTGTTATGACTTATAATAAGGATGGGTTTACCCAACATTGCAATAAATACCACCAGTATCAGGAGTGGGTTCAGAAACGCAGCCAGGTTCGCTATGAGAGCAATCTTGGTCACAATTACGACAGCAAGAATGTGATGCACTGCTTCCGTCTGCTTAATATGGGTCTTGAAATCGCCCAGACTGGCAAGGTTCAGATTTACCGCAAGGGTATTGACGCTGATTTCCTACTTGATATTCGTAACCATAAGTATGAGTATGAATATCTTATAAAGGAACTCGAAAATAAGAAAGATGCACTTGACAAAGCTATTGCTGAGTCAACCCTTCCAGAACATATGGATGCTGAAAAAATGAATCAAATTCTGCTTGACATCCGTTATAAATATCAAATTTATGCTGATGCGGATAATAATCCTTATCTTAAGGCGTTGGTTGAACAATATTACAATTTTAAAAAATAAACAACATGGGGGATTTTAATGAAGTTTATGTTATCCTGTACAAGGACGATAAAGGAACAATCAAACCCGTAATGAACGATGAAGGCGGTATGCGGATTTTCATGACATTTACCAAAGCCTACAACGTTGCTCAGGAAATGTCCCAAACCACTGGAAACAAATATTACCCGCACTCGTTCGAGATTGACAGAACACTTTTTGAGTAGTTTTTTTAATCCAATTAGCTTTATGGAAGAAACAAACAAACCACAAACATGGCTGGATAAAGTCAGATTTTGGCTTAAGTCGAAATTCACTGTCGATGAGATTGTGATGCCAGCCGAAGTCGCATATTGCAAAGCGACTTACGGTGAATATGCCAATGTTGACAAACTGATTAAGATGCATCAGCACAAAATCAACAGACTCATACACGAAAAGGCTTCGGTTACAGCAAACGGCGACACTTTCACCGATTACAGGTGTGTGTATTCATTCCCGTCGGACATGTCGCCTTACATCAACGATATCCTCAAAATATTCAAGGATAACGGGTATGAGATTATCAACCTTTCCGAGAAAATCGAGGATATACAGGACGAGCACGTGTATCTTATCAGCTGGTACAGAAAATTTTTGTGATTTCACGGAAAAAAAGAACAAAATTCGGTTATATTGCCAAATCAATGAAAACAGTAATTTACAATGGAAGGAAATAACAATACCAACAACAACAACGCACTGGTGAGCCTTAAACGCAGTGTGGATTATGAAAACTATATCGCAAACATCAGCGACGAGGAAAAACAGGCTTATCTTGCTATTGCCGAATCTGTGGATATCAACGACAAAACCACACTTCAGGTGTATGGCAGCGAAATCAATTCAACAATTTCACAGTCAAGCGAAGGTATTCTTTCTTCCGCACGTTCCAAAAACAACGACGAGATTATCGCCTGTGTCAACGACACCCTGGCTCAGCTGAACATGGTCGACATCAGCGACCTTGACCCAAACAACAAGTTCAAGGCGTTCCTTCGCTCGATGCCAATTCTCCGTTCCCTGGTGAAGACCGTCGACAAAGTGCTTATCCAGTCCGACACTATCCAGGACAATGTTTCGAAAATCTGCGCCAAAATGGACGCAGCCAAAATTACAGCCAAAAAAGACAACAGTACACTTGAATCGATGTTCAGGAACAACGACGTCAGCATTGACCGTCTCAAGGAGCTTATTGTTGCCCTTAAGCTCAAACTGAAAGAAAATGAGGCAAAACTCAAAGAAATGCAAAACGACCCTGAAAACAGCCAGTGGGATGTGCAGAACATGCAGAACTGGGTCAACGCAATATCCAAGAAAATCGCCGACCTGGAAGTTACCGAGCACATACTTTCAAACAACCAGTTCCATATCATGGCAGCTCAAGCCAACAACGACGCCATCATCGACAAATGCGAGAACATAATCAACCAGGTTATGCCGTTATGGAAAAACGAACTGGCGCTTGCCATCATGATTAACAAACAGAAAAGCGCAATCGATGCGACAAAGATGGTTTCAGGTGCGACCAACCGCATGATGAAGGCTACAGCCAAAAACGTGCGCTACAATTCCGAGGAAACAGCCCGTGCAAGTGAACAGACAATCGTTGAACTTGAGACACTCAAAGACGTCAACAAGCAGTTCATTGAAATGCTTAAAGAAGTCCGCAAAATCCATGATGCTGGCGAGAAAAACCGTGAAACCATGGAACGTGCACTGGTTGACATCTACAATCAGACTTCCCGTGAACTTAAGATGATTGAATCCAAGTAGTAACAAATTGTATGTAACCACATTAAACAATAATGTTATGGAGTCAACAAGTGGTCATCCTATCATGATTGACACTACAGGTAAATATTATGTAACAAGTGGTCATCCTATCATGATTGACACTACGGGTGGATATAATGCATATGTAATGGCTGACAATAAAAAACACAAGAAAAAGACCATGTCAACATCACCAGTTCCCTCACCTGTCGAAGAGAACGTGTCTTTGTCTGATAACAAGAATACATATCAGACAAAATACCTGACCAAACATCGAGCCAAAAACAGGATTAAGACCAAATTCAAGATAGGCAGATATTACTACCAGCGCATCAAACCGAAAGACGGTTCGCCAGACATTATTATCAAATACCAATGTGTAAAGACAATATATTCAGTGAATGACATTGAAATGGGTATTGTCATTATGAAACAGATTACACCTTTTGAAGGTAAAAAATTCACATTGGACAAACACGAATGCCAAAAATTCCATATCAAATTTGAACCTGGCTTGGAAGTATGGCCCATGGACATTAACTGGATTCCCGAAAAAAAGCAAGAAAAACGAAGAAAAAAGTCAACAAAAACGGTTATATAATAAACAACAAATAACAATGAAAAAATACTGTCTTTTATTCATAGCTTTGATTATGCTAGCATCATGCACACCCGCTTATCGCACAATTGAATATACTGAAAACAATAAAACGGAGAACACATCGTCTATGTTTGTCGTGATTGAAGAAACCCAGTACTGGCGAATTGTGTATCACAGAGAGACAAAAGTGATGTATTCCGTACAGCGCGGAGCCGAATCAGACGGACTGCTTGCACCTCTTTATAACCGTGACGGTTCGCTTATGGTCTACAAAAATTAACTTTAGTATTATTTTGGCAAAAATTTTTTTGTGAGTAACAAAAAAAGTTGTATATTTGAATTACAATGAGCAAATTTATTATACTGCACAAGAAAGACACCAATGAAGTGATTGGTTTCAACGTTGATGAAATTGTGTGCTTTACAAGCCACTCTAACACCACCAAAAACAGCACCATCTATCTTAAAGATAAAGAAGATACAGTTTTTGAGGTAAATGAAAAAACGAGCGACATTATCAAAAAAATAGGCGACAGCCGTAATTTCATCATACTTCATTCCGTAACAAACAACGATGAAATCGCCATACCAAGCGACATTATCAGTAGGGTATACAAATCCTCAAACGGAAATACGGTAGTTATAATCACCAATCTGGCGTTTGCTGGAATTGATGTCAACGAAAGCGTAACCTCGATTATTGATAAACTTAATCAATAATTACAGGTTTAAATAACAGGTCTTTGAAATAATTTGTCTAGTGTCGGTTATCCTACAACCCTAAAGGTTAGAAAAGGTAACGAGTTATCGAGTGGTAATTCCCTGTCCATATCAAAACAGGGAATACTACGGGACAAGTCCAATGGTAAAAATTGGATTTAAAAGTAAAGTAGTCTCACTTTAAGGTAGATATGTAAACAAGAGACAAAATACCAAAAAGACAAAGTCCCGTAAGAACCACAGACCGAGTCACCTTAGTATAGTAAGGAAACTGTATTTAGGAAACATAAACTGGTGAAAGCCATAAACGGATTGTGTCGGATTGCACTAATGGTGAATGGAAGTAAGTAGACACCATCATACCTCTGGTAAGTCCAGAAACGTCCCTATGGTTATTAATACCATCCAACTCACCCAGTAGGAGTATGTTTGACTAAAAAACAAAGCTATAGCTCAACTGGCTGTAAAAGGTTGGGTATTCAGCATGAGTAAATAGTTGAGATAAACTAATAAATATCGCCAATTTTACCATTTAACTAGATAACAAACCAGGTAAAATTGTGGCAATGGTTTATGTTAGATGCTACCACATGGAATTGGATAAGGTTAGCGAAAAGTGTTTTGGATGGTATAGAAAGCTCGAACATGGAAAGGAACCTGACGGAATTGAAAGCACATGAAAGGTATGGAAATAATCGGTTTATTTGCCAACTAATATGAGTATGCCGACACTAGATAATTTATATACTGGCCTCGTAGCACGTAACTGGAAGCGTCCCTCTCTCCTAAAGAGGTGCCGAAAGGTCTTGCAGGTTCGAGTCCTGTCGGGGTCACTAATTTCAAACAAAGTCAATTAAAATTATAAGTCAATTAAAAAAATTTCAAAATGAGAACAATTTTTGTTTCAGGTCATCTTGGTAATGACCCAGAAGTCAAGACGACTTCAAGTGGCAGACAATTCACAACATTCAGACTGGCAAACCACGAATACAACGACCCAGAAAACGTGACTTATTGGTATAGTATCACTGTATGGGACAGCGGTCTCCAAAAATGGTGCCAGTCCCTTAAGAAGGGAAGCAATGTCTATGTGGTCGGTACCCCAACTGACCGTACCTACACAAGTACGAAGACAGGTCATGACGAGATTGGCAGGGATATCAGGGCAATCGACGTCCAATATTACGGCGGATTACGCCGCGATGACGACGCACAGGATGCACAGACGGCACCTATGCAAACAGTCCCCTCACAGGAGCCTGTACAGGAAGCCGCCCCCAAAAAGGCTGCCCCAAAGAAAGCCGCCCCGACACCTGAGCCTGTCCCAGAATCAACAGCGGACGATGACCTCCCGTTCTAAAACAACTGATTACATTTAAAGGGGGTGTAATCGCATCCCCTTTAAAAATTTTTGGTTTTCCTGGAAAAAACAGAATAATTTCGGTTATAACATAAATTTTCAACACAAAAAAACAATGAAGATAGATTTCAATAGTTTGGCAAATGCCGTTAAAAACCATTCCAACAGCGAGCTTTCGGAACTTTTCAATTACAAGCTTACCGAAAACGGCGACCTTACACACAAAAGTACAGGTAACCAATTGCTTGATTTGATTTTCCAGGCTGAATATTACCAAAAACATCTCAATGAAGTCAAAATCGGCAACAGTGACCTTGAGAAACTGTTTGCAATGTTCATGCGCGACCCCCGTCATGGCATGAAATACCGTGACCTTGGTCGTGTACTTATGTACCAAAGCGGTTTGTCGCCTGAGGCTGTGGCTTTTGCTGGTCGTTTTGATGACCTTTGGGAAATGCCAAAAGGTCAGGAATTCAACGAAGACTGGCTTAAGTTCCTGTTTGACCAATGCCGTAGCGGAAACGAACTGGCCAAAAAATGGATGCCGCATTACGTCGCGAAGAAAGACGGCAAAGTCGCCAAGAGTACCCTTATGGCTTGCCATATGCGTAACTTGCTTGGCATGACGAAACAAGAGTACAACAAGTTCGTCAAATGCCCCACAGTGGAAAGCAAACTTTCCCAAGGCGAACAGGATGAAATCGAATTCGACAAAATCCCCACTTTAGCCCTTTTGAAATATTGGGCACGTTTCGCTGGCACCAACAAAGCCAAGAAAACCGACATGGCTGACCGCTTCCAGGCTTACCTTGACTCTGTCAAAAAGGGTGAAAAGAAAATGAATTTCTCCACAGCAACGGTATATGACATCTACCGTAAAGCCAACACTATAGACACTGATTTGGCATTCTCCCAGATTGAGAAAATAAGCGGCAACTGGATTCCGATTGTCGACACGTCAAGTTCAATGTTTAATGATGATGCCATGGGTAAGGCTTTGTCTATCGGTCATTATCTTGCCAAAACAAGCACATACTGTCCGAATCAGGTTATTACTTTCAGTTCCGAACCCCATCTCATAACCCTTGGTGACAAATCTTCCTGTAGTTCTAGGTATAGCTATAATTATCTTACATCTTTGCCACAACTCAACGAACATCAGTATAACAAGGAAATCCGTTCAATGTATACTGGTGACTGCAGTAACACTGACTTTGCTGCGGTCATGAAAATACTGAGCGGTCTTAAGTCCGAGTACCCTGAATATCTGATTGTGTTGTCCGACATGGAATTTGACTTCGGCGGATACCAGGAAACCAACAAGGAAACCATGAAAAGATGGCGTGAACGCGGCATCAAGACAAAACTCGTGTGGTGGAATCTCAACTCACGAAACAGAACCTCACCCCAATCGGTTCGTGTTGATGCCAATGGCAGTATCTTCATCAGTGGCTATGACCCGACTATGCTTAAATTCCTGGCTTGCAACTTCAATGCTGAGCAGTTTATCAGCAAGCTGCTTACTGAATACGCAAAAAACATACCAGACGACATGACACTTTAACACCATTAAAAAGAAATTAAAATGAAAAAAAATTTTTTTGACGCCAAAGTCTTAAATACCAAATTCCGTACAGAAGACAGCACAGTCTATTGTGATATGACTGTGAAAGTCAATCTGAGGCATTACGAGGAAATGTTCTTCCAGTTTAACCAGTCATTCATTAAAAATGTTATCGGAACATACCTTCCGATTGTGTGTACAGTCACCAACGCAAACTATTCGATGAATGAACCTGTGGTAGCCAAATACTACATTCTTCCTGGTGGTACAGCTAAGGTACTGGCTTTTAACAGGAAATATTATAAACATGTCCGTGGTAAGGATACGGAATTTCTTCCCCAAGTTGGGGATATCATACCAGTCAGAACCATAATAAAGCCGCTTGGTGAATGTGTCGAATATGATTATTGCGAGACATTCAAGGTTACAGCAAAGGCGGTTTGTGCACCAGAGGATACCTTTGTCCAAAGCATCGGCGAGGAACTGTCATTGCACAGAGCAGCATTGAAGGCTGGTTCAACCATCTGCACACTGTACGGCGCAATCCAGGCACGTGCACAGAAAATGTGGAGTTACCACACTAACCTGCCACCCGTTTTATTGGACTGAGGTGATTGCGCCTCGGTCAAGAAAACCACAACCCCCATTTCACAACCTGACACTGTTGTGTGATACGGTAATTTTCCGAAAACAGCCCGAAAAATAGTGATGTTTTTCGGGTTTTTCTTTATAATATGTTGTATATTTATAATTGAGAATAAACAAATTAAATTAAAATTATATATGAAAAAAATAGTTTTTTTGGCAATTTTGACCATCTTGGGGACAGTGTGTTTTGCCCAAAGAAACACATCTTCACGTTCATCGTCCTCATCAAGAGGCTCTGTTTCCGTTTCAAGGTCTTCGTCAGCCTCACCAAGACAATCTTCTAACAGAAACGGCTACAGCCCATCGTCACGCAACACAGGGGCAGTATATACACCAACCAGACGCTCAAGTCAAAATTCGTCCATAAACAGGCGCTCTGAGGAGCGTTCACATAGTGTGACAACAAATCCTACCAGAAAAGACAGAAACACGCCCAGAAGCCAAAATAATGGCTCATATAGCCGTCCTGAACACCACAGTCCGATAACAGCACCCAAATCTCATGCCCCGCATGGCAGACCGCACGTACATCATACACCACATGGAATGCACCCCATGCCGCCGATGCATCATCCGATACACCATCACAGACCAATCCGTATGCATTACCATCCATGCCATGACTGGGTTGTCTACAACATGTACTGGTACGGATACTGGAGCTATGTCAGGGCATATCCGTTCAATGACGTGGTTGTCTATGTGAACAACAAGTACCCGTCGACCACAGTCGTTGCCGTAAGTACCGACGATACTTATGTGTACACCATTTACAGGGACGAAAGGACAGGCATAACGTATTTCACAATCACCGACCAGTCCGACAATATTCTGGTCAAGACCCAGGTTAACAGAAAGTACTGCAGGATAATGACTGATGAAAACGGCGTTTGGCTGTTGCGCAAAAACAACAGGTATTCAATGTACTTCATGTACCAGGACGGAAACCTTTACCAATATGAAGAGGATTAACCTCCATTAAACGGGCAATACAGCAAAAACGCAGTCGAATAACGGCTGCGTTTTTTATTTTATTTATGTAAAGCGACCCTAACCCTGGAGGTGAAATCTGGGACACTTACTTTGTCATAGGAACCATCCTCTTTAAGCCAGATTATTTTTCTGTCCGCAATCTCATACCCAAGCTGCATTAAACAAAGAGAATAACATGACAATTGGAGTATATAATACGAGTAATCCTCATCGTAAAGGTCGTCAAAAGGTTCCAAAGCCATTTTGCCAAATTCCCTGGAATAATCCTTATATAACGACTTGTTGGTGTTATGTGTAACCAACAGCATTTTATCTGCTAAATATGTGTGAGTTGGACTGTCAACTTCAATACATCTTGTCGGTACACTATCACAAGCGGTAATTGATGATATAATTCTGCACGTATCATAACTTTTTTTACTTGGTTTAATTTCAACACGCCTTACCAAAAACGGATAAATATCGGTTGAAAAGCACACATCAAATTTATCAAATATTTTTTTCTTTTTACAATTGTTACATTTTCCTTTTGCTTTTATTACCGTAGGTTTAATTCCTAAACTTGTTAATAATTTACACACAAATTCAACTTGGCTTTCTCTAGTTGTTGATATACTGAACCGATTTCGTGTTTTATTATAATACCCATCAGTATCCATTATACCTTTAAGTAAATCAAGCCTTTGCTCATAGGTTGAATTTACAATATAACAATCTGGAATGTGTTTGTTTCCACATACGCCTAATTTTTTCAGTTTAGTGTATAAACCAAAAACACATCTAGTTTTTGCTTTCCCGCAATGTACACCGTCGTTTACATTTTTACCTACTTTATAACCTCGTTTTTCAATCTCATTGAAAATGCCATCATACATGTTTGTAATATAGCCCGCTTTTGAATGCCCATCACCAAGCCACACACCAAACACATACGGGTCAATAGGTAGTTCAATCAGATTAGTGTTGCTAATCGGTTTATTATTAGATATTCTGACAGCATAATAGCTGTTTTTTGATTTATCACCAATCTCAGATAGGTATTCTTGAAGTTCTTTGGTAGTCATAACTCTGTCGTTATCCCATTTTTTTGAACTAACTAACCATCTGTGGTCAATATCACACACAATGCTGTAATTATCATTAAATGTGATTTTCATACAAGGGTTATTATGAATATCAGATATGTGCAATATTCTGGTCTCATTTCCATCCTTATCGTATACAATATCGTTAATGGTTAGAGTACCCATTGTTTTAAAACCTTTGGTTGTTAATATTGGGGTATCCAACGGAAGACCTTTCCAGTCATATAGCAACAGTTTCCATTTGCCGTCAGGTGCTTTGTACGTAAACAGCATGTCGAATGTTCCAGCATACGGAATTATATCGCTATAATTCGGATTGATGCCCATATAAACCTGAGCTTCTGGCATTACTGGATATATTGAATCGATTGTGAACAAATCTTCGTAAAACTGCAGGACACCTTCCTGTTTATTTGAATAAGGTATCAGATACCCTTTTTCGTATTGGGGTTTTACTATGGGGGATATTTTTTCTGGGTGACCCATGAAGAAATGCATAAATCCTTCGCCGTAGAGATGGGTCGAAGTTCCATTGTTCGTGGCTCTTACATTGTTTTCCTCCCACATTCGCAATACAGCCTCTTTTTCCATTGCATGTTTCAAGGCATATTTTTCAGCCTGGTAGTCTGTCTCAAACTCTGGTTTGAATTGATGAGTCATTGCTGACACACTAGGCAATTCCACAACGCTCCCATCGTCATTATGCACATAATATTTATGAGGACCTTCCTGAAATTCCAGACGTTTGAATGAATTTATAATATTATCCCTTATTTCCTTGACTTCTGGCGGTTCAGCGTGGTTTCTTTCCTCAATATCTTTAATGTTCAGCATTCTATATCGTGTTTTTTAAGCATTATTTTCAGTTCGTCTATCTCGTTCACCCTTTCCGAAAGCATATCGTCGTATTCCATAATCTGCCTGTTCAGCCACTTTATTTCCTTCTTCATCTCTGTGATATCACTTTCCTTGTACAAATCCCGATAATGCACATAGTTGTAATAGAGTTTGTCCATCAGCTTGGTTTCTTCATAGTCGAATTTCCCGTCATGGAGTTTTTTCGCCTCTTTAACTATTCGTATGCCGTAAGGTGTCACATATACAAGCCCAGCATGCTCTGGAACATCTTCAACGGATATCAACCCGTCTGGAACCGCATAGTAGAAATAGTTCGGACGACCCTTTGGCAATCTGCCCTCTGCTATAATTACGTGCTTGTTGTGTTTTTTCGAGTCGTTCAGGAAATCCTGCTTCGATATTTTGATTTCACATTCATAGGCAATACCTGACCGTGTTATTGTCAGGTAGTCACTTTCCCAATCATAAACATACAAGTTGTATAACTCATATCGTTTTGTTGACTCCGACAGGAAAAACTTCCTCAGACACTGTTGTATCTTATACTCCGTCCATTCGGTCTTTTTCTTGACCCCCATTACAGATACTTTTTGTATGATTTGCTGTATTCGTCCATCGTTGTGCCGTATTGTCGGCTTTTGGCATAGCATGAATTCAAATGCTCAACATAAGCCTTTCTCGACGGTTTCTTCTTCCCGAAACAGGCATAGTCCCACATCACTCGGTCAATGACGCACGACTCCCAGTTGTTGTACATCCCATACCCTTTGTAATCCTGGTTTTTGATTTGTGTTGTCCTGCGCTTGTTTGTCTTTTTCATGCCAACAAGGTTGTTTGCATTCTTAGCCACGTCAGAAGTGCCGAAACAGCTTTCAGTCTGAATTTGTGCCATTATTATGTCGGGGTACCAAGCCTGAAGGGAGTTCAACAGCGATGCGACACTGTCCTTGGTGATTTTCTCGGTCGAATTGTGCGGTGTCATGTGATACTCCCCAGCCTTGACAGCCAAAATCTCGTTTTTGTTTATGTAGTCCAGCGAGTCAATGCAGTTGCCCAATGAATCTATCTTGTCTTCATATTTTCCGACTAATTTGGTATACCTTGTTGCGTTGGAAAAACTAATGCACAACAACGATATTGCAAGTAACACGAAAAAACATGTAATCCAAGTTGCACCTTTCACAAAAGCCTTGACTTCCCCAGCAAACCATTTGCTGAATACCACGGTGTGTTTCCATATGAGCTTTGCCGTGGATACAATCGCCGATTTCCATAAAGAGAAAACTTCTTTCATTTCTATGTCTTCCATAATCTGATATTTTTGAAATTTACATAGGAATAACCGAATTCAATCCATTTTTTCTGTATTAATATACAAAAAATTTGTTAATTGAAAAAATGAAAAAAAGCGGACAATATTGTCCGCTTAATCCATATATCCAGTATGTTTGACTACTGTGACGTGAAGATGGTAGTTTGAGTGTTATACCGTTGCGTTTTGAGTTGTCCATCCTGAAGGTATGCCACTTGCACCAGTAGTCCAATCTGTCATAGATGCTGCTTTAACAAATGTACCTGTCGAGGCAACGCCACTAACCCAGGCAAGGGTACAATCTGATGCTGATTTATCAGTTGCCAGACATTTAATGTAGTTAAGGTTAGAGCAATAATAGAACATATCATGATAACAATGTTCAGTCAGTGTTGTTGCAGGTAAAGTAGGTGCGGTCGCTTTTATTGTTCCATACTGTTGACCTTTTCCTGCAGAACGCAACAGTCGTAAACCATGTTCGCATAGTCTGCCCGCAGTTTTGTCAGTGCATGAGTCAGTTTCCTGGCTTCCCTGCGGTACTTAACCATCAACGATAGTGATACCGTTGTTGTTATTAATGCGATTAAGACAACCCATGTCATAGATATTGTTGTTATATATATAATAAATATCATTACAATGGAAAATAAAAAAGCCGCCCGATTACGAGCGGCTTTTCGTGTTGATGATTGGATATTATTGTTGTTCTTTCTCTTTGTCCTCAACAATAAGAGACTTGGCTTTTGTCGGTGTTGGGAGCAACCTAATCCATTCCAGTATTTTCTGCATAAACTCATATGACCAGGTTCCGTTAGCCACCAGTGCACAGCACACAAAACTGCCCACAAACAGCAACCAACTTGACAGGCAGGTCAAGCAGAACGCGGTGAATATTCCGACGTTATAGTAGAGACCAATACCCAAAACACATGCATTGCAAATGAACGAGGCAATGAATGAAAGCAGGTGTCCTGGCCATTTCTTGTTTTCGGATACGGGAATCTTGTACCATTTCTTGTCAGCTGACCAGTTTTTGAAAATCTGGGTTAAAGCCACAACCAAAGCAGCCAGTCCCATAAAACTGTAAACCGCAGCAGTCAACATTTCAATTGTAATCATGATTTATATGTTTAGTTAATTATTAGCTCATAAACAACACTATCAATTTAATATATAACCGTTATCTTTCCAAAATTCTTCATCAAATATTGTCATAATTTACTGATAATTATTCTTATTTATATATTTTTAGCAATAAAAACTAATAGGAACACGACAATAAAAACTAATAGGAGGTCAACTTTTATTTTGAATTTTTGTACCCCCATAGGGATTCGAACCCCAATTCTAGCTTTAGAAGGGCCATGTCCTTCCGTTGAACGATGAGGGCAAAATTTAATCCCATCCATATTTCAGAATGGGATATTATGTTTGTTTAGAAATTCTCTACAAATTCGCCAGTTTTGCTGTCGATTGCAGCACATTCATACATGTTGCCAAAAATGTAATAAGGTGCTGTTGGGAATGGTGGGAACAATGGCTGGCGGATAACCACAAAGTTGGAATGTGGCTTGACATAGTCTGAGTTCATGTAGATATCGTAAGCGTCGGCGAGTGTGAAATTGATACTGTCAATACCCATATTCTGGTCTTCCAACCAAATGTCGTTTACAATAAGAGTAAACGTGTAGTCAGTCTTGTTGGTGTCGATTGTATAGGTGTGATAGCTCTCAATGGAGTTTGCGTATTCAACCAGTTTTCCGATTTCGCTAGTATCAGCAAAATGGTAAATCATAAGCGACGTATCGCTGTACTGGAACACGTTCATGACCTTGACAATCATGTTGTCACCATCAACACTGTCGAAAGTGTTGTTGTAGTTCACTTGACATTCATAGTGTCTCACACTGTCACCGTACATGCTGACCGCAACAGCTTTGTCGGCTGCCATAACGGTATTGGCATCATAACCGTTGAACACGGCTTTCTTGTGACCGCAGGAGTTGCATGACATCATGCCCATCATAGCAACACCCATAAACAGAATTAGAATTTTCTTCATAAAAGTTTATTTAAATTTTATTAGTTATTATTTAATTAAATATTCTAATTTCTAATATACAAATTTTTTTTCAAAAATTAAAAAGAATGTCCGTCGTTGACCACCGTAAAGGTTAGAAAGGAAATTATCGGCAGTATCATGGCTCCAATCAATGTACCAACAAGCGATTCTTCCGTAACCACCCTGGTTTTGGTTTTTGGCGGGTTTGTGAACAGATTACATAAAGTATCACACAGTTCCGCGTTTCCAGAACAACCGACCGTTATCTGTTCCACATAAGGGATTGTCCTCACTTCCGTAATTGCCCTGTGGCGATACCGCAAATCAAGCAAAACAGTATCCTTTCCTGACGAGAAAACATGTTGTTCATGTGTGAAATATCCAATTGGCGTATATTGGTCTTCAGATACGTAAAGGGTTGTGTCAAGCGCGTTCGCATTCACCCAGCTGTAACCATATCCGCTGGAAACCGACAGCATATTGTTCTTGGCTTTGGTGAAATCATCCTGCATTGTCACATCATACGTCGCATGGCAACTGGCAAAAACTAAACATAAAAGAATGATAATTAATTTCTTCATAAACAAATTGATGATTGGTTTAAAAATACAAATTACAAAACAATAACCGTAAATTGAGTAATTTTTCAGTGAATTGCAGAAAATTGTTTTTGTGCCACTGGTCGGAATCGAACCGACAACATGACGCTACCCCTAAAATAGCCGACTTTCCCACTTTGCCCACAGTGGCATTATTTTATTATATCGTATTTTTTAATCCATTTATTAACAGTGTTACCGCTAACATCAAAATATTTACCAGTTTTCGTTTTATTCCAATTAAACTCATTTAATTTATTAACTAATTCATTTTTGGATGGTATTTTAGCAACATGAGCATGAGCACAATTTTGTGAACAGTAATTTTTTTGGTTACTTTTTAATTTTTTCCCACAGTGTTTACAATATCGTATATTTTTTTCTTTTTCTTTCTTTTGCCTTTCGGTATTATTGTCACCAGATAAACACTTTTCTAAAAGGGTTGTATTAACCACATTTTTTGATTTATTGTTACTATTACTATATTCATGTGCCAGTGAATGACAATTAGAACATAATATTTGTAAATTTTCTAATCTGTTATCATTATGGTTACCATTAATATGATGCAGTTCTAATGGTATTTTTTTACCCATCCATTCTGTTAATCCGCAACACTCACATCTTTCATCTTTAAACCCGTTTTTTATTAATTTTCTTCGTAACGTAGATGCTGATACATTTATATTCCCATTAAAATATTCCTCCATAAAGGTTCTACCTTCTAAATGTGGAATACCTTTTCTGTTAGGGTTTCCCTCATATTTAATTCCAAACTCTTTTAAATACTTATTTAATGTTTCATATTTAACACCTAAAACTCTAGCAATTTCAAATTTAGGTCGTTTATTTTCTATCATTTTGTTTATAATACCCAAATTTTCTCTTATATATTCCCTTTTTTCGTTCATAATATTTAATCTTTATATCAATAAATATCATAAACTTTCAAAAAGTATATACGTTTTGAAATATTTTTTATTAAATTATGCTTATTTATTTGTTGACCCAGGAGGATTCGAACCTCCGTTATCAGAGCCAGAATCTGACGTGCTAGCCACTACACTATGGGTCAATAAAAAACAAATACCTTATGACACCGCGCTGATTTAACGTTTTAATCTTGAATGTGGTCTCAAGCAGAGGCATCTTATCCAAGGGAATTCCACCCAAACGCATTTACCGTTTAACCACTCCGTCGCTCACGGTTCTTATTGTCTAACGATTGATATTTGCTTTGTAGCTCAGGTGGGATTCGAACCCACAGAACTCTTCATTTTGAGTGAAGCGGATATTCCAGTTCTCCTACTGAGCCATTAATCATATATTATGTTTTTTCTTCCATTTTCTAACACAAGCTTCTGTTACGCCATATATGTCACCAATTTCCTGATTGGTTAAACCATTTTTAATGTGATTAATAATTATGCTATCTTCAGGTAATTTTTTTGTTGACTTATGTGAACATTCAAGTGAACAGTACGTATATTCACTTTTTTTAAGTTCTTTCCCACATACAGGACAAATTTTTTTCTGTTTTGACTTATTCTTTTTTTGTTCAATTATACCAAAAGTTTTAATAGCAAATTCTTCACCATATGCTTCTTTTACTTTTTCATAACGTTCAATTTTATTTAGATTTCTACGTTTAGGTTTATCTACATTTTTCCCACAAAAATTGTCAGTTTGTGCATGACAGTTTGGACATAATATCTGTAAATTTTCCAATCTATTATCTCTTCTATTACCATTAATATGATGTAGTTGTAATGGTATTGGTTCTCCATTCCATTCAGTTAGTCCACATTTTTCACATCTTTCTTCTTTTACTCCCTCATTGAATAAACGATTTTTTAATGTGTTAGTGTTGTCATAATCTGAATTTTCAATTAAAATTTCATCAAGAGACTTCTTTTTTTTATCCATTGGATTAAAAATCATACCAACATTCCAACCTTGACCTGTAAAATGTGATACATCAATTCCGTATTCATCGATTGCTTTGTGTAATCTTCTGTAATTAGCCCCAAAAGCGCCCAATCCTAAATAGCGACACATTCCAGCAAAACTAAATGAATTTTTAGCAGCATCTCTGTATTCCTGTTCCGTTCTTTCATTTTTCTTCATTTCTCAATATTTTTACTTATATATAAATATCAAGAAATTAAAAAAAGAGTAGACACGCATAATATTTTTTTTACATGTCTACTTATTTTAGACTCTCGTGTCTACCAATTCCACCACCTGGGCATATTTAGTGACCGAGGAGGGATTCGAACCCCCGAATCCGAAGTTTTGCAGACTTGGCCTTTAAACCACTCAGGTACTCGGTCATTATGGGGAGCATCTACCATTGGCTTGATATTCTTTTTTGCTTCTCCCCGAACATCATACAAGTAAATATATTCAATGTAAAATGTTGTTTGTACCCAGGGTGGGACTCGAACCCACAAGCCCTTTCGGGCACTTGGTCCTTAGCCAAGCGTGTCTACCAATTCCACCACCTGGGCGTACTTGTTACTTGTTTAAGGAGTAGAACACGATACACTGGAAGACTCTCCTCCGACTTTCACGGACATCTGGCTTTTGCCAGAGGCAATCTGGCTAATGACCAGTTTGGCTCGTCACCGCTTAATCAAAAGTCATTTGCATTTTCGCCTAAAAATTCGCTGCTCTAGGCTCAAACGGCACTGACAGCTGGTATGGCGTAAATGTTAACCTCCAACCTCTTTGTGCGCCCGACAGGATTCAAACCCGTGTAGTACCGTTTTAGAGACGGTCGCCTAAGTCACTCAGCCACGGGCGCAATTTGATGCCGTTTTGGAAAGGTCGGCATCATGCCTTTTTGCGAGATTTTCATTTCACTAACTGCAGTTTCTTGAACAACTCGCCGTCATTCTCTACTGCAATTGCGGTTATTTTGTTTGCCAGGTCGGGTTCTCTGAATATCGAATAGTCGATTTTGCCTCGATTTAGTTTTTCTACCCATTCGTCAACATCGGCGTAAAGGTAAATCAGATAGTTGTTTTTCCATCCAGTGTCATGCTCAAGCAGCCATTGTGCCACAGCATGACCTCCCTGCACGCACCCGTAAACAGGGTCTAAATCTTTTGAAACCAATACATACAGTCTTGATTCACTCTATTCGTTCGGGATATACGCTTTGACAAAATTATCAACCCCATCAAGGAATTTTTCAACAAACCATTTGTCCTTATCGGTTCGGTCGGTTTTGAACACTCGTTTTGCTTCTTCGACCACCTTATTCAGATACTCGGCTTTTTTATCCTTGTTTTCATCAAGCCACAAATAATGTTTGACTATGTAATAAGCGGTATTTGCCTGAAACAACCATTTACTGTTCTCCCTTTCATTGTTTTGAAATTGTGCTAATACAATACAATCGGTTTTATTGTGTGAACTTCTTGTTGTTTTCCTGATTTCCTTTTGTTCATTAGCAACCTTTTTGATTACTTCCTTGAATTCAAGGATACCGTCTTTATTGTTAATTCTTTCAGTATTGATGTTGCTGTTCAACTCCGTGCTTTTTTCTGCATTGTTTTTACTATTGAAAATTTTTAAGATATTCATTTTAATTCTAATTTAAATTTATTATTAATTGTTTTTGTTTTATTTAACATCCAATCATTTTCATTAAATTAGAATGTTACGGAGGAGCATTAATATCAACCTACGTGAATTTCATCTACATAAAATCTGTGCCCATAAACTTTAATTTTTATTTGTTATTATATTTGTCTATATGTAATATACAATTTTTGTCTCATATAAGCAAAAATATTTTCATTCAAAATACGATAATGCTTCATAGTTATACCTTACAAAAGGCAGTTCACGATTACACATTCCCTGTAAATTCTCAACCCATTCATCCATTGGTAACTCGGCACGGATAAAACAATTGATTGTACGGCAGAATAACTCAAATTCTTCAGCAATATTCTCTTCAGTGGCTAAACGGTCTACTTGAAGTTCGACTGCCTCATTAATGTTTGACACAAACATTGAAGAGAAAAAACCATGCAAACCATACCTATCGGCAAATTCTGAAGCATAACACCAAATACCGATAATAGTTCTTTGCCTTAACAAATCAACATCACTGGATTCAATTATGTAATCACAGAAAGTAGGGTCAAGCAAACCTCTTGGTGTACCATGACCGAGTAATATCACAGGACCTTCATCATTACGGATAGCATCCATAATGGCACGTCTATCCCCACGTGTCGGAGTATAAAACAACGTACAATCCAACCCATCGTAAACCCTTGCTAAGTCTACAGTGTCAAACCGTGTATCCATGTGTACTACTACCATAACAACTTATTTTTAATCTTCAAAATTAGAACATCCGATGTTTCTCCAATCCGTACTAAGCACAACCTTTCCATTATATGGGCATTCAAGTGTGCCGAAGTTGTCACAAGCATTGCAGAAATTCTCAAATGTTTCAATGCTAGTCATTTCTCTGTCAAGGAGATATTCCTCCATGTCCTCTTTTGATATTTTAGCCATTTCTATTTTTTTTTGATATATAACCAGATTTTGCATATTTTTTCCTTAAAATTTTGGGTGACAACTGGGGCTCGAACCCAGAATTCAACATCCACAATGTCGCGTGTTACCATTACACCATAGTCACCATGATTAAACAGTATTTATTCAAACAGAAAAGGATGTTCACTGTGTTGGAGTTCGCAACGATTGAACCTGTCAATAAGTTCCTGGTATCTTTTTCGTTGATACTTTCTTGTTGCATCCTGTCTTTCATACCAATACTTGTAATACTCACGTGACCTATATTTCAAAGTCACGCTATATGGATATGTGGAATAGCCTATCCACAAACTTATCCAACACATATTGTAGCAATTAAAATTGTTCTCATCGTAGAACTTTTGGCGTACCAAATTGTTGTATCGACGTACTTCATTGGTTTCGGTGTGGAATTCCTTTTCTGATATACCATTTTCAATCATTGATTTAGCCCTTTTATAGCCAAAACATACTGCCATACAACCAAAAACGGTTTCACTGTATTCTCTTCTGAATTTATAGACAGTCACAGGTTCACCATATCTAATGGTAATATCCCTTGATTTGGTTTTCCTAGGCTCTTTGCATAGAATACCATCCTCATCTACATAATAATCGGCAATCCAATAGCTTCTGTATCTTCTGGTTTCAATTAAACCACGAAAATATTGAATCAATTCATACTTTGTCTCACTGCCAACATGTTTTTTTGACAAGGATTTCTTGAATTTTGAATAAACATCGTTAAAAGGTTGTCCTACATTTTTAGCGACAAAACCTCTTAACCATGAATAATAGCCATGTCCACAGACATGATAGCAATCCCAGGAGTCGTAATCTGAACTTCTCCTCATCGATTCCTTCATTGGAAGGTTCTCGGCTTTTTCTAAATTTTTAATCTTCATGTTTTTATGTAATTTGTATATTACATAAAACCACATTTAAATTTCAAGTTCATAAAAACTGTTTTAATTTATTATAAAAAATCAGTCCTGTGGGGTAGACTCGAACTACCGACCTATCGCGTATCAGGCGATTGCTCTAAACCAACTGAGCTACCACAGGTGTTAAAGCCGTCGGTTCACCAACCCGCATCTCCTCCCCCTGGAGGCGCAAATTTTTACAAGTTCCTCACCTTTACCCATGCCGCACTGTATATGGTCACTACCCAGTGTCAGGATATGGTTTGATTTCCTTGACGGTTTTTATGCTAAAGCTTCGAGGGCAGGGAAGGATTCGAACCTCCGACCTACGGGTTGGTGACCATAGAATTTTATTAATTGCTGTACGACTTTCAATCGCCAAAAGTCATTCATTACGTCGCTCTAAACCAACTGAGCTACCTGTCCAAATAGAGTATATTTTAACGGTTACGGTTATACTCCAACCGATTGTGGTCATCTCAATTGATTAACGAGGCGATTAATGCCATAACCTCTTGTTCCAGACTCACCGTATTGTCTGAAACAAACTGCCTTACTGATATTTAACGCTCTGTGAAGGTGCATACCAGGCGGGGTCTTGTTGTCACCATTTCCTATTGGAAACAGCCAGCAGACGCGCGAAGTTCTGCTTTATACTCGCAAGGTGGTCTTCCCAACTACCGCCTATCACGAGTTGCGAATTAATTCGCTTTGCCAAGTCGGTCGTGCCCTGGGATGGAATTGAACCACCGACGCGGGGCTCTTGCCCCAATCACCAGACAGGGCTATGTGTTCAAAACATATTTAAATTCTTCTAAACTTTCAATATCTTCTAACTTATATAATTTATTCTCATATAATAATTTTGGTGTATAACCTAATTCAATATATTTTTTAAACTTATCTACTACGTTTTGTTTTAAAAAAGTAACCCTGGATTTAACTTCAATAATTTCATTAGATTTGGGGAGATAAAAATCAGGTATCGCCACTCTTTCACTCTGTAATACTGTATCATAATATAATATTCTAAGACTTTCTACCTCATAATGAATTTTTTGTTTATCTAATTCTTCAGCATATTCTAATTCATATGAGCTTCTATAATAAATCTTATTGTTATCCCATGTTATATGCCACCCGTGTTTAAATGGATAAGTATTAAATGCATTTTGGGGCGTAACTTTATTTCGTATAATCAAGTTTATTTGACTTTCTCTTTCATTTCTTACCTTTATTCCCAAATGTTTTAAAATATGAGTAATATTTTCAAAAGTTTTGGGATAATCATACTTTTCTTTAAGTTCCCTTGAATTTAATCCATTATTATAATATTCTTCTTCTAATAATGCTTTTGTTTTATAATATTCATTATATACATCTTTTGTCCCATACGTATTAATATTAAATCCAAAATAGGTTAGATTTTCAAAAAGAGCATGACTATGTTTACAAATTTCATTATGCTCACACACCTCTTGACCACAGCATCTACACACTTTTTTTATTGTTGGTTTGTTTATCTTTAATTTTTTTAATGATTCGCTAATTTTCTTCTTAGTTATTTCACTATGTTTACTATTTTTATTACGATGTGAAATGGAACAAGAACATGAACAAAATTTATTACCATATTTTGATGTAATCTCTTTACCACATTCTAGACAGTATTTCTTTTTATATGAATTTAAGTCAAACCCAATTTCATCAGCAACCTCCTTGATATGCTTACATCCTTGTGAATTGTCACTTATTCCAAAATACTTGTGAATATCACCCTTCTTTTTAAATGAGGCAAATAAATTGTAAACCTCTTGTTTCTTTTCTTCTGTACTAATGTCAATCTTATTCATATTAATAATGCCTTATATAATATAAATAGTATCTTCTGCGGAAAAATGTGGTTTTGAACTTAAATTTTCAAAAATTTTTGTGGGGCGAGGATTATCGAAAATACCGCCTCTGGTTTTTCAGACCAGCGTGACCAACCAACTACACCATCACCCCAAATAAATGCCCTGAGCTACCAGGGCAAATTCATTAATATCCCTGTTTTCCGACGAATGAAGATGCTTTGCAAAGTTTTTCGGATAAATCCCCCAGAGCTTCATAAGTTACGGTCTTATACCTGTACACAGAGCGCAGATTTACACTGAAAGCCAGAAACAGCGCACAGACAATATTAATGGATTAATGAAAAAATAGTACCCGTTCCAGGATTCGAACCTGGGTAAAGAGTGACAACGGTGCCGTCCTTAATCTGCTTTTACTCACTCCTGGTTGCTCTCGTTTTACGGCATGTATCTTGGGCTTGCCTGTTCTAACCTGACTGAACTAAACGGATACATTCCCCACATATCGTTTGGGGACACCCAACGCCACTTTACCTATAAGTGTGTAACTACCTATGCTCACAAACTTCCATAGGCGAAGCTCCAGCAATCGAACGTTATTAAACTGGGTGATTCCTGCTGGATTCGAACCAGCGTCTCTAAAACCGACTATTACCGCACGCTTCTGTCATGTTAACCTTTACGTGCGACGCTCTAACCACTGAGCTAAGGAATCAGAAAGTGGTCCCTGAGGGACTTGAACCCCCGACCCGCTGATTATGGTTTATTTCTTTATGATACCTCAAAATTATGAAACAAATCATAAAAAATTAGTGCAAAGAGTGAGAATCGAACTCACACCTACTTCACAATCTTAGCTGTGATGTCGTACTACCATTATACGACCTTCACGAGTCAGCCGCTCTAACCAACTGAGCTAAGGGACCGTTAAAAAAATGTTACAATGTACCGTTTTAATATATAAACTATGTATTCCGTTCTCCACAAGCCTCAACTCTTGCTTATTATCACCACGGCAACAAGACCCTTTTTATTGGTGTGGAACCCACCCCGCGTTCTCATCGTGTTTCATGTACATTTTAATGCCAACTATGCAGTTATGCAACTCTGCAAAATAACATTTTTTGCTGGGAAGGCTGGATTCGAACCAGCGTAACGGGCACCCAAAGCATGTATAGAATCAATTGCTGTCCGACTTTCATAACCAAAAGTCACCATTTATCCGCGTCCTACCACTAGACGACTTCCCAATATTTGTCTGCCTCTATCCCCACTATACAGACTCGTTGCAGTCCCTGGAAACAACTCCAAGTTAATTTCAATCCGACTTGAACGGATTCAGTGGGGCTTGAAACCTTATCCTTATGCAACGTTTGCTAGCATTTTGCAGGAGTGGCTGGAATCGAACCAACATCTACGGTTTTGTCAAATATTGTCTATCTCTAAACAATATTCGTTGATTTAAGCCTCTCTCAGGAGCCACCCTGTACGGAGACCGTCATTCTACCGTTAAACTACACTCCTACAGTTGTACCATTCACCTTATTCGAACGGTACCAATGTCACCAAGCATCTTATTTATATTTTGTGGTCGGATAACATGGAAGACGACCCCATTGCGGAGGGGGTGGGATTCGAACCCACGAGACACCGAAGCGTCCTAACAAATTAGCAGTCTGTCCCCTTCACCAACTTGGGTAACCCTCTATTTATAATATCTTTTAATTCTTGTTGACTTTCCACGATTTAATCCCATATAGTTTTCAGTCATAGCATGACAATTTGGACATAAAACTTCTAAATTTTCTGGTGTGTTATTATTACAATCACCATCTTTATGATGAATTTGCAATATTGTATTACCAGTTACTTCATTATATCCTTCAAAACCACACTTTTGACATTTATATTTTGTTTTATCAAAAAGGAATTTTCTTATACTATCACATAATCCAGAGTTTCCGTTTATTTCTAAATTTCCTTTCAACCATTCCTCTATAAGTTTTTCCTGTTTATACTTCGTACAACACGAATTTGAACAAAACCTTCTTTCAGAATCAGTGGCTTTAAATATTTTACCGCATTCAACACATACTACTTCATATCCATTGTTTGAATAATAATATTTATTTCTACAGCTTTTAGAACAAAATTTGTGTTGTCTACCAATTAACGGTTTACCACAAACAACACAATATTTATCCTCTTTCTTATTATGTTTTTGGTTTTTCCTTAATTTTGATGCAACTTTTTCATATACCGATTTATCACGCTGTCTATTATTATAAGCAACCGCACATGATTTGCAACAAAACTTGGTTTGGCCTTTTTTTAACTCAGCACCACACTCCAAACAATATCTTGTTTCTTTCTTTTTATATGAACTTAAATCAAAACCAATCTCATCAGCAACCTCTTTTATATACTGACAACCTTGCGAATTGTCACTTATTCCATAATACACATGTATTTGTGACTTATTCTTGAAATTTTTGAATAAATCATAAACTTCTTGTTTTTTTTCTTCCGTGCTAATATCAATCCTATTCATATTACTAAAATCCTATATAATATAAATAGTCTCTTCTGCGGAAAAATAATGATTCGAGTAAAAAAAAAAAGTTACAGTCGCGGAGGGTATAGGATTCGAACCTACAGGGCTGTAACACCCAATGCTTTTCAAAAGCACCGCAATCAACCGCTTTGCCACCCCTCCAATTTGTGCGTCTTAATACGGTTTACCGCACACTCTATAAATGCTTCGGAGTCTCCTTCATCCGTATCTTCCAGTGCATGTCCTATCTGATTGGGTTTGAATATGCTCTCAAATACCCACAGAGTCAAAAGACCAACGTATCGCTATCTGGCTTCGAATAAGACTGTATTCTTATAACCAGCTTATACTTCATATTACATCCACGTTGGTATCGTAATACAAAGGGAGTTTGTAGTCATTTAGCATCGGAAGACCAAACTTTTCCGAAAATTAATCCGATGGCTGGGCGCGACCCAGCAACTTGAAAAAAACCTATATCGAAATTCTTGCAAGTAAGCATAATAGCGCTACTCCTGCGATGCCCGCATTTCCCTGCGCTTCTTGATTCACCACCAAGTATTAACGATAGTTTGGGACAACTGGCTCTATACTATCAATTACACAAATTTCAATTTAGGTTATATTTTTTGTTATCTGTCAATCAATTATTTTTAATGCTTGAATGTAGAGGACCTGGGACTCGAACCCAGACGCACTAGGCATGGGAGCTTAAACCCCACGTGTCTGCCAATTTCACCAGTCCTCCAAAAAAGAAAACACCAGAAAAGCTCTTGCTTCCACGCTGGTGTGCCCGCTTCAACGATGTACCACTATAGTCTGGCGCATCGTTCCCACCTGGTCATACAAGGCAATGGTCATTGGTCAGCCACGTCTGTATAACACACAAACGGTCTGAGCCTGCACTGTCAATTTTAATGTATGTGTGGGGGACTGTCAAGTTTTCAAAATAAAGCAACGATTTGGCTCGTTGCCAGCCCCGCTGTGGGTGCCCAACTTAGGCAGCCATGCGATAAGAATAGTTTGTGTTGCCGTTTAAACAACTTCAGTAACAGTCTACTTCCACCCTACTAATATGCAATCAAAACCAAGTCAAGCCCAAATACGGTCTTAAGGTGACCGCGACCTTCATGCCCCTTTTTAATATCGGTAACATCGTGGACCTGTTCGGATTCGAACCGAAGTCTTACATACATTCGAATGACTATCAACAACCGTCACTTTGAACACTACTGGGATTCGAACCCAGACCTTCCGTCTCCACGACGGACGTGCTGCCGTTACACCAAAGCATTTTTTTCGACCCCATATAAAACGGCAATTTTATACAGTTAACGTCCAACGCATATCCCCGTGGCTATTCTAGCACTTGCCGATACTATTTTATTTTGGGGATTTTATTGCCATATGCGATTTTGTTGTCCCACGAGGATTCGAACCTCGACAGACGCGGGACCAAAACCCGCCGCACTACCCTTATGCAATGGGACAATTATACTAAGCTATAAGCCAGTTTGCCCACCATTCCGTGTAAAACTGATGATAAACATAAGTTAAACGCCAGTCTTCCATGACATTCAGACCATCAACAAACGAAATGAATTTGTTCCAAACATATGACGGCACGAAAATCAACGGCAAATACAGCCACCCAAGATATCGGCTTTGTTTCACATGACCAAACTCATGTTTGACTAGCCACGTTCCTTCACTTGCATTTGGGTTAACAAACACTGTGTCGCCCAATGACATTCCGTCAAACTTGTCAGTTACATAAATACGGACACCGTCGACCGTATGAGCATACCTGCCAGTTTTTCTGGATAACATCCTGCCCAACAAAATTTGGGGTAATTCCCATAACAACAAAATAACACTTATTAACTTCATTTTAGATTTGTTTTTTGGTTAGAGCGGAAGACGGGACTTGAACCCGCGACCCGCTATTTTTTATAACGTTTTCTAGTGCAATTGTAATTTCTACGACCATAATTATATGTCATTGCGTGATGTGTTGGACAAAGAACTTGTAAATTTGATAAGTTATTATTAAAACAATCACCATCAATATGATGTATTTCTAATATTTCATTACCACTAAATGGGTTTTTTTCATTAAAACCACACACATCACATTTATGTTCATGTAATTCTAAAACATACCTTCTAACGAATTCACTTAATTCACCATTTTTATCGCATCCACTATGTTCATTATTTAGCCATTGATTTGTAATTTCTTTAGCTTTAAACTCACATTGACATTTATTTGAACAAAATTTTTGGTTATTATCTATCTGTGTTCCACAATTAATACAATACTTCTCTTTTTTGCGTTTTGTATTATTGATTTTAGCTGCGCATGAAGATGAACAGAATTTGGATTGCGATTTTAATTCAAGAATTTTCCCACAATTTAAACAATGTTTTGTATTATTTTTTTCTAAAACAGATTGAAAATCGATACCATTATTTAAACAATCTTGTCTAACTTTTTCTTGCAATTTTCCATTTGTATAATTTTTACCATACAATATACGAATCGCTTCTGCATAACTTTTACAATTTAAAATTTGTTCTTTTATTATACTATCCATAATTAAACTTAATTTAATTATAAATAGTCGGAAAAACAAATTTCGAACTAAAACTTGTCGAGGATGTGCGACTCGAACGCCAACTCGTCATCCCAAATGACGTGTGTTGCCAATTACACTACATCCTCGAATTTATGGTTGTAACGTTACCGACGTAGCCTTCCGTGATATGTGTACACTTATATCACGTCCGTTACTGGATTACGACTTCTTTAACATTACCGAAGAACATCATCCCTATCCCCGAACCTTATGTGTCAGAACATAAGGGACATTCTACTTCGGCTTTAAAAGAATTTGCAACTTCTTTCTGACTGCCAATAACTTGAAAAATAAAAGGCACGTTGCGGGTGACCTATCCTAAGTTGGAATTCCTCATACCCATATCCAACACGACTTTTCACTAGTATCACCATCTATTAGCTTTGGGTACGTCGCATAACGCCACCATATGCCTTTTTGTGCTTTTGGTTGGATTTGAACCAACGTGAGAGTAACTTTTTTAATTCCGAATGAACGTGTCTCGGAAAAACTCTGGCGGTTTTAGGGACGCATCCTTAACAACCTCCTGCTTCAGCCTCTTGCATACAAAAACACTTATTCTCTTATTTGTATCCAATCTTCAACATGTCAAATACCTCTTGTCTATCAAAGACACATACATAACCAAAATCTTCATGTTTTTTCCACAAAAATTTTAATTTTTTTTTGGCGGTCCATGAGGGAATCGAACCCTCGCCCCGTGATAGACAGTCACGTATCCTAACCACTAGACCAATGGACCAATTATCTGTCACCTAGTTAATCCATGTCATAAGTAACTAAATTTGTGGAGTCTGTGGGAATCGAACCCACATGAAGTGGTTGCAAACCACTCATAATAGCCGTTATATGAAGACCCCATATTTTATTTTGTTTGAAAACTTTCTATACCAACATATGAAATTTTATTTTCATATATGCCATATTTATTTTCCCATTCTTTTATTCTCTCTAAAAGTTCTTCGAAAGTAATATCTGAATGTTTATGTTTTGATATATTATCATTATGTATCATAAGATTACAATTAGCTGGATGAGATAAATAATAAGGGTCAATTTTATTCTCAAACCCATCACGAACTGACAATATATGGTCTCTACTTATTCCATTTAAATTGTTGCCATGATTTTTTGCTTTATACCACCCATATTCCTCAATCAACTGAAAATTGAATTCATTAGGATAATCATTTAGCGAAAATTTAAAATCACAAGCTATATGATATATTTTGTATTCATCTATATTGTTTCGATATCTATCACTTCTATTTTTAACTGAGCATTTTCTAGAACAGAATTTTCGGTTTTTTTTCTTACTATGGAAAATCTTACCACAACATTCACAAACGTGTTCATGTAAAATCTTTTCATCACCATCTTCAGTTATAATTAATATTTTATCACTATTTTCTATATTATTTTTGTGATAATTAATCAAACTTTTAGATGTTTTACGTTTACTTTCTTCGGTTCTAACGTGATGTTTATTATTATATTTTGCTGAGCAGCTTTTAGAACAAAATAAATCTTGGCCATAATTAAGTTTTTTACCGCATAATTTACAAAATCTATCTGGATGTTTTCTTCTATTATAAATTGAAAAATCAAAACCTATTATATCACCAATTCTATTTAATTCATTTGTATTTTTTGTGTTATCCGAAACTCCATAATATTTAAAAATATCTCCTTTTGATAACATTTTATCAAAAAGTTCAAAAGTTTCTTTACGCTTCTCTTCCGTTGAAATATCTATATTAAGCATATTTATAACTATTGTTTAATATAAATATCTTATTTGTGGAAAATAATGCTTGTGAACTTAAATATTTTTAATTTTTTTCAGAAGTCGATTTACATTTCCGATATAAATGGTTCAGAATTAATTTTGTTTGCTGTACGACTTCCATCTTGCCAAGTCGAGGTAAATTTCTCGTCAGAACCCAAAGTAGAATATCGAATTAAAAGTTCGGTCCTAAAATATTGTTTGCTGTACGGGTTCCATAATTTGCGGGAGCAGTAGGGTTCGAACCTACGACCTGCGGATTAACAGTCCGACGCTCTACCAGCTGAGCTATGCTCCCAAAATTTGCAAGCTACTAACGTTAACTCGAAACCCTCACTTGCTGATGTAGTACTCCATCTTGGTTTTGACCACCGTTTCCACCGATGATAGGGTCATGATTTATATGGTCAATACATGACAAACCGTACACAAAAACCTATGAAATCTTATGATTCCCAAGTTTCCGCTTCTTGTTTCAACGAACCACCGCTTCTTAGGTCAGGCTCTGCCTGACGGTCGTCCACGGTTGGGTTCTCCACAAGCGTGAATTCGGGTCTACGGGACCCTATTATTCTTTCCCCCTCTTTGAGGATATTTATTGCGGCGTTCATATTATTTCTTAGACTTTAGACGAACTGTTTACAACCCTGTTTTGCTCCGTTTCAGTACACTTATTGTCTTTGGCACCTAAATCGCTTAACAGTACAGCCTTTGGGCGTACCTGGATGGATTTGAACCATCATTAACTGGCATCATTTACATGACCGTTCGACCTCACCGTAATTTTTACGATGTGTATCCGTCTTTCACGGAAGTCTCTACTTTTAAAGCGCGGGTATACCAATTCCCCGTCACAGATACATTAAAAAAGAAAACCAGTGTGTTGTTACACCAAAGACCGCCTACTAGTTATGGGTAAGCATTATCATTTTACAATGTAGTAATCATAGGTTTCACGTCACGTTTCACGTTTACTTGCTGCCGATAAGGAATCCTGGCTTTTAAAGCTTGTATTGCACCAGGATTTTTGTCCTCCGTTACAGTCTGTCACTCTTTAAAGGATGGCTACTTCCAAGCCCACCTACTGTTTTCTTTAATTTTTTACACACGCAAGGATTGATTACCTAGACCTTCCCATTCTGGGATATTCTTGTTAAAATACGTGTGCTTTCGACAATTGTTTATCGCGAATATTGAAATTGTCAAAAGATTTGGTAGCGGGGGGAGGATTCGAACCTCCGTGATTTGGCTTATGAGACCAAGCTGGAACCAACTCCAGTCCACCCCGCACTATATCTTTCTATCGATGTGCTGTCCAACCCACAACTTTGGCTAACAGACTAACTGTTTGGGTTTATTTTTTGTTTACCACCAAAACTTAATTATTAACTAAAAAAAAAATACTTGTTGGTCATACTACCTAACTTACTACTGTCTCTACAATCATTATACGCTGATTGAGAAGTTGGGAATCTAACCCATTCTTTCACCCAAGCATTCATCAGGCTTTATCAGTGCAACAAGTGTTAAGGAAAACTGACTTCGCCTTATTTGTATGCCACCTGATGATTTATCAGGAAAAGGTTCTATCAGTCACATCAACTACGGAATCCAACCGCAACCTCCAGATTACCATTCTGGCGTTCTAAATTTTCTAAGGTACCTAACATTAAACTATGATGATGTGTTTTGTGGGCAGGGAGGGACTTGAACCCCCAGAGCCGAAGCACCTGATTTACAGTCAGGCCCGCTACCAATTACGGTATACCTACCCATTTCAGAAGTCAATTTACTTTTCCGAAAGAAATGGTTCAGAGTTAATTTTGCTTGCTGTATGACTTCCTTTGATTTGGAACTACGGACGGGATTCGAACACCACGTCTGCCCCCCGATAAGGGGGCTGTCCTAGACCACTAGACGACCGTACTTATCCTATCAGCATTCCGCATCGGCTGTCGTTACCAACCGAAGGTTCAACATCAAGGACGACCGTTGCCCGCTTAACGACTGTGGGTTCAGGAAATTTAGCGGAGGGGGAGGGATTCGAACCCTCGGACCCCTTGCGAGGTCGACGGTTTTCAAGGCCGTTGCAATCAACCGCTCTGCCACCCCTCCATATACAAAACCCAGGCTGTTTTACGTCTCGCTCTTCCGTTAAACAATTTTTTGGAATAAGAATGAATTCAATTGCTGTACGGGTTTCATTTTGGCTGCCAAGAAAAATCCTTTGGGTTTATGTGTTCCCCCATTACGAAGTCTAAAACAATGGCAACCGCCTTGAGCGGACAACGGGGCTCGAACCCACAACCTGAAGTTTGGAAAACTCCCGCTCTACCCATTGAGCTATGTCCGCATATTGAAGACAGGCGGCAATTTCTTGTCATCCTGTCTTGTTTCTCCTATTTGTATCCAATCATCAATATGTCAAAGAACCTTCGTGTCTTTTTAAAGAACCGACATTTCAAATATACAACTTTTTTCCAAAAACGAAAAACATTTTTCAAAATTTTTCCAAAAGTCTCAATTTTCAATGTTCTCTCTTTGTTCAGACTTTTATATAACCGAAACTTTTTTGTTTTTTCCGTGAACGGCTATATTTTTTTTCGATTTTTTTCCAAAACCTTGTCTGTTTTCAAAAGACAAATGTATAACCGAAAGTGCCACGGATTTTCCGCAAAGTTTCTGTTTTTTTTTATTTCAATGTACTCTCTGTTTTCAAATATACAACTTTTTCCGAATTACAAAAAAATAGGCTTAACTTTCTTTATGTCGAACGTCAAGCCAGCGGGGGAATATATGTTGAGGTAAATTGTTGTTCTATTTCTCTTTATGCTTAACGTTGCATCCAATCCATTTTGGTGAATACGCAAATCCGCAATCGCTCTTTGTATCAATGAGTGATTGTAGATTCTCATGTTCCAATGTATTGTAATTTTTCGTCATAGCAATTTATAAATAGTGTGCAAATTTCAAAAGTGACCGAATTTTATGTAAAAAGTCATTGTTTTTTCAAAATATCTTCAAGTAGTGCGCCAAAAACTGGCTTGCTTTCTTCCATTGCTGGTCTGGATGTCAGCATCAGAAGGTCTTTTGAATGCCCTATCGGGTCGTTCATCATCAGCGCTTCCTCGGTATCACTGCCGTCTATTTCGTAGATTTCATCTTCTGGGGCATAATACCAAAATTTCTGACCATTAATTTTAACTGTACCCATACCATTTTCATCAATAGGGCTAGCTAAATCAAACCAAACAGACGACGCAAAGTTTCTACCGCCTTCAGGTGCTTTTATGTAGTTGTATTTATGGTCTTTTTTTCTGCAAACAAGCATATAACCGTTAATTACCCTATATTTTTGGGATATCTCATTAGGGTTATCGGTGTAATCTTTATATGTGCCTTTCAAAAATGGCAATGGGTCGTATCCGTTGAAAGTTCTATTCCATAATGTATCTGTAATTTCAACTGGATGCCAGTTATCATGTGGCTTGGCATTATCCTTCCAGGAAACTGGGATAAGCGTACTGTCATCAAATGTTATAACGGCGTTATGGTCAATTTTACCGTTATATATAATACCATTGATTCCGTGTGAATGATAGGCATAATCTGATTTACCGCCTGTACCGTTAAAAGCTATATCATTAAGTTGTCTAATCATAGCACTTCCCGAATATGTTGGTGCCAAAATCCTTCTTAACATGCCACTTGATTCCCATTTTGGATATAAGTCTGGGAAAAATCTTTTCAATTGTTCCGCAAAACTACCTTTAATACCAAATTTCTTTGCCAGATATGGGTCTGGTGAAATATATGTATTTCTAACCAATTCCGTTGGCGTAGCATATTTCCACAATATATTTCCGTAATTAGGGTGTACACCATTTGATGGGAATACAACACCATAAGTACCAGAACCCAAAAAGTCACTGTTATCATTACCGCTTCCTCTGAATTCCTTACTGAAACCGTTTGCGGCAATGCTTTCTATTTGTTTTGGTAAGCTTAATCTATAAAAATATGTCAAATCACCATTTCTGTTATCCAAACTATCTCGGCTAACATTAGGTACATATTCATCCAATGCCTCAGTTAATAAATCACCAAAAACTGGTTTAACATCTTCCATAACCAATTTTGGCAAATCCGCAGAATGTCCGATTGGGTCGTCCATCATCAGGGCTTCCTCGGTATCGTCACCAGTTATTTCATATATTTCGTCTTCTGGTATGTAATACCAGAAATTCTGACCGTTAAATTTAACCACACCTACGCCGTTTTCGTCAGCTGGGCTGGCAATATCAAACCAAACGGAAGATAATGGTTTTTTGCCTGTTTCTGGATTAAAATAATTGTATCTTCCGTCGCTTTTGCGGGATAAAGCCATATAACCGTTTTGAACTCTTGCCATCTCGCTGTTTTGGTAGTTGTTGATATCGGTACCAAGAATTCTGTTAGGTTCCCAAGTGTTCAAAACATTTTTAATGGTTGTTTCATTACCTAGTGGTTTGAAATGTCTGCCGTCATCCAAACTTACTTCCATAGGGAAAGCCTTTTTATAGTCTTTCCACACACATACCCAGTGTCCGCCACCCCAATCGTAGATAACACCGTCAATGTCATTCTCTTGAAGTATTGGTTCAATATCTCGACTGGTCAAAACTGAACCTCTAACAGAATTAATGTGACTTAATTTAGCTGCGTATTCTGGCTTAAACAATTTTCTAATCTGGTCTCCTACTGAAGCATTGCGTCCATGTATCATTTCAGCCAAATCATGTCCATAAACACGGCATCCTCTATCAATAATACATCTGCCAAATCCAGGAACCCATACTTTAATAATTTTAGGACCATATGCCCTATTATTGATACAATCCTCCAGTCTTAATGAAGTATATAATCCATATCCATAAGACTGTACATTTTTAAATTCTCTTGATAATCCTGTATCACGTATGTTATTAAGGTCACCAGGCGTTCTATGATAAAGATATTGGCTACCAGAACGATTATATAAATCATCGAGACTGTTGATACCGTCAACATATTCACTTATGTCTTCAGAAAGTAGTTTCATGTAAGTTAGAACTTTGTATTATTCATTTTATTTAACACGCTGTAAAATTTAGCTTCAGTCAACTTACGTTCTTCATTTGTCAAATTAATGCCGTCATCTGGTGCATTGTTCAGGGTGTTGTCTTCTATCCCCCACGCACGTTTAATTGCATCTAACGGGTCAATCATATTATTCGTCGATTCTTCCATAATTTTCTTATTACTTTGGTTGTTTTGCTGTACCTGGGTTGCGTCGGAATTACCACGTAAAACTTCGGCTTCTATCATATTAGCCAATGAATTATATACATTTCTGGTAGTGAACCTAGCCTTTTCAGCCTCTTGTTGTAAGTCATTCTGATTCACTCCATCGTAAAGTGTTTTAATGAGTATTTCGGGGGCAATACGGTGAATACTCATATAAAGGCAAGCGATTACTTGGGCAATTGCTGTCCTGGTTTCTGGCTTTGCATACAAACTTACCATTTCTTTATTGTTATTTGCCAAATAATCGACAATTGTGTCATATACACTTTTTCTGATACCGTCCATATCAGGTTTGCCATCCTGACCGACAGGTATTGAGTCCTGTTTCCTGAAAATCCTTCTAAGCGCATTGTATACATCTATCGTGCATTTGTCATCAGTACCGCCTAATTCATCCCTTAGCAAATCTTCCACCGATTGTCCTTTATCATTGACAACTTTATTAAGCGATGCTTGTGTTGGCACCATCTTTATGTTGTTGACGAATCCGATTCTTTCAGGGTCGTTAAATTTATCTTCGAGACCTGGTATGACAGAAGTGTCGCTTATATCGTAATACGGACCAATTTCAAATCTATTATTGGTATTCCACACTTTTTGGGCTGCATACTTTAATCCTCTTGCTGGGCCAAGGGTTTTTGACCCGCCTTTCATAAAATCGTTAAGTGTTTGTGTTGCTGTCCTGCCTTTCAGTATATTGCCTTTTTCCGACCCGTAAATATTGGTTGCTCCTTGGTCAATTGCCTTATCAGACGGATTACTTGCAGCCACCTTATACCACAAATAAATCGGCATTGCATCTCTATTGATTTGCCTATTGAATACACGCCAATCATCTGGTTTTGCTACATATGTAGCTGCTGGTTTTCCAGCGGCAATGCGTTTACTATCCTGAGATAATATACGCATTATATTTTTTACACTCATATTGTTGTCAAGTCCTTTTACTGGTATGTTGGTGTGTTTTTTTAACGACTGAAGTAATTCCTTAATCCTTGGTTCGCCGAACTTATTTATCAGCTCATTAAATAATTCGTCTTCGGACTGGGTAATCTCTTTTGCTGTTTCTGGTCTTACTCTATCCTTTATATACTGACCAGCATCATCAATCAATTGTTCAGGAGTAAACGTACCATATTTGCCAAGATTGTTTATAATCTCACAGAAACTACTTAATTTTCGATATCCTTCCGAATCGGTAGATTGTAAATCTTTAAGTGGTATTATAATTCTAGCCCATTTACCTTTAATCAAAGATTGGTCAATTTCTGATATTTTTTTCAAATCATCACTATCGACATTTGCAAAAATATGCAAATTATTATCCCTGCATTTATAATCAAAAACGTTTTTTGATGTGTCATTTGGGTTAACAATTACTTCACCCAAGGACTCGTTCAACAAGCTATTCAATATTGATTCAAATAATTTCATGTTCAAAACTTTTATATTATATAAATATAATAATAAATTAATAAATAAAAATGTCATTAAAATACTTTTGGAACATTGAAAAACAAAAAAAGCGGCTTAATTTAAGTCGCTTTTCTTTTTGTTTTGGTTTCTCGGTTCGCCAAACTTGTCAAAAAACTGTTTACCAACGTTAGCGTCTTTATTTGTTGAACTGTCGGAATTGTCAGTTGAACATGTTGTGGTTGTGTAATATACCCCCGAATTATGATATGGACAGTTGATACAATCCCCGAATTGGTTTGTGCAAACAGTACCAATACCAAATGGACACCATTTAACCTGCCATGGTATACTCCACGGTGTGTTTGGCTCCAATGGAGAGTAAGGGTAATTTGGCTGGTTTGGTGTTTGGTTATTCCTGTTGAATTCTTCATCACGCATAGCCAGTATTTCAGCTAAAGTCTGATGTGACAGTCTGAGATATTTTTCAACCCTTTGCTCAAAATCACTCTTTCCTTCTGTTGCGTTATAACTTAAGTTACCGTTTGTTGTATCCATAAATAAATTAGCTTTAGAAATTTTTATAAAAAGAAACCCTGCGGTTTACAGCCAGTTTACCGTTGCTGAAAGGCTTTTCATAACCATTTCCACTAGTGGTAATCTGTTCTTCCTTCACACCATATTTGACAAGAAGCTTTTTCACTGCTTCGGCACGTTTCTCGGACAGTTTCTGGTTATATTCCTGTGAACCAGTTTTGTCACAAAAACCGACTACTGAATAATGGATTGTAGTGTCGTCTTTCATGATAGAGGCAACAGCCTTGATTTTGTCGTATTCGCTTGCATTTACAGTATAACTGTTGTTATCGAAAATTACACTAAACGGTAATGCGAAAAAGTTGGTCTGGTCATTATGCAGTGATTCGATAATGCTGGACAAACTGTCGTTCTCTTTTGTCAAACCTTCAATACGTTTGGTTAACTCAACATCGTGTTCTTCAAGTACATTAATTCTGTTAACCAGTTCAAGTTCACGATTGTTGTATTTTGCAAGCTGGTTTACCAGTGAATCGCAATTTGTTGTGTTAGCCACAGCTTTTTCCACAGCCAGCATCTTGCGCTGGGCAAGAATTTCCTCGTCCACCTTGGTCAAACCGAAACGGTGCATCCAGCCAACCTTCACAAAAACGTTGTTATATGTCATATCCTCAGTGATATCGGCAATACAGTCAAGTCCAAGTTCACCGTAAATGGTTGAAGCCTTGCATACATCAAATTTAACGCCAATACCAGCATCGGCAGCCAAAGCTAGCCAATTGAATGAATCGCGTTTCACGCCAATTCCACCGTCGGCAAACAGATAGAAATGGTTCCAAGGAGTCCAGCTGAATCCCACAAGACCCATTGCATAACGGTCGAACTGGTTGGTGTCACTGGTAAAAACACCAGGCACGTTTGCGATAATCCTCATGTCCCAATGTCTGCCAAGCTGCTTTTGACCACGGAGTTCAAAACCAAGGTTTGAGCCTTCGCCAAAACCCCAGTTATCAGTGAAATTCTTGCTATATTGGATTCCCAGTCCAGCCGACCAGTTGCTCCAAAAGCCGTAGGTATAATCGTTTTCAAAATTTTGGGCGTTCATACTGAATGCCATTGCAATAAATGCAAGTAAAATAGTTAGTTTCTTCATTTTTTTGATTAGTTATTTTAATTTAAGTTATTATTTACAATAAATTTTCCTGGTTAAAAGTTGACCGATAACCGTATCATACACCTCATACATTTGTGCTGGTTCCTCAGCCGCCATACCGTTTGACAAAGCAAACGTGTTGAAACCAATGATTGAACCGTTTACAACCGCATTGGCGATTGACACACACTGATGGAAGTGACCGATATAAATTTTGTCCTGACCGAACACCTTGCCCCATTTGAGTGCCAAACGATTCAGGGCTGGATAAATACCGCATACCGTGCCAGTTCCGCTGCCTTTGATTTGGAAACCATGTGCAAAAATGAATTTCTGACCGTCTGGCGTGTTGACTATTGCAACTTCAGCCTCTGGTATACAAAATTCAATCGGCAGGTTATCCATTTCACAGAATTTCTTGATATTTTGGTACATTAACCATTCATAACTCATTTTGAAACCGTTTGCATGCTGGATTTTTTTGGTTGTACGTCCATGGTTACCGACAATACCGATAAATTTGATTGAATTAAGTTTGGTTTCCTCACAGAGATACTTCAAACCGCCATAAATAAGGCTCTGGGCTTTATAGGTGGCTTCAAGTGGAGACAAACCGTTGGATTGAGCTAATTCTTCATGTATATAGCCTGAAATTGTGTCGCCTAACGACGCAAAAATCAAATCATCTACCTTATCCTCTTTAAGGCACTCACAAAGGTTTTGGAAATAAGCCTGGATTCGCTTTTCGGCTATATGGATGTTATATTCATTCATACCAAGAACAGACGACGGAAGTACTGTTTCCTCAATGTGTGCATCTGAAAACAGTGCAACTGCATAACGCGAACCACTTGGTTTACGCGTATAATTAAAATTATAAGTGGTAAATCCAAGGTTTTTAATGTCCTTCATCTTTTTGAAATCTTCGAAATCAGCCTTATCCTCAGCTGAAATCGGGGATTCATTTTCCTTATTGTCTTTGTCATTAACAACGGGTTTTGTATTCACAGCATAATAGGTAACACCATTAAACTTAAAATATCCGTCTTTTTTAAGTTTTACGCCAATGACACTGTGCTGTACACCGATTTCCCTCTCCAACTCTCTAAGGCTTTCATAAGTTTTGCCGTTTTCGTCAACAAGTTTGTTCGAACGGCTTGGTAACAATTCAAATTTATTTTTCATAAAAGGTTTATTAATTAATATTATATTTTTCCTTCAACAATAATATACAAAATATTTTAGATTTAATAAAAAATTATATGTTTTCAAAATAAAAAGTGAACCCATTGCTTTGTTTCACTTTTTTGTGCAAAATACGAGAAACAATACTATAAGAAACACCCGTAAAGTTACTCGCTTCTTTTAACGAGTCACATTTTTTTATAAGATTACCATTTCTATAGACAAAAACTTTTTTAAATGTATGATTGTGGCGTTTTGTATATGACTTTGAATATTCAATAATTTCATTAGTCATTTTTCTATTTAACTTTGGTACATCAATTTTTGAAAGTTTTTTCACTATTTCTCTTGCGGCTCTACTAGAATAATCTAACCTATAAATTTTTGTATTTGGCTTTTGTTTTATTGAACCACAATTATTCGTTATATTAGAAAACACGAATTTAACCCATTCACAAATTTCTTTCGTACCTAATATTGATAATATGAGTTCTTTTCTGCTACTTATGAATAAACTGCCATCACCATCAATATAGCCTAAAATATATGCATATCTTAGCATTTCGTCATTTATATTTGGCGGTGTTAATATCAATGATTTTTTATTAGTTATATTAAAATTTGTTTTCAAATCATCTATTATTTGTTTTGATGTTATCGTTATCCCGCAAAAACTAAATTTATTTTTTTGTACTCTTTCTTTTATCGGACTTTCGGAATTAACATTTTCCTTAAATTTGTATAGCCATTCTTTATCTTTTGTTGATAATTCTATTTTTAATGTTCTCTGTTCTGATTTTCGACCACAAATATACCCATCAGCAGCAATAAACCCAGCATAATATGAATTTATTACGTTTGGTTTTGAAAAAAAACAATCATTGACATCATATTTTCTTTTTTTGTAGCCTGTTGAGTTTTGTGTGTTTTTAATTTCAATACAATATTTTTTCTTGTATCTTGACATGTTCGTAAATTTTGGAAACCCAAGTTCACAACAAGCCACAGATTCCGAAACATTATTCTTACATGCATAGTCAATAATTGTTAAAACATCATCTTTTGATAATCCATTTCTCATAATTTTAAATCTATTCTAATAAAAAACTATATATAAATAGTGTAGTATTTAGTTTTTACTCCATTTATATATAGTTTTATTCAAAATAAATGTTACATTATTGATACGTATTTTCCATTTCAATATCAATATTTCCAGAATCTATTAGTTTTGACTCCGCAAATAAAAAGTTTTTACATTTTAATTTAAATGCCTCAAAATTTTTATCATTTTCAATCCTAACTACAATCCCTTCTCTGTAACACTTGTTTTTACACAACGGTTCGTTTTCTTCCATACCAAAGTGCTCATGGTCAGCTGCCATAGCCTTAAGAACGTTTTCATTCCAGTGCTCAGACGGGTCAATATCAGGATACAAATCACCAAGGGTTCCGTGATAAAGAATGTTTATTGGGTGTACTTTATCAGCCAGTTCTGGGTGTTCCTCGATTAATTTCTTAGTCCACCCAAACACTTCATTAAGTTCCCACTCAGTGTGATTTCCTTCGTGGTCAGTAAACGTTATACGATAAGGCATCAAATAACTGGTACCTGGCTTACAACCGTAGTCATAACCCTTCTGAATCATTGATTGCGAACCGTCAACATATCCACAAATTTCACCATACAGAGTCATACCATCAAGTAAATACGGATAAATCAAATCACCATACTTTGACCATATATCAGTACCGTAGAAATGCTGTTGCACCCCATTATTGATATACCGATTTTTAATTACAGTACGTGACGATGTAACATTACCATAATCCACGGTGTACTGGCTGTTGAGATAATTCTTGATTGAATTGATTTTGTTTTTCACAACGAGCTTCTGCCAGTAGAAACGGCGCTCGGCCTTGTAAAGGTATCTCAACTGACGGGCTTTCCTCTTATTCTCTATCTTACGAGGAAGTGAAGCGGGAAGCGGCTTTTTAATTAAAAGTCTTCCAATACACACACTTGTTCCATGTTCCTTAACTGAGACAAAAATTGGTGTAGTTGGATTAATACGCCACATATTATCCTGGAGTTGGTTTGTTGTGTAATGGAATGAGAACTGACCCTCAATCATACGGTCAAACCTCTTCAAACGACGGTTACGTTTGGCATCTTTGTTAGTCCTAGTTTGCTCACGGTTTGAAATTCTTGGAACATAAGCCTTGACAAAAAGGTCTTTACCGATGGTATCGAAACAGAATGGCTCAACCACGCCGTCAGCATTTGGAATAAAACACTGATTAAAGTCATAATTTGCCAACTCTGGTTTCCATTTGACAAGGGAATCAACAGTGAACAAACAACCCTCTGACGGACATTTACGAAGTTTCACAATGCGGACACGGCCATACTTATTGAAATAACCAACAAGTTTCTTAGCCTCATCATCCTTACCCTCATCAATAAGGGCCTGAACCTCATTGTAATTCTTATTCAAGTGACGCTCACCAATCTCAAACTGATTGTTAACTGAAAGAAAATCAGTATTAACCTCAGTTTCAAGTTTAGCGTATACCATAATGTCGCCCTCTTTCACGTCATTCTTACCCACAACAACATTAAAACCGTTAATTGTGGTACGTGCAAGGAAATCTGAATTCTCGATAGGCTCCAGTGGACCGATTTTCACAATTTGGGCACAATACTCCTCTTTAAAATTTTCGCTTTTAGTAAACATGTTTAATTTTATTTAATTATTATTCTTTTAATTTAATTCTATTTAGAGTCTCTCCGCCACTTGAAATTAAATTTTCAAGAATAATAGTAGTAAAACAATGCCAACAATTGTTGATAACACAAGTGGTATCCATAACGGGCTTAGCACCCATATCCAAGACCAGGTTATCACTTTACATAGCTTCAATACAATAAAAGCCACTAGAAGCAACGTTGGCAAACCACCAACACTTACTGTAATTTTTTTACTGTCACTCATTTTAATTTATTTTATTCAATTCATTCATAAATCCGTCAAAAAATTCTTTTCTTTCTTTCAGTGAGTGTACACACATATTAATTGATTTACTATACATGTCAATAGTATGTCTTGTAACATCTATCATGGTTTTCAAATAATCGTCAAAACTAGACTTTGGGTTAACCAACAGCTCTTCATATCTCTTTATCTCTCCTTCATAAAAGCTTACATCATTCAATGCATTAGTACACTGTTCAATAGCAAATTTCTTGATGTTTTCATATTGAGGTGAACAATTCCATTTCTGGATTTTCTCAATATATTTTTTATACATCTCATTCTCCTTGATTCGCTCGGCCATAGCCTTTTTATAATCAACAATGGACTTTTCAATGTCCGCGACAAATTCCGTAAAAGCTATATCGTAACTCGTCTCATCCTCTTTTTGGTGAATAAGTTCTTTGAGCCTCTGATACTCATCATCGAGATACTTTACATAACGTTGATAATCACTGTTAGTCTCAACATCAAAATTTTTATCCAAAACAGATTCAAGAGAAAGTGGGTCTTGATAATGTTCTTGCATAATACCGAAATTGCGCAAACACAATTTCATAAAATCTCTTGCATTGGTAATCTTACCTTGTTTAATAAATTCTGTGTATGACATAATATGTATTTTTTCCATAAAATTAAGTTCTTAATATTTCAACCCAATCCACATTGTCGTTCTCACAGACAACCGCACCTAACATCAAAAAACGCGTATTGTCAACAACCATCATGCTGTGGCGGTGATAATGACCATAAATCCAGTCTTTCACCGTATGCCCGTCCGATATAAGTTTTTCATAAACCAAGTCCATTACCTTGCGTTCCGCATTAATGTCGGTCTCTAATTCAGGGTCAGCCTTTAGCCATGACCCAATACCGTCTTTGGTCACTGGGTCACAAAAGCCTGGACAGGTATGGGTACAAACTGTCGTTATATTTAACCCAGCCTCCTTGATTTCATCCAACTTTTCCTCGTCATAAACTGGCGGTTCGTTGCTCCAGTAGAGATTAGGCGTGTTACTGATGGCTGTTTCAAGACTGGCTCCTGGATGGTATTTGATATAATCCAGGTAGTATTTGTCTTTGACCGACATTCTGTATTTACGGTCAATTGAAATGGCACCACCAATACACAGAATACTACCGTTTATGACCGTGTAATCGGGTACAGGCACAATTCTGGGAGTAAGATTGCCTTGAATGAAAAAGTCGGGGTCGTCGTGATTTCCGCGAACCATAACGACGGTTATATTGTTCTTCACACACAACTTATCCAGTTTTGAAACAAGCTTTTTCGTGGCTGACCACTTGTTAAACCCTAAGCCGCAATCGCCGCATACTATAATGCAGGAATCGGTTATGCCATACCGTTTAATCATTGATATGAGTGAATTGAAATTACCGTGTATGTCCCCTACTGCATATGTGGCGTTTGTTTGTATCTCAATATTGTTCATCAGTCTAATGTTTCAACAGTAAAACGTATCTTATGACCCAGTAATCCTTTTATCAGTTTGTGTTCAAAATCCTCACATCCAATGTTAAAAGACGAGATTGTCATTTCGATATCTGGTTCTGTGTCACCGTTCAGTTTCACCAGGCTTATCGATTCCATTTTTCCGTTATGCTCAATTGCATGTAAGTCATTGGCATTGCCTTCAATTTCAAAAACTACCATTTGTCTAAAATTTGTTTGGTTATTATAAACACAATATACATTTTGCGCAATTTAAACTAAACAAATTTAACGTTTTTTAACATTTACAATAGTTTGATTTCATATATGGACAAACGTTCATTATCAGGCAATCCTTTAATGAACCTGTCAAAAAAATCTCCCGTCCATTTTATCGGGTCTGAGGTGTCAGCGCAGGTATAATCGTCATTGGTTGCCACACCATAGCACCAGAATGAACAATTGTGTTTGATATATTCGTCGGCGTTCTTGAAATTGGCAAAGTAGTCGTTACGTCTTCCAAAGTTTTGTTTGATGAGTTTTTCTTCTTTGGTAACTGGTTCCCTGCCGTTGACGCAGATATCCCATGCGGATTTGTATATTTCGGTATTGTACATATGGTTTTTGGACCAATCAATTTCACTCATCAATGCAGAATATGCCTTTTTACCGCTTTTTAGTATCAACGGGTTACTGAAACTTGACTCGTTCGACTGGTCTTGCTTTATCCGTTTGTCGTAGCATTTCTCATATTGGTAATGCGCATTCGGGTTTTCATCCGACCAGGCATCACCGTTGTCGTCATATTTGCATCCGTATGTCAACTGCTGGTAATACTCGAAATCGTCCATTTCACGATACTCGTCATACATCTCCTTGTACTTGTCAGCCAGTTTCTTGTTATTGTTCTGGGTCTTCTTGATTAAACCCTCAAGTACTTTCAGATATTTGATATGCAATTGTTCAGCATCGTCAAAACGATATCGTATATAAGGGTCAACCTTAGTGTCAAGGCTGTATTTCTGTGCAATTTCAAGATGGTTTTCACCAATCACCAGCAAAGTTCTAAATCCACCTCCTGCCATATTCAATTGTTTTCTTGTAATACTTATTGATTTTCACTGTTTTCCCTGGTGCGCAAGGCTTGAACATATTTTTCGAAATCCCTTGTCGCAGCCTTTTCATAAAAATAAAAGAGTATGTCGTCAGGCGTCAGGAAACTATAATCAGCCAATTTCCCGTCAAGCCCCACATCAACCCTAAGGTCAGGGTTTTCTTCGTTAAACCCGTCGAGATTCCCATGGGAATGACCATGCAACTGGATAGTACCGTGTTCCTTGCGGTTCCATGTTACCATGGCATAATGGCATAACTCAAAAAAGAATGTTTCACCGCTTTCATCCTTATACTTGACTTCCTTTATTTGTGTTATCTGTCTGAAATAATTAACCAGACTGTCGGAATTCCCGTCGTGGTTGCCTAAAATAAGGAACTTGTTGCCGTTCAGTTTGCCAAGCAACTGTTTGTTTTCCTCAGCCGTATGGAACGAAAAGTCACCAAGGATATATACAGTGTCCTTTTTGGTGACTTGTGAATTCCACAAGTCAACCAACCATTTATCCATCATTTCAACAACATTGTCCTCGGTCAATACGTATCCTTTAGATTCACAATACTCGCGTATTTTAAGTATACGGCCAGGGCAATATTTCAAAATGTTTTTATGCCCAAAATGGAGTTAAAGGTCCGATGTGAAGAACACCTGAGGCATTTTCTTCACAATCGGACTATTTTCAATGTTTTTTGATGTCATATTGATTTATTTATTACTATTGTACCAACTAGTGTCTATATTTTCACTGACATATTTTACACACTCGGACAACATGTATGATATTTTATGAAAGCCATAACTTGCATCACAAATAGTGTCCGCATTTGGCTCATAATCCTTCAAACTGTTATGGATATTGACAAAATCCTGCAGTTTGCCATACAAATCGCTGCATATGTCCGTAATGTCATTCAAGACAGGTGACAAACCAGAACTGTTTTCTGGTATGAAATTGTCATGGTATTCATCAGCCAGTCGAGCAATTTCATCAGCGGGGGATTCGGATTTCATTTCATCAATTGCCATATCAATCAAAATAAAAGACAATTCTCACTCTTTCTGGCTCAATCCAGTATTCATCCTCAGCCTTCATTGTTTCAACAACACTCCAGGCTGCAATCGACTCACCACACAACGATTCATATTGTTCGAATATTTCATTGACATTGTCTTTGAAATAATCATAATTCGACAACGGGTCATACCTAATATCGTCATCAGATTCGCTGTTATCCTGTTTCGACGGTTCGGCGTGGTCTACAACAACAGTATGTATATCATTGATTTTGTTTATCATCCGATAAAACATACCATCCTTTATTGTGTTGAAAAGGTATGACATGGATTCTTCTTTTTCCTTGTCAATCCACGCGTTGAGTTCGGTCATTGTCACGTAAGACTTGCCCCACACATACTCTCGTCCGTCTTCGCTATTAGTTATTTCCTCTTGTTTGACTGTTGTGTTTTCTGGAAAACCCCTGTTATAATAATCTTCGTTTTTCCACTGGTCAAATCCGTGAAAATTGTCGACAAATTCACCACATCTGACCCATTGCTCGTTTTTATCGTAAAATTCGACAATTCTATGGCAATATGTACTCATAATGATAATCTTTTATGCTTTGTTATAAGGTACTGGAACTTCTCTGAGATAGTTCGGTCTTGCATATTCCTGCTCAATGAACTTGTGTAGCGACTCATACATATACGGGTCTATCACCTGTCCACCAAAAGTGTTGCTTTCCATGAATATGTTTTGTCCAACAATGTCAATGGTTGTACCAGCATTGATAATGCCGCCAGCGACATTTGAAAAATCTTTTACAAATACAAATCTTTTCCTAACCATTTTTCAGTTTTAATTTTTTCGTTTATTTCGGATATCAATGGAGTAAATACTGAATCGATTTTATCCCAGTCGACATGGTCTCTGACTTTCCCTTCCGTATCATGCAAGAGAGGCACGCCAAAAGCCTTGTCGTCTATATAGAAAACCGCATACAGTTTGTCACATTCAGGGTCTCGTTCATCGTTTTCCTGGTTTTTGTTTATACCGTCAAACACAAACCCGCATTCCTTGCACCATTCAACTGCATCGTCCAAGTCGTCGTCGTGGCGCATTGTATACAGTATGATTTTGCATCCAGCATCTTGCCATTTGTGCAATATATCAAAACATCTCCCGTTTTGAGCCACAATATGCGGAAAACCGTCGGTTAAACACAATGTGCTGTCAAAATCAACCGCAATGCTGATGCCACGGTTTGACAATCTGGCAACTTCACTTAAAAGAAAATCATCTGAAGATAATCTGTCAATACTTACTTCCATACATGTTTAGTTCTGCAGAATCACTGTGTTCTCTTCTGGATAAAAATCAAAGTCGTCTTCAATGAAATCGCCGTATTTACCAAAAGCAAAACTACTGTTCTGATTGTTTTCGTTAATGTTATGAACCACAACGCCTTTGTTCTCGCTTATGAAAAAAACGATTATACTGTGCGGGTTGACTGTGTGTGTGTTGTCTTCGTTTATAAATCCCAAATAAGGATATTCCATATTACTTTGTATTATTTATTATTATTCAATAATAATATACAAATTTTATTGTAAAAGAAAAACTATATTTACATTGACGATTTAACGACAGTGGAGACTATCTTGCCGTTAGCGGTCGGATATCTTTCCTGTACCGTAGACAGTATGCTTTTCATGTCCCTCATCTCAACACTTCTGTTGTTGGTTGTCTCGAAACGCATTATGACCTCCTTTGTATAAGCGGCAATTTCATCGTCGCTCGGCTGTTTCGGCACGAATTCTTTCAAAATATTGAGCTCGACGGTTTCCTTGTCAACCAAATCCTGGCGTCCGCCGTTTTTGTATTGTTCAATCGAATCCTCCCGCTGGCTGACCATCTTAAGAAGCAGTTTCACCTCGTCGCCATCTGTCAATTGTTTGCCCTCTTTCTCGAAATTGGTAAACACGGTCTTGATTGAGCGTATCACATTCAACCGCTCAGTCTCATGGTTAAGCATTGCGCTTTTGATTAAATTGTTAAGTTTCTCTCTAAGCATATTGTTCAATTTTAATTAATCCTGAAAATGCCTCATAGGTTCATACAAATCCTCCATTGAAGGGTATTCATCGTCATCGCTATGATGCATAAAACTTGTGTCATATTCTGGTTCGGGCATATTGCCTTGTGAGAAATGCTTGATAGTGGGTTCATGCATTTCCTCTGGTGTCGGGCTTTCAAGCCATGATTTCTTACTCATCTTCGCCTATTTATCATGTTATTCGTTAATCTTAAAATGTTTAATTTCCTTAATACAATCTTCTTTGGTGATGTCTGGATTATTGAAAGCAAGTTTCATGCAATGGTCAAGATACTTCTTAACCTTAGGACCTGGCTCAATACCAAGTACTTCCATAACCTCATTTCCGTTAATAGGAAGCTGATAACCAAACATTCTCTTTTCGTTGGCAGCGACTTTTAGGATATTTTCACCCTGGTTCCACATACAATGCTCCTTTTTGTGGCTACAGTTATCGCAATTAATCACTTCAATAAGGTGGTTGAAACGCTCCTCAGTCTTAGCCTTGTACATGAGTTTACGAAGAGACTTCATTTTCATATGGCTAAGGTCATCACCCCAACCCTTGGTAATCATATGGTTTCTGATATAGAAACACACCTCCTCGGTAATGTCGTTAGAATAACGCATTCTATGCATAATATCGCGAACCATATCAGCGCCAACGGTTTCATGGTCGTAGAAATGAATGCGTCCATCAGCACCAACGGTTTTGGTTCTAATTTTACCAATGTCATGCAGAACACAGGCAAGTCTTGTGGGAAGATATGGTTGATAGTTCGATTCTTCACTACACATAAGACTCATTGTATGGTCCCAGACACTGGCACAATGATATGCATTTTGCTCCATATCATATGTTTCGATAAGCTCAGGAATGATATACTTCATGGCTTTTATATGTCTTATAAGAGCCATTGCACGAGCTGGCTCATCTGTCATAAGCATTTTGTTGAACTCATCGGTAATTCGTTCCTGAGTGATGATTTCCAATCGGTCAACATTCTTCATCATCGAAGCACAAGTGTTTTCCTCGATGTCAAAGTTGTATCGGCACGCGAAACGAATAACGCGAAGTATACGAAGAGGGTCATCATTGAATACAATATCAGGATTTTCGTTGGTTACACGGCAAACGTGATTTTTAATATCGTCAAGCCCTTTGCCAGTCAGGTCAAGAACTTCACCACTGGTGACGTTCATGTAAAGAGCGTTGATTGTAAGGTCACGACGGACGCAGTCATCCTGGATGGTGGCAAAGCAAGTCTCAGGATTACGGCTGTTCTTGTCGTGATACTGTTCTCCACGAGTATGGACACACTCGATTTCATCCTGGTTGAATTTCTTGAACTTGAACATTGCGGTTCCATAAGTAGGGTAGACTACAGGGGGACGGGTGAGAAACTTTTTTGTATGAAGAAATTCAGCCAGTTTTATGCCACCATCTGGCAAATCAATACATAAGTCAATATCCTTGATTTCATTGCCCATGTAGCTATCACGTACACATCCTCCGACGGCAAATACATGGTTTTCAAAATCGCTTCCCTTAATGCAATTACCTATAAATGAAATGATTTGTTTGAATTTCTCTTGAGTCATAAAATTGGTTTTTATAAAAATTTCAACAATATAACCGAAAACTACAGCATTTTTCCGCAAATCAAACCTAATTATTTTTATGGAAAAAAATAAAGGTTTTGTTTATTTAATATGTGACCCGCTAAACGAGCATTACAAAATAGGTGTCACCAAAGACAAAGTCGACAAAAGGCTGCTTAAACTCCAAACAGGCAACTCGACCGAGCTCCATGTCACTTGCCTTTACGAGACTGAATATCCCTTCAGACTGGAAAAAATGCTCCATTCAAAATACAGCCAGTACAAAACGCACGGCGAATGGTTTGCCTTGCCTGACTATGACGTGATACATTTCTCACATGTCTGCCAAAAGACTGAACAGATTATCGAAGTGCTGAAAGAAAACCCGTTTTTTGTGAAAAACCTGAAATAGGCTATTTCTTGTCCTGTTTGTTCAGTCGATAATACCAAACCCTGAACGCTGTACACATTGTGTCAGCCTTGCATTCATTACAAAGCCGTGCCCTTTCTGGGTCGTCGGCAAAACATTTGTTGCATTCCAAAGTATTAAAATCCATTTTATTGTTGTTTAGCTTTTTCCAAAATACATTCCCTGACAGCGGTTTTTATAACCTGGTCTATTATGAAATCACCGTGACATTCTTCGTTTAAGTGGCAATAGCACCCGACATACACCGTATCATAATTTTTGTACGCATCGACAATTCGCCTGAATTCCCTCTGGAACGGCATTGCCTCCTTATCTTTCGAACTCATCATTTTCTTGAAATAAGCCTTGTAAAGTTCAATCGCCTGTTCCCTGGTCTTGACTTTAATCAAAGCCTTGGTGTTGCGGTCTTTGATGTGTGTGTACGGATTACCTAAAATCCCTGCACGTGATACATCAAACACGTTATCGCCGACATGGTCTTCTGTCAATTTGCAGTATCGTATAATTTTACCCATGTTTAAACCAAATTTTCAAGACAATACTTTATGGCTGCTTCGCAGGCTTGTTCATAAGTTTCAGATGGCTTTAGTTCATCATTACTATAATCCGCTTTTAGGTAATCATTAGGAATTGTCTTAATAGTCACTTTCCAATCTCTATAGTGGAAAATATCAATTGTCAAACAATGAACTTCTCTCAACCATTTCATTGCTATCTGAAGTGTTGGGGCGAGATAATGGTCTACTGGTAGTGTTTTCAATGAATAAACATCATACCAACATTTATCTCCTTTAACAGACGATTCATATTTATGATATTGAATACTACCATCTGGATAATGGCAAGGGTAATAATGGGAATGACATTTTCCATCAAACCCCTTTTCTTTGAGAAGTTTTGCAACTTCAAAAGATACATAATCTTCTGTAATCATATCAAATAAGATTTTCCAAACAATACTTTATGGCTTCTTCACAAGCTTCTTCGTAAGTTATAAATTCTTTATCAGATATACCAATTTCTAAATTTTTTTTAATATCTTTTATTATAAAAAGATAACTACCTTTTTTAAAACCAATACCAATAAAATATTTATGAACTTCTCGCAGCCACTTCATTACCATTTGAAGAGTCGGGCAAAGAAATTCATCGGTTCGAATACGTGGCAACAAATCATGTGAAAATAACATAGGAATCTCAAAACCTTCAGTATAGTAACTTTTTGTAGTCGGTTCATCAAACCCTTTTTCTTTTAAAAGTTTTGCTGTCTCAAAACTAACGTAATCTTCTGTAATCATATTATTCCTTTCTTTATAAGGTATTGGGCGATGATAAGCATATTGTGCATACCAAGCTGCTCATCCGAACAATCATAGGCATATTCCGCAATAACCGACTCGTCAGCATCACCACGCAGCCAGGCGTTGACATCCCAACAAAGTCTATCATTGTATTCTTTATACTCCTCTTGAGACTCGTAATCTTCTCTTTCACCTATGTCTATCCCAAGAAGTTCGTACATCAAATAACGAGCCTCTTTAACGGTCAATTCTCTTTTGAGTATAAAGCCTCTCGGAAAACCATTATCGTGCATAGTAAGTTTAATCTTACCCAAATTAAGTATTTTATTCATATTCGTAAACTTATTTAGATTAAATTTTCAAGACAATACTTTATGGCTGCTTCACAAGCTTTTTCATGAGTATTATAACCAATACCAGCCCAATTGTTTGACCACCAACCAACTTTCACATGAGCATTATATAAACCCTCTTTATCGTGATTCGGTTCAACCCAAATATGGAAATTATGTATTTCCCTTAACCACTTCATTGCCATTTGAAGAGTTGGAACCGCTGGCCCAAAGAAACAAGGATTAGTAATATTCCGAATTGCATACATACTTTGGCTAACTATAAGCCTATTTTCATCTTCATTCCAATAAGCATAACAAGGTTCATCAAACCCCTTTTCTTTTAATAGCTTTGCTGTTTCAAAACTAACGTAATCTTCGCGCAGTATCTTTAATGCTTCTTCTTTTTCCATATTACATTGAGTTTAGTTTGTTAATCAGTTGCTCTAACATATACACACAACCTGGAGAATGTCTGGACATCGGCGGCTCCTCCCATCTTTCTTTTAATTCTTTCGCCCACTCCAGCAGCGCGTCCTTGCGAATGTATTTGGAAAAGTTTGGAAGTTGTTTTAATGATATTTTCGTAACACAATCGTTGACAACTGCCAAGTCATCAATATAAACTTTATCTGGTGCTTTCATCTTGTTCATATTCTTTAATAATAGGGTCACAGATTTTAAGCACTTCCTCAACCTTATCCAAGTCAAGCCAGTCATCATCTGTACGCACGCCGCTTTCCATGTCAATCCAGAATTTGCCTGTGTTCCCAGAATCATATATTTTTCTCAGTTTTTCCTCCACGTTGGAAGGATTGAAACCGCCAGCATAACCAACGGTAATGTCTGAATACGGGTATATTTCAAGACTGGTGTCAACCCCCTTTCCGCCAGAACCGTCAATTAGATATGAGATTCCTGGCATATTGCCACCACCCAATATTTCCGTTTCCCACCATTTCAACTCATTAAGGCTCTTCATCTGTAATATAACCTCTTTAAGTTGTATAGTAAACGGTCTCATTGAGCGTAGATTAAATATATTGTCAGGTACTTTTATGTTAAGTTGGCATCGATTAAATAATGGCGACATGTGACACATTTCTTTATATATTTTATCCATTTTTCCTGCGGCAACATCCCTTGCCATTTGTCCACAAATATGGGCTGATAAATTCAGACCTCTGGCATAAAGTTTATAAAGGAACGAGTCTAGTTTTGGGTATCGGTTCCCGTTTTTACTCCAGTTATATGACATCAGCACACCAAATTCAGCATATGGATATTTTTCCTGAATGTCTTCAAGCCTATTCAAATCAGTGTGTTCATCGAGACCTGTAAATGTAACATGTTCAAGTTTCATATTCTTTATTGTTTTTTAACCTTCAAAAACCAATTCTGGACGATATATAGATTGAATACCATTCTCATGATTATGACCAAGATATTCTTCAAGTTCTCCTTGTTGCATATCGATTTCATATAACGTTGTTCCGATATATGTTTCCTCAAAATCGCTATAAAACGGGTCAATAGCAACATATTTAACAATACGTTTCATTTTTTTTTAATTATATGCTATACATTCCTTCTGGTGCTTCTAAGGCTAATCCTTTTTCTATCAAGTGGCATACATCAAACATTCGCTTATTTAACTCTCCAAGATATTTTTTACACACCTTTAAAGTTAAAATATTACATTCAACACCAAGTAAAAGATTTCCTTCAGTGTCAATATCGCCATGAATATTTAATGCTTGAAATATATCTTCTTTCTCTTCCTCGGTCATGCTTGCCATCGGACGAAGATATGGTGTAACATCTTCAAGATTCCAATAAGTTGATGAATTTTCATCATGACCATCATCTATTTCAAGTGGTTTATCACGTTTTGGATTAATAGATAACAATTCTACAGGTTCATTTATGTCAGGAACCATAAATAAAACGCCATAAGACAGCCTTGCACAAAGGTCAATCAATAACAATTGCTTTTCTTTTTGTTTCATATTATTCTTTCGTTAAATACCCATTCTTAAGAAGCCAGCAAACCATATTATAGGCTGCTTCAACAGGAGTATATCCTATTGTTTGATGAGAAGACTCCCAATCTGCGTTAAGATAAACACATCTATATAGTCCATTACCATATCCAACGAAAGGATTTGAGTCTGTAAAAGGTTTCACACCTTCTTTAGGCATAGCCTCCCATAATGCACCAAGAGACCAACAAGGAACGCCATATTCTTTAAGATAATGTTTCTGTCCTTCTCTTATCACCATTGGATATTTTGTATCAACAATATCTTTAGGATAACATTCATCTGGTTCTTCATTATAGAACATATCAGCGCTATCAGGATTCAGTCCTAATTCTAAAAGTTTCTTTGACTGTTCTATTGTTGTATAATATTGCATACTTATTCCTTTTTCTTATTACTTTTATAATTGTTAAAATTATCATCTTTGTGATAGACAAAGTTTTCGCCCAACATTGCCATCCACTCGTCTTTTGTCGCTCTTTCACTGGCAAACGTGGTTGCATTATCAGCACACCATTCACAAAGTTCCTCTAGCGTGCCAAAAACTGGGCTTAATGGGCTTCCTTCAGAGGTGGTTTCCCATAGCTGGTAACCATCACCCTCAGGAGGGTCAACAGGTTCCCATTCGTTATTCAATCTTTCAATTTCATCGTTAATATAGATTGTCCCACTGCCTTTGCAATGGGGACAAGTAACTTCATATCCATTACGACGGCAATACTCTTCTGTTAAAGCATACTGTATTACACCCTCAAAATCCATAGTTCCATGTTTAAGGAAATATTCTTTAATATCCTCATAAGCAGGTACTTCACCATCACCGAAAAGCCTTTTTCTAGTTTGGCATTCATTGTCGCTGACAAGGAAGTCATACTCCCATCTTTCAAGGTTATATGGCTTTGATTGGGGGCAATATTGCTGGCGCGGTTTATATGGATGTGGAACGTACGGCCAATCGTTCATAAAACCATAAAATGTATTTCGGTAAGCATTAGCCTCCTTGGTATAGCCGTTACTAAAATCTCTATCTTCATCGTAGCACCAAGGACATTCAATACCTCTATAAGGATTGATATACCCCTTCCATACTTTTTTCATTGGCCAATCAAAATCCATTGGCACTCTTTTCAATTTTCTTCCCATTGCTGTGTTGTTATATCTTTAATATCATCTTTTTTTTCAATAACCAGGAATATGCTGCCATAAACACTGCTATCACCAGCCAACGCTGTCAAATGTTTGACAGTCCAGCCTTCAGCCAAATAATCGTTGACTGCTTTTGTCGCACAGTCTCTATTATATGCGTCGCTTATTGTATATTCCAGAAATTTTTCCATATCTATTTGATTGTGTTAACATACTCTCTACCTAAATAAGTGATTCCTGGATACTTATCTTTCAGTTCAATCTTTTTCTTCGAAAACTTGTTGTATATTTTGATAAAATCCTGAATTCGCATATTGGGATGGTTGGGGATTCTCAAAAAATCACACTGTTTGGAGCCACAATACCAATGATATTCATCTTTATATAGCTCACCCCAAAACAAATCGCCTTGCTGCCAATATTTGATAATCTGTTTTACATACCATTTCTTTTTCCTTCCGCATTTTTCATACCCCCAACACCTTGCATATGCCGAACAAATCAGGTACCAAACCATAAAACTATTTGAAAATTCATGTTTATTGAACATGTCTTTTTTCATAATTTCAACAATTTGGTATGATTCGAATGGCGCCATTTCAATTAGTGCTTTTTGGGAATTTGGTCTGTATTTGTGTTTCATTTGTTTCTGTTTTTGATAAATGTTTCAACACATTTGCTTATGTAATCGACATCCTCTTGTGTCGGCAATCCGCAACCATGTACTATAAACGAGTCTTGTTCACGTAAATCCAGACAATTACACGCTTTATGATAGTTCCAGCGTTTACGCTTGTTTTTTTTCAACAGACACCAGCCTTTAGACTCAACCAAAACACCATGCTTTCCACTACCACTTCCCCAATAGTCGCCACACTTCCATTTGGTGCATTCGGCGCATATGTGTTTGCCAGTTATGTTAATTGTTGTTTCAACCATAAATTGTAAAACTAGTCTCTGTCTCTGTCAATATTCCATACTATTTCACTTACGGAATTCCTGAATACATCGTTATTGGTCAGACCATTCAGAAAAATATTATATATCGTCCGTTCACAAATATCTTTATAGTGTTCCTTAAGGTATTTAGCCAAATCTTGTTCAAACTCTTTTATTAAATCATGGCTAAATGATGTTTTAAACACATCAGAAACCCAATCACGAAGTTCATTAGTACCATAATTAGTGTGGTATATTAACACATCATCCACTAACTTCGGGTCCTTCATTCTCTCGATTATAGTTTCTTGCAATGTTTTGACCAACTCTTCCCTTGAAACTTCTTTGGCTGTATTGTAAAGCGTTGTTTTATCTTGGGTGTTGTCGCGCTTTATCATTTCTTCAACCAACTCGTCATGAGTCATGGCATTGTATTTGCGCCATCTTCTGTCTTCAAATGTTTCTCCCATATTCTTAATTAAGTATATTAAACGTTTGTTGTCCCTTTGCTATCATGATTCGGTTTGCCCACGTGAAATAGCCCATATACAATAAAGTTTTCGGTTATTATTCATACACATAACCGAAAACCATTACAATTTTCAGTAAAAATATCAATTATTTATTTCGCTTGGCAACGGGTCTTGTATTTCATAGTGTTTACCGCACTGCATACACGAATAAATACCAATCACCGAATCATCTATCTCGTAGTAAGTGACTACAGTTTCACCATCAACTGTTTTTGTTTCACGAAGATACATGTAATCGTAATATCCAGTGGTATCGACCTTCTCTTTTCCTTTTCAATGTCGTCAGTTTCGCCTGCAATACCACGTGAACAATATTCACTGAAACATTTTTCAATTGTCTCAATGTTATCGTCTCCCTCGACTTTGACATACGTCTCATACGTACCATGCACCTCTGACGCCATAAAATCACTTTCCCAGCGCAAATATCCGCCACAGAACGGGCAAATGTAGCCAATACCCAGAGCTTTCATCATCTTAGCATGTTGTTCATCGTCATTGTTGTCGATGCAATCAAAAACCTCACCTTGAGTAATTGGTGTAAAACCATTCTTCACATCCCATACACGATAAACATTTACAGCACCGCTTATAAGATTACGCATCACATAATCATTAGATTCAGTAATAGCGATAAGTTCATAAGGTTCACCACCTACAACGCCAAGCGTAATGTTTTCATTACGTTTAAAAAATTCTCTTTCGGTCTTAATACCACGTGTGTGATTTTCCATATTAATTTTATTTTGCATTAATAATATTTTTTATTTCATCTAACATTTGTGGGTCATCTGGATTACCCTGTGCAATATGATAATCTTCTGTTATATGGTAATCGTCAATCATGGAACTGCCATAACCAGACTTTCTGCTAATCACGATTTTTTCTCCACAGTTAGGACAATTAATGTATGTCGTTGTACTCCAGTGGTGCATACCACCTATTCTTCCCATAGCGTCATTCCAGCTATCATGTTTAATTTCATTGTCGGTACACTCAAATTTGCATGAACATTTATCACACGTAAAAACAAATGTTGGTGTTGGGTTCGGATTTTCAATTATTCTCATTATCTTGTGGTTTATTGTATATTGAATCTGGTGTTTTTCTTTTTTCATATTCCTCTTTACCTAACCGATAAAGTTCATCCAATAAATTTTTTCTGGACTCTTCACAATACTCATCAACCTCTTTGACACATTCCTCCCCAATCAGATACATTGTCTTTTCGCACCAATCCTTGATTGCAGCGCAAGTGTTGTATGATTCCATTAAACCATTACCACTGCCTGCAGTAATACCGTTAAATTTGATATAGTTCATGTGCTTGAGCCCTTCATTTTTGACTTCACTGTCGTTTTTCATATAATCACCCAGATAAAACAGCACTTGAGGCTGTCTTTTGTCAAACATTATTTCGAAAGAATCGCAGTTTTTGTATGACAAATTGTCTTTATCAGCATTTTCCCTGGGTAACAACATTTGAATGAAAGTGATACGTGCATTCTCCACTGGCACCTCGTTGCCATATTCGTCTAAAAAAGAAATATTACAATTTTCCATTTATCATATTTTATTATCAATAGTAATATACAGAAAAAATTTGTTTACAATAAAAAAAAAACGGATATATTTATTATATATAAACCCCAATAGTTATGAATATTAAATCATATATTACAAGAATTGTAAACGAAAGTATCGAAGAAATAAGAGAAGATAGATTCAGAAACGCGATTCGTCCAATGGTAGCGGAAGCTGTGATGGAAGAGAAGGGTAAGAAAATCAAGGTCAGCGCATTGGTCAAGAAACTGATGAGCAATCCAGAGTTTAAAAAGATAGCGAAGGACTATCTCAACAATGAAGATGATTTCAACGGCTGGTCTGAAAAGCTGAACGGTAAAAAATACTCTTCCCTTGACAACATGTCAAACGGTGCCAAACGCCGAACCGTAACCCAACGTCTTAAAGACAAAAAGATTGACTATGCACCTATCGCTTATAAGCTATGGCCAGACATGTCTGAAGACGCTGCCCGTTCATGGTTTTCCAAAAAAGTTGAAGGAAAAAGCGGCGAATCATTCACAGATGAGGAAATTTCATCAATCTACAACATGCTTAACAACGTCATATCCGAATAATTTCTCCCCCTGTCGCCACATAACACATAAATTCAAAGGCTCTGGAATCAGAGCCTTTTTTTATCATTCGCCACATTCCTCCTTATGCCATATACGCTGGTAGTCATACGCCCAATATGTGACACCAGGCTGTATACCCTCCGTGCAAAACTGAAGAAGCAAATCCATTATGTTTTCAAGATTTGTTATCATAAATGTATCCAAATCCTTGAAATGTTCGATAACGTCGACCTTTTCAAAGCCGTCACGTTCCTCTAGGCTGACAACACGCCTGCCGTCTTCACCAATCATTGTATACACGTTGTCATAGAACCTCGGTCCAGACGGGTCTTCCTTTGTTGATGGGATTATGGCATCTTGGTAACCTAGGATGTAAGCCATCTGTTCCCACACAAACGTGCCACCCCAAAGATTGAATGTGTCAAATCCACTTAAACCTTCTATCGTGATATGGTATTTGTCCATAAATTCACCGACTGTCATACTGTTTTTTACTTTCCTTCCTTCAAAATCTTCAACCAAAGTGATGTTTTTGTCAATGAAGTTGTAGTAATTCATTATTTCGCGGATATCCAGCTTTGCAAAATTGAGGGCTTTAATCAATGCGATGTGCTCTTCTGTAAATTTAAGTTTGATTTTCATGATATATGTTGTTTTTTCATATAATAATATACAAAATTAATTCATTCAAACAAAAACCCGTAACGTTTTAGTTTGGAAATTGTGCTGCTTATAATCTGGTTAATCTTGTACACACTTGTGCCCAATTCATATGCAATAGTTGAAACATCTTCCTCAATCCCGTCGTCAATCCCGTATTTCTTCTTTATTACACAAGATTCAACATCAGTCAGCTTATCCAACAGTCTGCGTATTTTGATAGCATCCAACTGCCTGTCAATATCCTCATTTAATGTGTTATCCTCACCAAATTCAACAACCAGGTCATCATCTTCATCAACACCTTCCTGTTTCACAACTGGGGGGTTGTTCAACGACATTATGGTTACCTTGTCAAGGTCTTCCTTGTATTTGATACTGATACCCATTTCGTTGAATATTTCCCACATTTCATCGGAAGACGGCTCATACCCATAATCCTTGATGAACTTTTCACGAACCCTAATATCTACACCGAAAGTTTTGGACCTGTTGTTTTTCTGTATAAGTTCATTGTTTTCCAAAAACTTGTACATATACTTGACAATCCAGGCGTTGGCATATGTGATAAACTTCACGTTGGCGGTTATGTCAAAATTCTCCAACGCCATAAGCATACCGTAGTTGCCTTCCTGTATCAAATCAAGCAACTGTCCGCTTTCCCGCGGGCAATGCCGTTTGGCAAATGTAACGACAAACGGTTGATGACTGCCGATTAGTCTCGATTTAAGGTCATCTGAATTCTTGTCGCCGTTTTTAATGCATCTGATAATTTCCTGTTCCTCATCCTGTGACAATAGCTTGTAGTTGTGCATGTCATGAAAATACCTGAGCAAATTTTCGTCATCGTTGTCAACAAACCTGTTTTTTTTCAGGTTATTGATGTTCATTAAACGATAATCAAGTTTATGTCTCTTTTTTTGCATAGATTGTTTGAAGTTTATTGTATAGTTTTCTAAAAGTGCCTTAATTTATTTATTACATGATTACTGTATTGCATTCCAGGTTTCTTCACCCCATTCTTTGATAAACTCTGTTTTGTTTTTGTAGCCTCTACGTTTAATCCAAGTGAGTGCCGATATTCTATCTTCTTGTTGTATGTCCCATATTGCTTGGCATTCGGACAAACATATTGTCTGACGCGGCTCGTCTTGGTCAAACACCCCACCGCATACTTTACAAACAACATCAGTTTTCAGTTCATGTCCATTTGACTTATTGTGTTCTGGATGTTCTACGCATTGTGTATAAAAACAATTACTACAGACTTCATCACAATGCCCTGTACTATTATTATAACCCACTATTTTTTCTTTTTAATGCTATAGTTTTTCTTACAGGTTCTCCAGTCTTTTTTCTTTTTGCAGGTTCCTGGTTCCCAATTATACATTCTACATCTACTACATCTTCTCGGAATATTGACATAATACTCATATTCTCCCATAGTTGATATGGTATTGCTATCATTTTCACGTACAGAATTGTATACACCAGTAGATTCTGTTGTGTATGTATTTGTGTTTTTAGAACGTTTTATGATATACGCCATATTCTTTGTTTGTTATGTTACAATAGTTCTTTTAATTCTGCAAGTCTACGTTCCATGCAACCTACAAGAAACATATCAGCCTCCATTGCAATATCATATTCTAAATCAGAAATTTCTTTTTCTATTTCTTCTTTCGTCATATCACTTTTTCTTTTTAAGTATCACAATAGCCTTGGTACCTTCATCTTTAGGCATACTCTCAGGCGTTGCAACGTCTTCCATCATGACAATAAATTCATACAGGCATTTCTTTGATTCTTCACGCCTACTAAGTTCCCTGTTCCTCATTGTCAGCACAACCTTTACCTTATCACCGCCAAGTATAAACTCCCTGGCTTTGTTCACCTTGATTTCAAGGTCATGCTTGCCTATATTGGTTGATAACTGTATCTCTTTCAGTTCGGTTTTGGTTTGTTTATTTTCTTTACGTTTTTTCTTTTCATTGTAAAGCCATTTGCCATAATCGTCTATCCTCAATATAGGTGGATTCTGGTTCGGGTTTATTTCAATTAAATCCAGATTAAGTTGGTCGGATAAACGTTTTGCTTCCACCAAACTCATCACCTTATTCTCATATTCCCTCTCACTATACACATTGTTTTCACCACAATCCTTAGGATATACAACTCTGACATTGTAGTTACCCCGAAGTTCACCATTAATTCTTGGTTGCGGAAATTCGTCCTTTTTTGATTTGAATTTGTTACCCATTACATTTGTTTAATCTGTTATTCGCCAAATCTATATATTCCTGGTTAATTTCAAACCCTATATAGTTTCTGCCCGTCAATTTGCAGGCAATTGCCGTCGTGCCAACACCTATGCAGTTGTCCAAAACCAACTCGCCTTCATTCGTGTAGGTCTTGACCAACCATTTCACCAGGTCAACTGGCTTCTGTGTCGGATGAAGCGGCGGATGCGGTCTATCGAAATTCAGAATTGAAATAGGATATTTTTCAGTACATCCCGCCCTTGAATCATCAGTCTCATTGAAATTGCCGTAATTTCGGTTCGTGAACTTATGCACACCTTTGCCTTTTGAATGCAACGGTTTTCCTTGGCGCATTTGCGGGTTATATGTTGGCTGTTTTTTGTAAAAGACGCATATGTCCTCATGGTTGCGCAATGGCATCCTTTTCGCGTTCAGAAAACCGCTTGTCCTGTCACCCTTTTTCCATATAAGGTTGTAACGCCACAACTTAGGGTTGGAGAACATAAGTTTGGCTGTGAACATGCCTTGAGCGAAAAGTATGATTGCACCATTGTCCTTTATAACCCTTTCATACTGTTCCCATAACGGTTCAAACGGTATTATGACATCGGATGAATTGTTGGTGCAGCCATACGGTAAATCACAAATGATGCAATCGACCGATTTGCTGTCGATTTTCTTCATACCGCTTAGGCAGTCTTCATTGTATATTCTATTAAGCTCTAACATCAGTGTTTTAAATATAATTTAGCAATAATTTCATCTTTATGGTTTTTTAGTTCCCTCCATTTTTTCCACTCGCCTCTCTTTGCGTATTCGTTCCATTTACTGCACACCATCGCAATCTCTTTTCTCCTATTATATTGGGGAAAATCATATACAGTCAAATCAAGGTCTTTGGTTGTCGACTCTATAATATCCAGGCATTTTTGTTTATCGCCGTTACCGTCAAACAGCGAACTGCCGAGAACCGTCGTCGCCACTTTCTTACCCTTGAATTCTGAATTGGCTGTAGCCAAGCAATGTTCCAACGCCTCATAGTTCAGATAATCGCGTTTCGAATGCGGATAGCCGCAAATATACATCAGACTGATGACAGGTGTACCTTCTATCGTCAAACGTTTGCCGTATTTGCGTTTGTCGGCATAAGGGGTTGAATTGTTTGGTTCCACTATGTAGGGGTATTTTAAACTCATCTTGGATTGAAACCCCTGTGTCAACAGGTTATAGATACTGGTACCGACAAGTATCACATCAAATTTGTCGGTATCCCATATCAAGTCTGTTCCGCTAACAATATTCATATCATTCACCAACTGCATCTATAACACTATCAACCTCATCATCGGCAAGCGGGATTAGTTTACTGCTGATGTTTGACATAACTTCAGATGAAATCTGACCTTCACGCCTTTTGATACACGTTTCCAGTACTGTATTCATTCTGACACCGATAACCTCGGCACCGTTGTCACGGAGAAACTGTATCATCTTTTTACGGTATTTGCCAGTATTGATATCGTCAATCACTATATCAAGCCCCATGGAAAGATACCTATGAATCAACCCGTTTTCGTATTCAGTAACGGTATCTTCTTTATCCTTGGATAAAACGGCTTTATGTTCCACACTATCGGTAAAGCCCAGTTTGTGACGTATGATATCACGAGATATAATTGGAATATCGGAAGGCAAATTGTTCTTAATCCAAGTCGACTTTCCTGAACCTGGGATGCCAACCATCAAATATGCTTTAGGCTTATTGTTCATAATGCTGTTTTTCTAAATAATCTGCAATCATATTAGCCAGCTTTAACTGGTCGTCTTTACTCAACTGTTGAAACTGATGGAAAAATTTTAGACAATTTGACGCTTTGATGGTCTCTCCGCGTTCCAACCTTTCAACCACGTCTGGAGCCACTTTGCGCATTTGTTCTATATCTTCTTTTGTCATAAACTATAAATATCAACACTTAAACTATTTCCAGCCTGTATAATTTTGTCGTAAAAAAGACGATGTGTGCGGTGTGTCTTTTTCAACAGCTCATCCCAAGTCATCCAACGGTATTTGTCAATTTCTGGCGTAACCCCGTCAGGACAAAGATTCGAATGACACTTTTCACAATCTATATTGTCAATAGGCAATGCAAACGCGTGAACCGTCTTACGTGGATTTTGTTTCACTGAACCGACATACACAAGATGTTTCTTATCCTCATCGGTCAACATATACGATGATTCCTCCTGAAACTCCCGAATAGCCGTTTCTTCCAACGAATCATCCTCATTTTCACAACCGCCTTTCAATAATGCCCAATAGTCTTTATTAGCATTGTAGTAGCCGCCAGGATGACCTACAAAAAACTCATATTGACCATTATCATTTATTCTAAATGGTATAATTCCACAAGATGTTGCCATATTATTTCAATTTAAGTTTTTCGTCATTAAATTCCTGTTTAATTTGAAACAATGTAGTCGCAGCATTCAGATTGTTTTTCTTTGCCCATTTTCTAATGGCTTCCTCATAAACAGCTTCACAATTCCCAAAACCACGCTCGAAAGCTTTGGTCATACTAGCATTGATGGACATTCGGTCATAATCTTTAAGACACACGGAAGTATATTCACGTGTATTCTTAACCCAGGTGGTTTCCAAATACTGACCAAGCAGTTCCTCTTTAATCTTTTTTATTTTATTTGCCATTATTTGAAGTTTTTGGAATGTTTCAATTCATTAAGTTTCTCAGTTTCATCGCTGTTAAGTTTACGTGGCATTACCTGGTCAATAATGACAACCATGTTTCCGAAACGACCATTTCCCACAGGCATACCATAACCACTTACAACAAGTTTCTGTTTATCCTTGGTTCCAACAGGTATCTCAACCTTTACATCGGTACCCTTAATAGTTCTAACAGTCACATTACATCCAGTGATACAATCGAGAACACCAACCTTAACATGGCATTCAAGGTCAATATTGTTTTCAGCCAAAGTATATACCGAGTGCGGTAATACATTAAAATGTACATGCATATTGCCAGGCTCACCCATATTGTTTGGTGCCATATGTCCCATACCAGGTATAATCATTGTCGTGCCGATACGCGCATCAATTGGTATGGTAAATTTTAGTGTGTCTTTATCCTCCACCAATCCAGTTCCATGGCATTTACGGCACGGGTCTTTCACTGATACACCAGTTCCATGGCAATGTGTACAAACCTGCCGACTCTGTATGAAACCATTCAACATATGTTGGGTGGTGACTTGTGTGCCAGTGCCATTGCAGTACGGGCATGCCACCTTTTCACCGCTTTTACTCCCACTACCGTTACAATCAGGACATTTTACCTTACGTGTATACTGTATTGTCTTGGATATTTGGTTATATATGTCCTCTAAAGTGCAATCCAGTTTAATTTTAACGTCTGCACCGTTGACCTGGGACGGACGAACATCAAAATCATCGTCAAAACCGCCACCGAACGGGTTAAACCCACCACCAAACGAACTGGCGAACCCACCAGCTGAATGCATATTACGGATAAAATCAGCCATATCAGCAAAATTATCACCCATATTCATTCCACCGCCACCAACTGAGCCAAACGCGTCATAATCCTGCTTTTTCTTGGGGTCGGACAAAACGGAATATGCCTCGTTAATCTCCTTGAATTTTTCTTCTGCTTCCTTTTTTTCAGCTTCAGATTTATTTCGTTGTTTATCTGGATGGTATAATATAGCCAATTTCTTGAAGGCCCGTTTCACTTCATCAATTGAAGCACCAGACTGTAAACCCAAAACTGAGTATAAATTTTTATTTGTCATTATGTCTTATTCTTTATTCATTTCCACAGATTATAACCGAAAATGCCCGTTTTTTCATCAAAAACAGAAAAAATGTGCCCACTTGAATGTGGGCACACCTCAATATTACTGTTCCTGGGTAAAACCGCCCATATTGTTCATGTCAAATCCGAAAGGATTGCTAGCCGAACCAGGCTGACCCTGTCCATAAGCCTTTGCGCTGATAGCGAACATACGCACCTGAACGTCCTTTTCGATTGTGTCGAACTCATCGAAATTCTTGGCATCTTTCATTGAGTTGAGTTTCTCAAGTTTCTCATTGAAAAATGTCTTATCCTCTTCAGTTAAATTTGGATTGTCCTTAAGGTTTTCAACCATCTGCTCAATACTGTAAATCAAGCTTTCGCATTTGTTTGCTTTCTCAAGTTCCTCCTTTGCCTTTTTGTCTTCATCGGCATGGGCATCAGCTTCAGCCTTCATTCTGGCGATTTCCTCGTCGGAAAGTTTGGTACTGGCTTCGATTCGGATATTCTGTTCCTTATTTGTGGCTTTGTCTTTGGCTGACACCGAAAGGATACCGTTGGCGTCAATATCAAATGTTACATCTATCTGTGGCACACCCTTCTTCGCTGGCATAATGCCTTCAAGGTTGAAAACACCGATTGTCTTGTTGTCCCTTGCCATTGGACGGCATCCCTGCAGTACGTGGATTGTCACCGCCGTCTGGTTATCGGTTGCCGTGGTAAATGTCTGGGTAAACTTGAAAGGTATTGTGGTATTGGCTTCAATCATTGTTGTCATCACACCACCAAGCGTCTCCATGCCAAGATTCAACGGAGTGACATCAAGCAACAGTACATCTTTTACATCACCACTCAAGACACCACCCTGGATAGCAGCACCTACAGCCACCACTTCGTCAGGATTCACGTTCTTTGACGGTTTCTTTCCGAAGAAATTCTCAACAGCAGCCTGAACAGCAGGTATACGAGTCGAACCGCCCACAAGTATGACTTCGTCAATGTCACTGTTGGTCATGCCAGCATCCTTCATTGCCTGACGGCATGGTTCAAGGGTTGCCTGAATAAGGCTGTCGCAAAGCTGCTCGAATTTGGCGCGGGTTAAAGTTTTCACCAAATGCTGAGGAACGCCATCCGAAATCGTAATATACGGCAAATTAATCTCAGTCTGAGTTGAAGAGGACAACTCACATTTAGCCTTTTCAGCCGCCTCTTTCAAACGCTGCAATGCAATAGGGTCTTTTCGAAGGTCTATTGATTTTTCACTCTTGAATTCCTCAGCCAGCCAGTCGATAATCTTCTGGTCAAAGTCATCACCACCCAGGTGCGTGTTACCGTTTGTGCTCTTAACCTCAAACACACCGTCACCAAGGTTAAGGATTGAAATGTCGAATGTACCCATTCGTTGTTATCGTTAAGCTCTTTATCTTAACTTCATTGGTTCTCACCAATGGCCAGGCTATCTCTTTCGTGGTTAAAAAATTCATTAAAATTATTTGAAAACAGTAATACAAACTTTTGGCTTTTTGATTTGCAATATTCAATCGCCGCTGTTTCTTTAGCTTTCCATTTACCACTTTTAATTTGGTTTTTATGCCAAACATGGTCACCTTTTATTTCGACTTGCATACGTTTTTGTGGTAGATAAAAATCTATTGAATATTTATGTTTTTTACCATCAAACACATATTCTATTTTATCTCCATTTGTAATCTCAATCCCATTAGCTTTGCACATTTCAATGAAGGTTAGTTCGAGTTTACTTTGATATGTTAGTGAATCTGAATATTTGCACATCTTAAATGTGTTATTTACTAAATAACATTCTTTACAATCAAAATTATTTGAAATAACTCTTTCTTTTAATTGTCTAGTTATATGAAATATTTGACCACACAATGGACATTTTAAACAAACATCTGTCAACTTATGTTTTACACCATCGATTATTACTGATTGTGAATATCGTTTTCCATTATTACAACTGTCTGCCACAATTAGTTCAACATTTTTATCTTTTAGCAAAACCCCGTCAATAGAATATATGTGTTTTTTTACTTTATTAAATTCTTCTAACGTTAGGTTTCTTCTAAAATAGTTTTCTTTAAACTCAGGACTTTCATTTTCAAAAATTTTCACTTGTTTTGGCTTTTCTTTATTACCCCTAACAATTCCAAGTCGTTTAAGTCTAAATAACTCTTTATGCCATTCAGTTTTTTCTTCATTCTCTCGACAGTGGATACAAGTCATTTTTGTTTTATTCAAAAACTTGTATAAAACAGTTGTACTCGTATTTCCACATTCACAAATAAATTCAACTTTATATTTACTTGTTTTCCTCTTTCCTGTTATTGGAACACCATCTACAAATAAAGTTGGATTCTCTTTATCGGCTGATGAATATTTGTGTTTGTATGGTTTTATTTCACAACATTCATATTGAATATTGTTACCATTTTCATCAATAATTCTAAGAACTCTTTTTTCTAATCCTTCCAACATTTTGTGATATTATTTATATAAATAAATATCACAAAACATCAAAAGTTGCACCACTTATCGGGCATTCGTGGAGATTTTTTCTTCGTCTTTATCGGTCAGAATACTTTCTCTAGTCGTTGAACCTTCATCTTATTTCTAAGACGCTTGGCTGCGCTTATTTCGGTTATCCAATTCTTAGGCTTTTTACCATCCCGTAGTAATTAAGCTACGTGCTACCATATATGTCACCATTATGTGCGGTACCTAAGACTCTCTTTTCGGATTATCACCGTGGATTTTTCCGCAATTAACCCGATTTTAATTTTTCACTTACTTAAGCAGCAAGCGCGGAGGCAGTACATTGTTTACCACCGAGGTCAAATACAGCAACATTCATATCCTTGCTCTCCTTATCCAGTCCGTAAGCCAAAGCCGCAGCAGTTGGCTCATTGACAACACGCAGCACGTTGAGACCCGCAATCTCACCAGCCTCCTTGGTTGCCTGACGCTGGCTGTCGTTGAAGTAGGCAGGAACCGTGATAACAGCATCCTTTACCTCCTCACCAAGATAGTCTTCAGCCGTTTTCTTCATTTTCTGAAGAACGATTGCCGAAATTTCCTGGGGCAGGTACTGGCGACCGTTGATATCCACGCAAGGCGAATTGTTGGCGCCTTTAACAACCTTATAAGACATGTTCTTGACATCATTCGCAACCTTGTCATAGGTTTCACCTATAAAACGCTTGATGCTGTATACCGTGTTCTGTGGATTGGTCACCTGCTGGCGTTTCGCAGGGTCGCCGACCTTTCTCTCACCATCGGCTGTAAAACCCACAACCGACGGGGTGGTTCTGCGTCCTTCACTATTGGTTACAACAATGGGTTCATTACCCTCAATTACCGCTACGCACGAAAACGTAGTGCCAAGGTCTATTCCAATTACTTTACTCATAATTAGTTATGTATTAAATTTATTATTTTTTCTTTTAATATTTTTTCGTCTAAAATTAGTTCATGAAAACAATTGTGTGGTATTTTCTTTAATTCATATGTAAAATATAGAATTCTTATACCATTAGAAATGCACTCATTATATTTATCTACGTCATTTTGTATTCTTTTTTTAAGTTTGTTTGTATTATCATTCTCATATCTTGTTAAATAATAGTGCTGACTTCCTTGATGTTCTATACACAAATTATATTTTGGTATTAAAAAATCTAATGATTTGTTGTTAGTGAGCCATTCACTTCTATATTGTCTTATTATATCTTCTTCATGAAATATTGTCTTTAAAAAGTTATACAATCTATCTTCATATACAAAATTCTCTGATTTACAGATTGGGCACCCTCTTCCGTGCAAATGATTTTGCGGCGTACATAAAAAATACCCATGTTTTCTACATCCAATCTCTACTTTTGTTGCATTATTTATATATTCTACTCTATCATAATCATACAAATCATGGAAAATTTCGTTTGCCTTTTGTATAAATTTCTCTTTACCTAACCTACATTTATTCGCATTTCTTTCAAGATTACATTTGGAGCATCCTGTTTTTGCGCTTAATAAATCAGTAGCAGTTTTTACAAACTCTCCGTGTTTTTTACATATTAAAGTTATTTTACTATGTATGTTAACGTATTCAACTTTCGAATAATCATATTGGTCGCCATATATTTCTTTTAATTTATTAATGAACTCTTCTTGTGTATATTTTTTACCCCTAGGTCTAACGTTAAACTCATCATGTTTCTTATTTTTATATAACCCGCATTTTGGACATCCTTGGCCTCTTAAATGTTGTTTCGGTACCTGCCAGAATTCACCATGTTCTGGACATATTATACAAACTTTAGTAAGATTGTTTACGTATTCTACTTTTGAATAGTCATACTTATCACCATGAATTTGTTTTGCTTCGTTAATAAATTGTTCTGTAGTTTTTTTCTTTGTACTCATAATAATTTAATCCTTTTACTATAAATAGTACCAAGAACTAAAAAATTAGGTACAAACACTACTTTTTATTATCTTTTACATTACTTTACTCATGATTTATTTAATGTTTATTTAATTAATATTATTTCCGACATTATATTATGCATAAACCATACCAAACCATATTTACTGACAATTTGGCAGATTATTTATGACATAACTGGTAAAAACTGACAAATGTCACATCAACAAATACACCATTAATTAAACTGGTTTTGCTCGCAATTCATAGTATTCTCCAGTAGGCTCGATTTTATGACCGTAAGGTATGCTGTAATGGTTTCTTGACAATGTACCGTCCGTTTTAAACCTTCTGGTCTCATATACAACCATGACCTGGTTGTACATCTCAAGCATATGTGAACTAACACTGGCACTGCTGATTACATATCTTTTCCCATCAGTTGTATCCCGAACAACATCACCGACTTTATATTCACCAAACTGGGCTATCATCTCCCTTTCAATTCCCTTCATCTCTTTTTGTATGGCTAACAATTTGCCTTTTTTGTCACACCATTCATCAGTAAGTTTCCCAGTTAATTCTTTATCTATCTCCTGTACCATATGTTCACAGTTGTTTGATTATTTTGTAGTATACGCCGTCCTCGTCTTTAAAACACTGCAATCTGCTTATACGTCCTACTTTCTTCGACCACACAGACACAATTATACTAAAGTCACATGGCTCACCTGTTCTTCTGTCAATCGGTATTTCGATAACCTTTCCCTTAAGCCACTGTATGGGAGAATCAGATTTCACTTGACACCAGTTGGTTGGCAGTGCAACCTTCACTTTCATGCCAACGTAGGCGTCTGTTATTGGTTTGTTGTTTCGCATAGTTTTTTTTTTTAATTGAAAATTGACATATAAGAGTTGAAGAATTTGCCGACCTGTTCAACTGGCTTCATTTCAGCCCCAATCATCCAGCCCTCAAGCCAGATGGCCCCCAATTCAATAGCCAAAGCATTCTTGATTCCACCCTGCTTCATGACACCATACTCTACAGCCCTATCGATGATATTGCGGACACGTCCATTGTCGATACCAATGAATTCGCCATTTTGGTCATAAATGGCGATGCTGTTGTGATTAACTTGGTTTTCCATTTATTATGCTATATTTTTTTACGAATAAATACTCATTTTCCCCTCACTCCAAGCTTTCCAATACTGCAGGTGGTAATCATCTATACTGTTGATGAACTCATCAAGGTATTTGTAATACTTTGGATGTGTGGTAAATCGCAATTCCTTTAATATGTATTCTCTTAATTCTTTGTCCATAATCACACATATAACCAAAATATACATATTTTTTCCTTAATTCGACAAAAATTATTTTCTTTCAAAATTTTTTGATTATGTAACTATTTATTTGTAATTAAAACAAATGAGACTATATGTGTGGATGCAAGTCAAACAACGATGCCAGAAACGGGGTCAAAAAGCAACCCAGGGGTGCGTACAAACATGTGTACAAGCACACAATAACAGCCAAGGCAAGAAAAATAACATATAATGTGGAAAATTATTAAAAATATTTTAAAAAATTAGTATTTTTTAATATTACATACTATTTATATATGTATGAAATCAAAAGAAGTATTAAACATATTAAAAATAACACGTCCAACCCTG